TATCTTCTAACTTAGCATCACCTACATAACTATGATAAGTACCCATGTTAGTACCAAATAGAAGACCTAGAGATTTACAATAGTCAAAGCTCATATTACTCCATGGCGCACCATTTGGAATATAAACAACTAACCCATGGTAATAGAACATATCGTAAAATTTAACATCTCTGTCATTAGTACCTGTTCCATCATAATGTTGTGTTCGACCACTAACACCATAAGTATCCATTAATTTTTTATAGCTCTTAAATGTTCCTACAGGTATTCTACCAAAATATCCAGTATCTGTAAACCTATCGTAAGCTAATTTTAATCCAGCTGGAAAATAATTAGTATCAGGACCTTCTGTTAAGTTCTCAGTACTCCAACTTAAGTTACCTTGTGGTAATGTCATATTAGGATATAGTTTATTTAACATTGCTGTCTGGTAAGGCTCTTCGCCTTCTGGAATCGGTGTTAATACAAAACATATTTCTAATATTCTAGATCTAACATTAACATCAGTTTCAGTAGGAGTATTTTCACCAGCACTACTTAACGCTTTAACTGTTTCTACACCTGGACCAGGTGTTTGACAAAATGCTACATTACGAGGTGCTATTGCATTACCCCGTAGTTTATTCTGGTAAGCACATAAAAGAGTAACTTCTTCTTTAGTTGGTATACGGACATAATAAAGTTGTGTACCAAATCGCATTGTAAATCTATCTACTTCTACCAGTTCTGGTTGTCTTGCTACTAAATCGTTCCAACACATATTTGCAATGCCAATACCAGGATTAGCGTACGGGTTGAAAGAAATGGTTATAAAACACATTTTCTTAGTCGTTGGACTAATCATTTTATAATAACCAAATGGATCAGGCAGATCTCGTATAGTAGTACCATCAGACCATTTTCTATCTGAATAAGAAAATGCATTAGTGCCTTCGCCAACGCCCCAGTTAAGACCTAAACAATCTAGCAGCTCAGCATCCTGAGGTAACCTGATGTCTTTTGTTATTTCTTGCCAAGCATTAGTATCAGTTTCCGGATCAAATTGATTCCAAGCCTGATCGATGTTAGCTTCGTATAGTTTACCCTTTTTACTAACTCTTTGACCGCTTATCCAGTTAAAGTGGTTAGCTGGATTAGTGGCATCTCCGTTATTTTTCTTGCGATTAGTATTATTACCCCATTCACCTGTATAATCACGTAGTGCACACCATGTACCGCGTTTATCTATTTCAACAGAAGAATTATGTATAGTCGAGTCGCCAAAATAACCATATCCTCTCGCAAATATACCACCTACTGAGCTAGTACCATATCCGGTTAATTTATCCGCAGGTACCAAAAAGTTAAATTCGTCCATTTTGGCAACATTTAAAACAGTAAAATTCTTAGTAATAGAACTACTTAAAATTTTATCAGTTCCAGTATTTACATAAACATCTAATGTTACACTATATGTTTTTTTAGGATCTAATGTTATTGATTTTGGTATTTGCCCAGTACCAGCAAGACTCTCAATATCTGGATATACCAGTCCGCCAGTGTATGCTGGTTTTCTACCACCTATCTCACTGCTCCATACCACAGTAGTACCGTCTTTAATTGTGACTTTAAGCGCATAAGTATTAGGAGTGGTTTCCTCTGCTTCAGTTCCACCAAGATCTTTAAATACTTTCTTAACTAAGAAAACACTTTGATTACTTAACATAACATTATCATGTGTACCAGAAACAAAATCTGCTTCTTTAACAGTATATACAACACCTATATGGCTATAATTCACAACACTCTCAACACTACTAATAGTATCATCAACACTATGAAATATAACCCCTACTTTGTAATCAGTAGCTCTTTCTAATTTATTTCTAGGAATATTAATACTTAGTAAGTTAGCGGTATTTTTAATAGATTGCCATAGCACAGTACCAGTATTACTATATAATGTCCAAGTCGTACTACCATGTGATTTTTCAGGGTGGTTAGGAATATTAAGATTTTCACCAGTAGCTCTTATTCTAGCACCAATACCAACTGGATCAACATTAACTATTGGAGCCGGTAGTGTAAATGGTCTACTTCTAAAATCAAATGTTTTTGTCCAATTACCAAAATTAGTCTTATAGGTGCATTTTACAGTATAGTTGGTAGCATAATCAATATTGGTAAATCTATGTTGATCATAATCAGTACCAGTTGCTTTCATTACAGGCGCAGAACTATCTCTAGTATACAGTTCCCAGATTACGCCTCTTTTAGATATCCAACTGCTATCAGCACCAGTTGCATCTGTTATTTTAATTAATGGACTTAAACTATCATTATCTTCTATACTCATCTCTCCTAAGACATAGTCAAATCTACACTCTGTAGGAACTTGAGTTGCATAGTTAAGAACAGTTTTCTCTCCAACTACTCTTCCCTTGGCAGATAGCGATATAACTGGATTAACTATTTCATTATTAGGCATCCATTTTAACCAGCTCTCTGCAGGTTGCATGCCATAGACTAAGTCTTGATCATATTTATTGTCAAGGTTTGAATCCATACGTACTTCTAAAGCTATTGGATTATTATTGTTATAGTTCTGTATAGTCCATGTTAAGTATAGTAAGTTCTCAGCTACTGGCATCTTAAATTTTTCCATAACTAACTTAACCCCACCATGAGCTTCTTTAGTTATAGTAATTAATTTATTAAGATTAGACTGATCTTCAGCTGGTGTTCTAAAATTTATAACACCTTCATTACTTTTACTCTTATCTCCTATATAGACAGCTGAAACTCTATAGTCATTATCTGGCTCTAATATACCAGTAAGATTTAATCTAGTTAGCTCTTTACTATTCTCTTCTCTATAAACAACAGAACCAGTTCCATTCTTAACTACCCATGTAGTAAATTTATGTCTATCTGTTCCACTATTAACTACAAAAGGACTACCATTAATTTCATATCTACCTTCAGAAGTAGTAAATGTTAATGTTGGTCTAGCAATAGTAGATGCAGGTGTTTTATAAGTTCCAATTACCTTCCTAGTTCTACTAAACACAGGATGAGAAGTATGATAAACTAATGTTATTTTATATTCAGTTTCAGGTTGTAAAATCCCATCTTCTACCTTATATTCTCTAAGATAGTCTGGACTATTAGAAATAGTTTTTACTTTTGTACCATCAGAGACTTTAATTATCTCCCAACTTGATCCAACATGTGTAACTCCTGTTAAGTTACCGAATAGTCTAAACTCAGAACCTTTGATCAATGGTGTACTACCATCTTCAACTACGCTTAACGTAGGTATAGCTACACCACCTTCAGGTGTTGTAAACTCTAAAGCATCTGAAAATGGAGAACAAATGTCTTCTGATATAAATCTATATTTTACATATACTTTTCTATTAGCTTCATTAACAGCAGGGTACCAACCATCTCTAAAAAGTGGATCAGCTGTGCTATCTATAATAGTACTAAAATCAGGTACTAGAGAAGCAACCCATTCAGTAGCTTGATGTTCACCTACAAAAGTATCATTAGTTCTATAACTTGCTATAGGCAACATATCAGCATATGCTTCTGGATGTACTAATGGTGTCTCTGTTATATCTGGTTTTAAAATCTGAGAGCTTGCTATGTTAGCACCAGAATTCAATATCTCTTGTAATGTTGTATCTGTTATCAACCAGCCAGATTTATCTGGGATTTTAACATTGATGTCTTTAGGCGTATCGCCAGTTCGTATAGACTTAAAGTATATCGAACTTTGGTCGTGTATTCTTAACTCGGCCATAGCTTTTCTCCTTATATTAATATTATAAAAACATCCTAAATATCCTGTATATTTAGGGTTAGGTTCAAAAAAGTTGAGACTATAGAGAGACTATTATTAAGTCTCTCTATAGTCTTATATTAGTTATAACATCGAATTTAATTGTGATGTTCGATCACTAAGATTAATGTTAATGTATTTATCAATAACATTAGTTCTAGTTAATCGTTTAAAAGCACTTAAATATTTATGCATAATATCTAATGGGCTATTTAATTCTACAGAAGTATAAATACCTATTTCAGATTCACTATTACGTTTTCTTATCTCTTCTGCTACATCAAATCCATTAAACTCTATGAAGGTATCGTCCATTCTAATAATACTATCTGATAACACAATATCTACTAGTGCTTTATCCACATGATTATTTAACAGATATTTATAAGCCATTAGATTAGCATGTCTGCCTGTGCATATGACAACTTTATAAGTATTTAAAATATCTTTATGATACTCTGTTTTAATAAAATTAAAATCTAACTCTAAAAGCTTAAGAGTTGTTGGTATATCATTAACAACTAAGAGTGTTTTACTACCAACATTACTCATAACGATAGGATCACCTACCGCTTTAAGATCTATCTTATTTAGTATTTCTGTTTTATTTGTAACCATTTCGGTTTGTTGTGGAATGCTTTCTTCAATGTCATAAAGCGTAACATCACCAGTTTTTTTAGAAGTCCGTTTCCAAAGATTTTTCATCTTTTCTTTTAATTTACTAAACATAATGCTATCCTACATATTAGAAAATATTTATTAAACTACCACAGGCTTTAACTAACCTAATAACAGCTTCTGCAGCCTGAGGGTTAATAGTATATAGTCCCCAAAACACGACAAGGGCGACAAACAATGTATTTCCTATAAAGAACCACTTCATCATTTTAAGAGATTTAATCTCTTTACCTTGTTGTTCTATTATATTGTATAAAGCTACTTTGGTCTCCCTATCTTTACGCCTGTAGTCTTTAAAATAACCAATAATTGCTCTCATATTAGAAGAATGCTCATATTGCATTAACTGCCGTGTTGATGCATCTGAACTTTCTTTAAGTAAAAAATATTGATAGAGCTGTGGATCTTTTTCAATAAGATGTTGTATCCTATTTAAAGATTCACTATTGGTCGGGGCATTCTGTAGCATAACAGAAAAACTTGATTCAGATTTAGCTAATAAGTCGTCTAACGATTCTGCCATCCATTACCCCTTCCTTGTATGTTTTATTTATTATTTAAAAGTGTTAATAACCATATGCTTCCAGCTATTTTCAATATCATATTTAAGCATGACTAAATAGATGGTATTACGTTTAATTTTTTCCATTGGTATAGAAAGTGCATAAGGTGGTCTATCAAAATTTACTAGTGTTTCATAAGCAGTTACGCCTCTACCATTATTAAACGCCATAATCTTAATAGCTACATTTTTAGCATTCTTATACGGGTTAAGAGTTGTATCTATAGATAAGCTAACAAAGTCAGCATTAACTATAGATTTACCTACCCTAATTACATTAGCATCAGATGATTTACCATTAATGTAAATAGTCTTCGTAGCTATTTGGCTACTATCTCCAGAACTAGCATGGAAAACAGCTTTAATACGGTAAACCTTATTATTATCCAAAATAATATCATTAACTAGTATTTTAGATTTTGATATTTCATTTAGAAGATTTTTCCAAACTACTTTACCATCTAAAGTTTCAATCCAGTATGAGGTGGCAGCATGAGTTGCATCTCCAATAGCCGCAAACTCTTTACAAATGATATAGAACCCAGTTGGTACATGATCATTAACTATACTATCTGTAGTTATATCTGGAGAATTAACTCTAGAAGGTAGATCAGATTGATTTTCTATATCGTCAAATGCTTTATGTGTCCAAACATCTAGATTGGTCCACTTATGTGCTCCCTTATTTGTAACAACTTGTGCTCTTGCATAATATTTAGTTCCTGGGTTAAGAGTCATCTCTATAAACTTAGAAGATTTATTTACTCTATCTTCATAAGCAGAATAGATAATCTTACTTCTTTCAAAGTTCTTAGCAGTTGAAATTTCCCAGTTAGTATATATCCAGTCAATATTATTAGTAGTATCGATATTTCTTAATCGCAGCACTAACATGCTCATCGTTATTGCTCCTTATATATTGTTTTAAAAATATTCAGCCATAACTCAAGCGCTATTAGACTGTATTATTGTTTTTTCTTTCTTTTTAATTTTGTAAAAAGAGTTTTACACCAAGATAAACATTTAACCCACCCTGACTTAAGATAAGAGAATGCTATCATTTTCAAAATCCATCTGATAAGTTTTTTAAATCTTACACAGATACTAAATCTCCTTAGTTCTATAGGAACTGGATATTTAAACATATCGTGTAGATCCTGTGGGCTATACTCAGATTCATTTGTACCGTATAGTTTATTATAACCTAATAAGATTAAAATAGCAGCTATTAACTCTGAGCAGAACCAAGATTTATTATAGAAAGAGATTCCAATCACTTGGTTCCAAACCAATCCTAAAGTATCGTACTTTGGAGAGACTTGTGCTTCTATATATTTCCAAATGTTGTTATATGTCTCTTCAGCTACTTCAATTTCAGGCAGTTCTAAATATTCATAACGTTCATGATCTAAAGGTTTTAATTTATTAACATAAATTCCATCTTTAGGGGTCGCTGAGATCCAGTGTTCCCCTAAGATAAGTTCTGCATGATAGTATTTAGAATGGCACCACCAATTAATAACTTTAGCAACAGCTCCCGAATCTTTAGTATACGGTCTAAGAGCTAACTTAGGCTGTATCTTAATGACACCCATCTACTACTCCTCTAGAATATGTTTAAGAGCTATATTATAACAACTATCGTAAATAGAACTTAAATCTTCAGAAGGTTTTTTCTTCTCTGTAGTAGTTGTTACACCTGTACTTAAATCAATTTCAGTTTCAACAGTTCTACCAACTCTATCAAAAACTTCATTGCCAGGGAATTTAAGAAGCTTTTTAACTTCTAATTTTGCTAACTCCACATATGTTAATGCCTCGGCTGAAAAGCAAGCTTGAATATGACCAGCTATAAGTTTAGCTAATTGGCAAATTTGTTCATATGTTAATTTTGCAAATTCGTTATTATAATCTTTCCAATCGAAAGTTCTATCACAACGACCTTTAGTAGCTATCTCTAAAAGACCTAATGTAACATAACCAGTTACGTTTTCTTTAGCTAAAGAGTCTGAATCGAATTTTCTACCAAATAGTTCGACACCACCTACAGACTTTTGGTCTCTTAAAGCTTTAATAGCTGGTTTAAGTCTATCTACTAGAAACTTAACAGTTAACTCTTTAGAAGACTCTGCAATCGTAGCTAAAGCTGGATCTTGGTTAGTCATAATTCCAAAACGTACATAACTTTCAAAATCTTGTAAATAGTTTTCTTTATGCTCTAAGTTAAGATCATTAACTTCTGCTAATCTAGCCTCTTGTTCTGGAGTTACTTCAATTGTTTCTGATATTCCATTAGAGTACTTATTAGGGTAAGTATTAATCATATGGAATACATCTTCGATATTATCGGTAAATGCTTCTGCTCTTACTGACTCGCCTTTAACATCATAAGTAACTAAATATTTATAAGCACTAAACTTATTATTAATGTATTTTAACATAATATTCCTTTTTATAATTTTGTTAAAAATGTTAAGGAGGATATATCCTCCTTAATATACTATAGAGAAAAGTCGGTAGTATCCTCAAAGACTAATCTTATACCATGGTCATTACGTGCGATCTCTTGGTCGACATAATAAACCGCCTCTAGTTTTGTACCGCCTCTAGATATAATCTCTTTGTTATTAACGGTAGTTAATACGAAATCATGACATCCATTACCAGAATAATGCTCGAACACACCTAAGTTAATGTTATCAAGCTTATCCCAGTTACGTCCTATTTGGAAACCGCCATGATAGTTATTAGTATCAATACTCAATGGCATATGTTCTGCAACACGATAAAGTAATTCATTCCACTCTGAGAATCTAAATAGGTTAGCATTAGCAATAAGTCTATCATTAGGTAGATCTTCAATAGGTCCTAGATCCATATAAGATGGACCTCCTCTAAGGATACGTATATCATAGGTAAGACCATCGCCTATACGATCTGTTGTTTTATTAACATAGTCTGGTTTTTTAACTTCAGACCCATAAACAACACCAAGTTCCAGCAAGTCGCGGAAACTAACACCATAAGCAATAGAAGCCCTATTTATAAGTATTCTCTTACCATGATTCCAGAATGCTAAGAAACCAAAATCTAAATTAATTCTAACACCTTTAGTAAGCCCAATAGCATTATAGATATTAAATTTATCAATATCATTTGGTATAATACCAAAATAACCAGTGTCTGTATAACGATCATATTGTAATGTTGGATATTTCTTCCTTGCTAATAACCAAGGTTCTTCATAAGGAGAGATATACTCTAATATCAATCTTAACGATTTAGTCCTATTGATAGCTGGTTCATAACCTATGATCATATTTCCCTGGTTATAAGCTGCAGATTCAGGATCATCACTATTAGCTAACCAACATTCTGTATTCAGATCAGAAGGTATTAAATCTGTTGTATCTTCAGTAGCTTTAAAACGTTGAAACTCTTTAATCTCGTCTATAGTTGGTAGTCTTAACCAGTATAGTCTTTCGCCTATTCTTATAGTACGGCCTTTTCCTACTAGTCCTGAAATAGCTAAATCATTATAAGAAATATTCTTAAGTTCAGGGGTATCATAAAGATAAAGAACTTTCATACCTATCATAAACTTACTAACAGTTGATGTAGTTGAACCTTCGTAACTACCTTTAGTTACACTATTAGAAGTTATATCGGTTTTATTATTATCGATAATAGTAGGATGGAAACCAATATTCCTTAATAACCATCTATAAGTAGATAGATTATTTCTATCATCTTCTTCCCAGTAGATAATATTATTATCGTTAGCTTTACCAGGTATTCTATTCTTATTAAGATGTACATTATTACCTAAAGCAGCATAACTAGAAGTATCTAATGCTCTCCATAGTCTATTTTCATAAACTACTTGGCTATCTATACCATATTCAGTATAGCCATTCCAAACACCTAAATAGTTTCTAGTATCATTAAGTTGGTCTATTGGTATAGTACCATAGTATTTACTAGTTTCATTACTATTATCATCACCAACTATAACGTTAGGTAGTCCATCGTCTGGCATCTCTATAAATTTTACTCTAGTTTTAAAGTTTAGAGTTACTGGGTCTGCAGGACCATATGCTTCACCATGATAAGTAACAGTTAATACATAATCAGTATTTGGTAATAGTATATTATCTAGTATATTTAAACTAGTTTTATTATATTTATCATCTTCGTTATATACTATCTCTCCAGTACCTACAGCCATAATTTTCCAAGTAGTTTTAACATGGACATCAGAGTCTATATTGGTTTTAAACACAGAACCTGTTATGATAGGAAATCTAGGAACTTGATCTGGCTCTCCAGAGATATGAATCTCAGGTGGTATAATATAAACGTTAGGTGTTGTAATATAAGCAGCATCACTTGTTAAACTATTATAATTTCTACCTAAGATTTTAGCAGTTACTTTATAAGCCGTATTACGTTTAATACCATCAGTTCTATCTATTTTAAGTATTCTACTATCCCATTTCAAAGTTCTGTCTTGAATAAGATGGTTAACAACTACTTCAGTAGGAGGAACATTAGGATCTGAAGATGGTGTTATATCAACTTCATAAACATTCCAAATTACATATTCTGGAGTATCTTCATCACCTACAACAACATAATCAGAAACTGAACCGGTTATAACTAATCCATTATTAGAAAGAGTCACTATTGGTTTCTTAATAACAATATTAATAGTTTTAAAAGCTTCTTCTACCCATGGGCTATTATATTTCTGCCCTAAATATCTGGCTTTGATCTTATAGTTAGTATTAACCTCTACCCACTTTCTATCTATAATTAGAAAGCTATCGTTATTTTCTACTATCCACTCTTTAATTAAGTTATCAGTACCAGTATTAGCATGGTTATATAATAACCATTGTGTACCTCTCTGTGTATCATTTGTCTTAATAGTTTTAAAAGGGCTTAGTTTAGCAGTAGGTTGCATACCTTTAGTTGTTATACTAAGTTTAGGAGGCTCAATACCTACATAAGGCATATTGATACTTAATATTGATGTATCTGATAACCCATATTTTTTACCAACAGCTACTATAGAGAAACTATACTTAGTAGATGGTTCTAATATATCATCTGGTACTCTATAAGTATATCCATTTACAACAGCAGTATGAACTATATGTTGTGGTACTACAGATTGGTTTATAATGGTAACATCAAAGTGGTCTAATGTATCACCACCTTCAAATACTTCCATTGGATCTAAGTTAATACTAACTACACCATTTTCAGTAGTAGATAATTTAAACTTAGGAGGTTGAACTCTATAGTTACCAGTTTTAAAAATTAATCTAGATAATGGTGTTGAATATCTTGCACCTTTAAAAGTACAAGTTATAAGATAATTAGTATTAGGTTTTAACTTAACCTTAGCACCAGTAGTAGCATCTACTATTGGAAAATGAAGAGTATATTTATCTACATCTGCATCTAGTTTAACTACAGAATATGTAGGGGTAAAATTATCCGATAATAATGCATTGATTTTTTCACTATTAACAGTTAATCCATCCTCTACTTCTGTTATACCCCAAACTACTCTAACTAAAGTATCTGGAGATTCTTTACCGACAAACTCTGGAGATAGAGTATAAGCAGTTGCAGTTATAGTAGGTTCAAGTTCATTAAGTGTTAATGACAACGCAGGAACTGATACTTTAAAACTAGGAAAATTGACTCTAACTGGTTGTGTAAACGGACTAGAGTGTGGATAACTTATATACCTTGCTCTTACATAGTAATAACCAGATGGTAAATAAACTTGTGTAGGTCTAAACTTACTAAAATCTCCTCCGGGTACTTCACTCTCTGTGAACTTACCTTTCCAAACTATATTAGTAAAATTTGAATCTGTTGCAATTTGCCATTGGACTTTATTAACCTTACCCTTAAAGTTTTCATTAGGTGTATAAGGTGTAAGCTCGAAAATGGTAGTGTCTGTTATTAGATCACCCTCTTTAGGAGAAACAATAGCTGGATAACCCATAAGAAACGGAGTTTTAATCTTACTAATATAATCATAGACTGTTACATCACTAAGTAACGTAGCGTCTTCTATATCAACCAGATCTAGCTGAACATTCTTTTCTAAAGTTTCTTCTCCAAATTTCAAGGTGGTTGTGCTATCATGTTTTCTGTTATGCGAGATAATGTTAGCTAACATACAAAAACTCCTTGTAAATTTTGATTAAAAATAATGGATAGTAAGCAAATACCTTCCCATTCAACGAAGCGAGACACCAGTCCAGCTAGGCTAAAGTAATAAAAACAAGGATACCTAGAGAAATATTTCTCTAGGTATCCTATTAAACTTTGACACAACATGTTAAACAACATATATAAAGAAAATATCTTAAATTAAGAATAACAATGAATAAAAATTCTTATTAAGATCATTTATTAATAGATTAGGAAATAAAAAAATATAGAGCATAGAGAGAAATACTCTCTATGCTCTTATAAGTTATTGTACACGTCTTTCGAAGTGTGGACCATCGTAAAAAGTCTGGTAGAAACCGCCCCATTGGTTCATAGGGTCGAGACTACACCAATAGTCTCCGAACATTTTAAGGTCTTCTCTATTCTGTAGCCAGTTTCCATCTTTAAATATGAAAAGGTCTACTGCACACTTAACCAAGTGATTACTTTTACTTGTTTTTGATTTACCTGTCCTAAGATAAATCTCTTGCATTTCTGGAGTTCTTAAAAGCTCTCCTCCTCTTACCTCGTATCCATTCTGATGGATAAATATTAAGAGTTTAGAAAAATCTCGCATAAATGCTTCTTGATGTTGACCTAGTGTCATAACTTACTCCTCGCCTGGAATTAGATATCGAACATATCTTCGCTCTCTTCATCCACTGCTGTAGCTTCTACATTTTCATCGTTAATGTTTTCTAATATAGGGGCTCTATAAGGGAATGGGAGAGTAAAATACATTAAACTATCATCGATAATTCCAACACCCCTGTGTTTGCCTCGTTGTACTGTAAGGTGCCACTTCTTATTAATCTTGGCTTTATAAATATAAATCTCAAAATCAACAACTTGATCGATTTGTTTAGAACCTTCTGTATAGCCTTTACCGGCAACTTCTTTAACGAATAAAGAATCTTGTATACCATTACGTATAAGAGCTTTCGAATCGCTACTAAGTTGGTGTGCACTTATACAAGCTATTCCTTTACTAGCACTAAAGTTTCTAACACGTCTAAACATATCTCTTAGCGCTGTTCCAGTTGGACCTGAAGTATCACAACCAGTCGTTGGCAAAATAGCAAGATAATCGATAATAAGAAGTTGAACTTCATATCCTTGTGCTTCTAGCTGGTTAACGTAACTAAAAATACTTTGGTATGTCCATAGCGTTGGATCTGCTCTTACTAAAAATATTTCAAAACCATTTTGTCCTAATCTTTTAATTACGTAATCTTGAATTTGCTCTGTAGATAAATTCTTAAGATCATCTTCTGTATTTTCAGGTAGTTTTCTATTCTCGTGGTAATATAGATATGTATACATATACTCTAATGTATCAATAGTTTCGTCTTCAAAACTTAAATATACTAGTGCTGGTTTTTTCTTAGGGTCTTTAAGTTGTGGATGATTATAACGAGCTGTTTGCATAAAGACAGACTTAAGAAAACCCGACTTATAGTTATGCTGTAATGAGCATACTATACCCATCTGTCCCTTTCTAAAGCCTTTTTGGAGCATATTATTCAACTGGACCCAACCAGTTTTAAGTATGCCGCCTTCTTCTTTCGTAGCTTTAAGACTCTTAACAATATTTTCCATATCATCTTTAGAAGACAATTGAACAGTATTAAGTATGCCAGCATCCTTAGTACTTGTTTTATTACATAAAGATTCCAATTCTGGTAAGATCTCTAATATATCATCAGCTACCGATTTCTTAATGTTTCCATTATTAAGGTTATAGGTAAGTAGATTCAATTTTTGTATAGCTGTTGCTGATTTATAATATTGTGTTAACTTATTAACCATAGAGGCTACAGATCTTTTCATACCACCATCTGTCATCTCAGTTGTAAGTTGGTCATGTGCTGTATCGTAATATAATGTATTAGTTCTAAAAATAACCTTAAGTTCTCCTAAGAGATTAGGTTTATCATCATATGCTTCAGGATTAGCTATCATTCTATTAAGAAGATCTATAAGCGCAGTTTCTGGAGAATTGATATCCCCTTCTAGCATAGTTTGTCTTTTTGGTTTAGTAACTGCTAATATCGACTTTACAATATTTCTACTATCATATGTTCCATCTTTAGTTATCTCTCTTTCTCTAAAGAGCAGAACTATACACGTTATCAGTATGTCAATTTTATTCATTGTTATGACTATCCTCTCTTTTTACTGTTGTTCTACATTCAATCTTTATTTTTGTAAAGGTTAAATACCAGCAGTGTTTTGTTAGGTGATTTATAGGTACCTACGTACGTTAATGGGTATACTATAAGATTTTTTGTTTAAATTTAAGTAAGGAGGACACGTGGCAAGTATAGATATAATACCTACAAGTGTACCCAAAGAGGATACTAATAGAAGGAATAAGACTATAGTATTTGTTCCTGATTACCTAGTTGGTGGTGGTACTCGTAGTATGAACACTAAGTTGCTTTCAAGTATCGACGACTATTTCAGAAAGGATCTAACTGATATTAACACCTATCCGCTTCTTAACACTATACCAAAACTTCAACCTATAGAAAGACTTGGTATTAATCCTTATATAGCTCCTAATACATTTAGAGCGATATATTATGGATTGGTAGATGCAGGATTAGTACCAGTAGATGTTGAAACTATTCTATCTGCAGATAGTTATGTTAAAAGAATCTTAGGATTAGATGTTAATAGTATGCCAACTGATACTAATAAATTATTTAGTAAAGGTAAGCGTGTAATAGACTCTGTAACAGCACATTCTGAAGTAGACCCTAGCTATCCTATAGATGTTGTTATGAGTAATATAGAAAAGCCTTATAAATTCTATATAACGAATGATATTTTATTCGTAATAATGGAAAATGGTTTTGGAAATATACTCTTAAGTAACTATGAACCAGCTGTTAAATATATTGTAACTGATATAGTTAGAGAATATCAGAACAAGTTCGGTACTAACGAGCTGCATAGTAGTATGTTATTTAATGTCTACTTGAAAACACTAGATAGATGTATCTTTAGCTAGGGTACAATCTATATAGTTTCGGATTGTTGTAAGATACTGATGCATACGAGGACAAATAAAAAATAAATATACAAAGGACAAAATATGAGTATGACCAAAACTCAACTCCGTGGTGTATTCGATGCTATTATGGCGTCTGAGAAAACACTAAAAACACTAGATAAAAATGGTATTGCTAACTATAGCTTTAACTCAGAGAGCCTTTCATCTACTGAAAGACGTGCTGCTGAAGAAACATTCAACAACTTCAAAGAGAATATTGAAGCTGCTATCGGTAACATCAACCTTGAGAGCTATGGTAAAGGCCTAGGTGAACTAGCTCTTACACCAGTTCAAAAAGCTGCTGCTGTTCAAGCTGCTGCTATGGCTGTTAACCCAGGTAGCCTAACAAAAGCTCTTAGTGAGTCTTTCGGCTCTCTTAAACCAGATGAGAGAATGGGTATGAACTTCGAGTCTGCTGATTCAGTTCTATCTTTCGAAGATGTTCTTTCTGATATGAAAGTGAACCTTGAGTCTTTCGATGGTCAGCAACTACAATCAGTTTATTACACAACGGTAGCTCTAGCTATCGCAACATCTAAACAAGATGAGTTCTCAGAGGCATTCTTCCCACTAATCGTAATGGGACCAGCTGATGCATTCTACGAAGTTAAAGTTCCTATCGATAACTTTGTTAAAGAGTTCAAACACGTTACACCAAGAGGTGTTGATGTTAAAATGGATCCTAAACCAATCCTTAAGAACCTTTTCAACAACGAACTTCTTACAGAGAACAGACTAAGAGTTAAACCATTCGTAGATAATGACCCTGATAAATTTGCTCTTGTACACGATGCTAAATTCGGTGTAACTATCAATGGTGAGACTTTCAACTCTGCTCCTTATAAAATGGGTGCTAAGATTGATATCTTCGGTGTAACTAATACTAAAGCTGATGTAGCCCGTGGTAACGTTACAGACTTTACAGATGCACTTGACCGTGCTATGTCTCTTACTAACCTATACCTAGGTTTCAAGAACGCAGCTAATAAAGATCTACAAGCTAAACTTGACCTATCATTTAGACCAAGAACAGCTTTCCAACTTCCAGCTGAGGGACATAACAAAGAGCTTACAGCTAACTTTACTGGTAAATTCGTATTGAATACTAAGTCTACTAAAGACTTCCAAGATAAAGAGAACGCTGACAATGCTCTATTCGGCGCTACACTTGCTGGTGGTACTGAGTATACAGTTGAAGTAGAGCTTTCAGTAACTGGTTCTGTTAGAACTGATACTGGTGTTATCAAATTGAACGCTACAAGCCTTGAGCTAGTAGAGATCAAGAAGGTAGCTGATGGTACAGTTGTAGAAGATCTTACAACTGGTGATGGCCAAGCTATTAAAGAAGCTCTTGAGAAAATTAGTGTTGTAGGTTATGATCTAGACGTAGCTGTAACAAACAGCAACTTTAGAAAGAGAAGCATCCTTCTACACAATGAGTCTACAAGATATAGACATATTTGCGAATTCAGAAGTGGCTTTAACGTAATTAAACCAGTATTTAACCTAACTGGTGAAGATAACGATGCTATCGCAGAGACAGTTGAGAAACAATCTATAGCTGTTAGCGCTGCTATGAGTTGTACAGCTGTTGGTACACTACTTGGTTTTGCTAAATATCTAGAGGATCTAGATGCTGCTAAAGCCCTTAGCTCAGCAGTAACAAAAACTCAAGCTGATACAGTATTCGTACCATTCTATCATAAAGAAGAGTTGAAACTTAAAGATAACGTAGATAGCCTAAGAAGCTATGAGAGAGTACAAGACATCGCTGCTGGTATTCTTAATAACATCGCAGACGTTGTAACTGTAATGGGTCTAGATTCTAACTATACTAACGTATTTGAGAAACTACGCCCTGGTAAACGTAAAACAGTTGTAATTGGTACTGATCCACACATTGCAAGATACCTAGGTCAACAACTACAACCATCTGTAAATGCTAGCGTTAGTTCAAATACATTTAACCTAACATTCGATACAGATGCTGTTATCGTTACAACATGCAACCCACTAATGAAAGATAGAATTTTCGTAGCCTTCACAGACTTCGATAATCCAGATAGAAATACAGCTCCTGACCTAATGAGCTTCGGTTTCGGTCTATATACACCACCTTTCAACCGTGAGGTACAAACTACTAGAGCTAACGCTACTGTTAAAGAGCTTCATATTGAGCCTCGCTTTAGCTTTATCCCTAGCATGGCAGTACTTGCTGAGTTCCACATTGAGGGCATCTCAGAGGCTATTAAGAAAAACGTACGCCATTACAAAGTTGTTCTATAATATTTATATTATACTACATATTTCGAACAGAGAGTGGACTTCGGTTCACTCTCTGTTCTTTTTTAGTTTTTCTAGTTATACTTATTCGTGTTCAGTTAGATATTCTTTACATAGAGGAATAAATAAAATATAAGGAACTTATAATGGAATTTGAACCATTTCCTCCAGAGATCTTTAGTCCATTAGATCGATTGGAAAAAGAAAATTATGATAGTAATATAACATACGGTGTAACATCTATAGGTATAACTACAGAAGAACTAGAACGCTGTGACGAATATACTAAGATGTTTATTTATATAACTGCGCAAGTTATTGCAGTTATCCCTGTACCTAAAACAAGAGCTGATACTCTAAGACAGGTTAGGGATAAAATAGAAGAATTCACTGTTCGTGAACATCAACGTCCATTAACAGTAGAAGAACAAGCAGAAAAGAAAAAGTGGGAGGATGTTATTAAGGGATTTGACTTAATATTTACTCCCGAGGCAGTCTATCAGAAAGTAACATATAAACCCTATCTAAATAACTTATTCTTTAAGGTAACTAAGAAAGCCAATGCTAAACTTGAAACGAATGGCACTTATGTTACAATGGATAATGATAAGAAGAAGTGGGTTTATAAAACATGGGTATTTACTAATGTAAGAGAGAGTGAACATACGATTCATTTCATGGACAGAACTAATAGACCAGGGCTAGTGGAATATAAAAACATAGAAGACATAACCTTTGCCGCTTTAAATATTCCTCGGAGCGTAAAAGGAGTCTTTGTAGTAAAAGATAGTGTCTTAGCTAGACCTAACTTTAAAGAAGTTGGGCTTGAAAAGATAACTGGTCTTCCATATAGACAACTTGGTAATATTAAGAAATTGCAAACTAGTATAGCTGGTGCAGACGCTCTCTATGCTAATAGTAATAGCACATTGTATTATAACCAGTTATTTAGTCCTATATTAAGACCAAATACTGTTAATTCTAGAAACATATTGGAAAATATAGATAAAACAGTATATAAAGATACCTATATGAAAGTTGGCGATAACCCTGCAACAACTCCATATATTAAAAGCACATTTGTTAATAACTGTGTTAAAAATGGTATACCGATAGCATTTGAGTCTGCTAACCTTTTTGAAGGTGGGATAGATGGTAAATACTTAATGGATCAACTTGCTAGTGGCGACCCACAAGATAAAATAGCCATTAGAAGATGGAGAAGTATCGTTAAAAGCCATTATGATAACCACAATATGGTTCTGATGCTTAATAAAGATACTGGATTCCAACCTGGAGAGTATGACCAGTTTTTAAGACAATATGTAGGTAAGGTCTCTAACTATGTTATTAAAGATCCAAAATATCCAGAAGAGATTGACGTTGCTAAACCTTATAACCATAACTCAGAATTGTATATGGATCTTAATTCAGAATTCTCGGGATTACCAAGAGAAGAGACTTGGAAGTTATCATCTAGTCCACATCTATATTCAGACGTATTAAGACTTGAAGAAGAACTTTCTGGTCAAGCTATGAATGGCGGTAAAGTAACAGAATGTAGAGAGATCTTAAACGGGCTAAAAGAGACTAGACAAGAGATGTTTAACCATAATGGCTATACAAATGGTTTAAGCTTCGAAGATATTATTTTTATACCTATAGAGAAAATTTTATCTAATGGTGGAGAATATTACGACGAAGATAGTGATCTTGTAATAGTAGTTGATGATGTTAAATCTAGCGAAAGTGTTATACATCCGTTTAGTAAAAAGAAAAGAGAGATTGACCAAAGGCATCTAGCTTTTGAAGCTGACAATATTGGAACTGGTTGTAACATTAAGATCATTAGTAGTTCTCCACAAGAGATAGGTAAAGTTTATTATACTAAGTTCTTAAATAAAGTTTATAATATACCAGTTATTAATGGTAATGGTCAGGCTAGTCAAATTATTATAACTAGCAGAGGAACTAATAGTGGATTACCAGAGATAACAGTATTACCATTAACCGAACAAGCTCTAAAAGAACTGAATCTATTTGATAATATTAACGATGCTGAATGCTTAGGTCTAAGAGAAGAAAATCTAAAACGCGAAGGTTATAGTGTTAAACTAGCTGAACTTCAAACTAGTAAAGAGATAACACAGATGAATCTAGAGAAAGCAAGAGCTGAGTTTGAAACTTATCTTAAGAAAACAGCAACTGAACTAGCGGCTAAGAAAATGGAATTTGAACTCAAACTGAAAGATGCTATAGCTAAATCTATGCTAGATGAAAAGATTAATAATGCTAAGTTGCAAAAAGAGAAATATAGTGCATTAGCCTCTGTATTTAAATCTATTCTAGATACATTTAACATTACTACTAGATTTGTCGATATAGTAGCTGATATAATCAAGAGGGATGATATATAACTCGTTATGAGTTATATATTATTTAATTAAGATGTTCAGTTCTAATGATCATTTTTTAAAAAAATAAAATTGAAAGGACAACACATGGATAGTTTATTGGCCAAAGCTTTAGAAGACCATACTCCGCGGATGAACGATAAATTTGTACGTGGTATAGCTAAAGGCGTCTTTGAAAGTATTCCGGATTATATCAATAAGATGATCCAGATCAGCATGGAAAAGATTAATCCAAATATTGATCTTCGGTATAAAGGATATAAGATATGTACTCCGGAAGAAGAACTTATGGAGGATGCACTAAGTAGAGCTAGTAATAAGCCAGCAGATATAGCAGCGAATAATGCTTATCTAGCTGTTTTTGAATTTGAGCATAACGGACAACCTATGCCCAAATATATATATTTACCGTATTGCGATCCAGGTAATATTTTTGTAATATCGGGTACGAAATACGTGGTTATGCCTATTCTGACAGACCTAGTTATATCTGTTAAACCAGATAAAATATTTGTTCGGTTGCATAGAGATAAGATACACGTCACTTCAGAAAGAAAACGTGTTATCCTTAATGGTAACCCTAATCCTGAAATGCCGAAACTCTTATTTAGTAGTATTTTAAACTCTGGTAGTAAAGACAAAATGAAACCAGGTGGTAAAACTCCATTAGGGTTATATTTACTATGTAAATATGGTCTAAGAGAAACTTTAAGAAAATATACTACTCTAAAAGAGGGTGATATATTAATTAAGTATGATCCTTATGATAAAATTACGAATGAAGATTTTAAAGATTATGACATCTATAGCACTGTTGGTGAAAGACCTAAGAGCTATGATAAAGGTGTTGCATATCGTAAACATAAAATCAAAGTTCTTGTTCATAAGGATGTAAAACTTGACCCATTACTTACAAATATCATAGGTGGTATTATTATCAGTTTTGATATTGCTAATGGTAAAATAGAGGCAGATTTAGTTAACTATCTAGACGAAGGTTTGATTAAAGAGGCTGCATATCAGGATATATTAGCTAAATATCCTAAACCTAATAAAATGGAGCTTAAAGAGATTGAGGCCTATCGTAAAGATTTTAACAAAACGCTTATACGCGAAAAGAACGTATGGAGGCTTTTATTAGGTAGAGGCATGTACAAATCTGAAATCTCTGTAGATAAGATCATCATAGACCTAGAAGAGCATATTACTGCTCTAGATAGTTATGTCGATGAGATTATTAAAAGGAAGTTAGCTAATGTAGGTGTTATGATAGACGACTTTTGGGATATGTTAGTTTACATTATAAGCATCTATGCACATAGTGTAAATAACGCTAAAGAGTATAATAGAAACGTAAATCATATTCATATTGATATACACTATTATATCTGTTATTATATTATTATTGGTTTTAATAGGGCTATTAAACAAATTAATCAGCGTTATGAAAAGTTAGGACAAAGGTCACCTTCTAAAGAAGAGATCAAGAAGATAATAAATAACAATATTTCCGAAAAGGTAATTTATAATCTAGTTAAGAGTTCAAGTGCTAGCTTAGCATTAGCTCAAGCAGATGTTAGTAATGATAGTTTATATTATAAAGCAACTGCACAACTAGAAAACCAAAACAGAGGCGAAGGCGTACATAGAGGCGGTAAAACTCCATTCCCGGATAATATTAAAACATTGACTGCATCTATGTTTGCATATGGTAGTCTATTGTATTTAATTAAATCAGCTCCATCGCCAAGCTTAAGAGCTAATCCTTGGGGCCAATGGGACGAAATTACCGGACACGTTATTATACCAGACTATTTACAACCAGCTATCGATAAGCTAGATGCTGCATTGCGTGGCGTTACAGATGCCGCTGATGTTGCTGAAGAGCTTAGAGAAGGCCTCGATGACTTAGCGGATGGTATAAGTAGAGAAGAAGACGAAGGAAACAATGATGACGAATGTAGCGATACAGACTGCAGTGGAGATGGAGAATCTGAGGATTGATCTTGAACAGCAGAATACTATATTAGAAACTAAAGCCATTCGAGAACTAGGGCTAGGAGTAGTAACTCCAGCCCTAGTGAATTTAATCATCGAGATATATACAAATAAAACTGTATTAGTAGCGATGAATAGATTAAAAAATGGCATTCAACCCGAACCTAATGATCTTATCACAACGGTAGTAAATTTAGATAGATCACCAGTTATGTTAAGGGTTATTACAGAAAACCAATTGCTACCAACTGTTGCTAATAACGCTTTAATAAAGTTAAGAAAAATGCAACAGGATGCGCAACAAGTAGCAATGAGCACTATAAGTAAACAAACAATGAGAGGAAACAATATGTATATACAACAACCAATGCAAGGTGGGTATATGATGGGTCAGCCTATGCAAAATAATGGGTTAGTACAACCTATCGTTACCCAACCAATGGGAATGCAACCCCAAACAATGTATCCAAATATGATGCCACCTATGCAACAACCAAACCAATCGGTAATGTCATCCGGTGTATATAGTGGTAAATATGCTAATGCTCAACCGCAGATGCAAACTATGCAACGTCCGGTAGCTCAACCACAACAAGTGGCTCCAGATAGATATGCAAAAAATGTAGCCACTACAGTACAACAACCTAAAGTTGAAGTTCCTGTTGAAGCACTACCATCTGAAGAGGGTAGTAATTGGTTATGTGCTCCGGGTGTATCTGTTAATATTAACGGCGATGCAATAGGATCTATAGAAAGAGATCTAACGTTAACTTTAGATACTAACCCTATCGAAGGTAATCTTAAGACCAATGACTTAATAAAAGCTGGGTTATTCAATACACAGCCTGAGACTATGAGAAAGTGTAATTATCTTATTAAGAAACGACAGTTTACAACATCTGATAAATACAAGTATCTAGAGTCTAGACTCTTAAGCTATTATACAGCTAAAGCTAACGTAGCATTTTATTATATGTTAGGCAGAGCATCTGCAGACGATGTTATTCAAGATAGAGATGCCTTAATGACTGGCTTTATTGGTAAAATAGTTGTGATTAAAGATAGGGCTGAAGCAGAGGATATTTTAAATAAAGCTATTGAAGAAACTCAAATAGCTAAAGCAAATATATCTACCGAGAATAGTCCTATCGATAATTTGACCGTAGAGATCAATTACGAAGAAGTAAGGCCAACATACGTCATTAACTCCGATCGTCTCTTAGAAGCGTTCGCAGGCGTTAAAAAAGCATATAACGATGTTATATCTTTAAGTAGATATTCTTATCCGGGTGTTTATAAATCATTGTCTAAATTATTATTAGAAAATAATAATCGTGCTGATATTTTTATAGCATCTGTTAAAGGATATGTTTATGCAACTCTATATCAAAAAGACGCGCAGTCGGACATTACATTAGCAGTAATCGAGAATAAAATAAAATAAGGAGACAAAATGGAAATTGTAGCTTATAAACCAGAAGAATCTAAACAGATGATCGAAACATTTGAGTCTTATGTTTTCGAAGATGCTATTCGACATGTAAAACATATCTACAATATTACTCATAACCGATTAACAAAAGAAATCAACCAGATAGTCGGTTGCCATCGTACAGATAGTAGTATTGAAAGCATTACGGCAGATGTAAATAAATTTGCCGATAAGCTTGTAGAGCTTTTAGATAGCGAGACACCATATACACAACCAACCGATAAACTACTATCAGTTTTACGTCAATCTATAGTTGGAAAAGAAGATAGTACAATAGAGAGCCAAATAGTCGATCTTATTTTAAGAAAACTAGAATCTCATCTTTTACATATATCTGCTAACGTAGGTGATCTAGCTGTAGATGTGGACGATATTTCAGAGGACTGGAATGAGGTTAAGCATGTATTAAGAAACAACCAAATTGAAGCTTTTGTTCTTAGCGAAATGGATAAATTTTCAGTATCGCTTATGAACTCTTTATATTCGAAAAGTATTAAGGTAGAAATACATCAACTAGAAAAATGTAAAGCATGCATCATATCGATTTTGTATCACATACCATTGATATATTACACAGCTTTTGGTTTACGCAAATATAATAAGCCAAGTATAGTCCATCTTAAACCAGGTAATCAACCAGACTATAGCATTATAGCTGGTATAGCAAGTGAGTTTGGGTTAGCATATTTTAAATTGTTTACCGATAACCCTAATAGAAGTGATGGCTGCGTTACTGTATTTATAAATAAAGTAACTAGCGACATCATACTTTATGTTTAAATAGCATTATTCCATACCGCCATACGGGATAAGATTTTAAACTAAAAATATATAAAAAATTAACTAAGGAGTTAAAAATGGAAAAAGAACTTTTATTAAGGGTAGAGGCCCTTGAAAGAACTGTACGTACTTTAGATGCTAAAGTTTCACAATTAGAGATGTCACTTGCAAATATGCATAATAATACGCAAGTTAATGGTCCTTACAATGGTAATGCTTTTCGAAGCCCATTCGGGAACCCATTTCAATATCAACCAGTTGTTCCGATAATGAACCCACCTGCACCAGGTCAATCGCCTGTACAAAATAATAACTCTGTAGAACAAAAGCTTGACAGACTATTAGAGTTAATGAATAACAATTTCTCTAGGCTCAATTTTAGATTAGAAGCTCTAGAGAATGAAAGAAGAGAGTAACATGGGAAAGATTATAGTTACAGGCGTTTATGCCCTTGGATTATGGGTCTCTTACTCTATCGGTAAAAGAGGTTTTGCTAGAACAATAGTAGAGATTGAAGATACGATAGACAATATACGTAAATGGGGTATACAAAAACTTCATGACCTCGGTGAAGAAAGAGATAACATTAAACAAGAGAAGTCTGGGGAGTAATACTCCTCAGGCTCTCTATAATTTTTTATAAGGAGAATAACCAATGGTTATAGATATTTTAAAATTGGGAAAGACCAATACCAACTTAGGTTATGTTCGTGATAAAAATGCCTTAATTTACCTAGGTAGTACAGAAGGCGATTGTGAGTGGGGATATACGTTAGAAGATTATGATAAGAGTATTCTCTATAAAGCTAAAGAGATTTTAGATATAACATTTAACGAACTGGACATCCTTAAAGACCCAGAACTTCTTGAAAAGATTAAGGATTTAAGTATTGTCAATGCAGATAGTAATGAAGATGAACATCCAACTGTTAAAGAGTTTCTAAGTTGTTTTACTAGAAGCGAAGACTATTCTAGCATGCTTCCTGATCTTAGCGAATTAGATCTTACAGGAAATATTCTAGCCGGACATTTAACAGGATGTCCTGTTGAACTATACCAATCTATTAACATCTACTATCTAGATCCAGAAGATGACACATATGATGGGTATTCAGTTACCAGTGCTAATGTTGGGTATAGAACCATTAATGGTAAAGCAGAATATATCTTCGAATGCACACCAGGAATATACGCAGATGAAGAAGAGAGTAAGATAGCTTTTCAATTTACCCTAGATCAAGATGAGCTAGACGAACTTCTTCAAACAGATGATCCTAATCAGATTATCTACTCTAAATTTGTTAAAGCATTAAAAGAGGTAGCACCTGATTGGCATTTCGCGACTAACAAGGAGTCGTAATGAAAAAGTTAAAAATCAGTAGCTTTAAAATCGCTGCTAGTGAAGTCGATTCAGAGTTTATCATCAACATGATAACAAACATCGGGTTGTACTTAGGTACGCACCCAAAAGAGGTTATACCATACTTCACAGCACATGAGACATTTCTGGATGATTGGTTCTCAAAACACCTTAAGATCAATCTAAGGAAAAGCCATACAGCATTACAAATAACAGCATTATACTCTGCTATTAAACAAATTAACTCAATCTTCTTAAGAGTCATTAGGACTGTATTTCCTAAGACTTTCTCTGGTGGAAAAACTGATGCGGCAACGTTGAAGAAGTTAACAGAGCTCTATATAGCATACTATACACTTAACAATCAATTTATAGCATTCCCATATATGGATTCTGTTAATGCTATGGGACTAACTATTCTTGGTTCTGTTAAGTTTCAGCATAATGGCGGAACTCTTAGAGTTGGTATAGAGGATTTAAGTAAAGAGTATAAAGTGCTTAATGTAGAACTCCTAGAACAAAAACCAGAAGATCATAACGAAGACGTTGGTATTTTTGCAAGAGTACTTAAAGCGTCTATAGATGCTCGTAGTCCACAGGCTCTTAACTTAGTATTCAATTTTGCTAATGTACATCGTTCACGTAGTGTAACAACACTAACTACTTTCATAGCAGAGACGATTACGCTTAAATTCGGTTCTCGTAAAAAGACACCTGAACTCGAAAATGCATATGCTATGGCTATCAACCTTTTGCCTAGTAACGAATCTCCAGCTAGAACTGATATCATAGCTAGTCTCTTAGAAGTCTTATTCCGTTATCGAACTACTTATGCTCGTAGTAATTTTGATGCCATATGTTCGATCTTCTTAGATCTTCTAAATGATTTTGAGTATACTATCACAACAGCACGGCATCCTAAGCCACATCCAGTTCTAGGTGCTAGTATCAATGGACGTAATTTCGCTATGGCTATCTAATATCCTTCGGGTGAAGATATAGCTTACACTTAAGGAGCGTCATATGACACAGGACGAATTAACATCTATTGTCCAAAACAGAACAACTACTAGCTTCGGAGTCTCTATAGGAACAGGTCTCCTATTAGAGGCTATGTTCGATCCTATAGTAGAGCGTTATGACCCAGATAGACCTATACCCCCTAGAGTAGAGGTTCGTAAATATCCATACTGGCTGATTAACGTCTATACACTTATAAGGAATATTCTCACTTCTCTTACTACACCTATAGAGAGAGATGCAATAGATCCACATACCTTTGCCTCTGTCATTATGAAAACCTTACAAGAAGAGATCATGGTTATCCGTGGTCTCGTCTCTACTCTTGAAGTACATAATGATTGGTTACAACTATGGGTACCGAAGTATACTACGCTTATTAAACTTTTTAATGCTGGTAAAGATATCTCAGATCTTAAGTATATCAATAAGAATATAGAGGCTTTCAAGCTCTATAGTCCATTAGTAGATAAGATTAGTTACATTTCTAAAATAGAACCTCAGGGTTCTTATAAGTTTAGTTCAGTTTATAAGCAAGCTCTTATTACCACTAGCTTCCCTTTAGATCTTTTACAATCTAACTATCTTACTCTATTAGAATCTCATACTGGTATCTTAAAAGATAATCATCTTTGGTATACTAAGTATCACCCAGTTGGTAAACAAGATCTTAGTCGTTTACCTATGTCCGATATAGTCTTTTATATCCTTGGTGATGATCATCTTGTTAAAGGTTGTTCAATTACTGTTAAAAGAGAACTTCTTTCTTTAGCAGAGACTAAAAACTGGTCTTATCGTACAACACGTGATAAGATCGTTTCTAACTTTAAAGATTCTGAGCTTCTAACCGAAGCTATTCAACCTTTTAAAAGTTACTAAGAACCATTCGTAGGTTCTTAGTAACTCTCTTTTTACATTTACTTATTTAATATATATCTACTATAGGCTCTAAGGAGCTTATAGTAGATATTTAATATTAAACATTAGGAGTAACACACATTCTTAACCTTATCTTATTTTTAACAATTTAAATAACAATATGAGCATAAGACACTTCGAAGTTGATCTGTAATAGAGATCGTACATTTACATTTGTCACTATTGAAAGGATAACAAATGACAAACAAAACAACACTTTATCGTTTACAATGGAAAGACTACAGTCTTAACCTTTACTTCAATCCTAATGCACGTACTAAACGTATCATAGACACTTACTATACGTATCGTAATGCTTTAAACCTTAAGGACTATAGCCATGAACTTAACCTAGTGGTTAAACCTTATCGTTTAGATAGACTTGGTAAGTTACTAGCCTTAAAAGACCATTACGTTATTAAAGAGAATGCTGGTGAAAAAGAGAAGATCTATCTTCCTGAGTTTATCCATAGAACATTCCAATCTAGTTATTGCTTTTGGGAAAGTGATGAAGATATCAATGGTGGTATCTCAGAAGCTAACCTAAAGTTCTATAATGCTAGAGTACGTAATCGTCTTCCATATAGAAAAGTCTATGACTCTGATATAGAACTAAACCATTATGATCTAGACATACCAAAAGGTTTAGATACTAAAGGTGCTAGAGTCTTTATTAATTACTCTGGTAGAACTAATATGGTTCAGATTAGGTTACGTAAGTTTTGTAACGATATTAATGTTAATATCTTTGTAGACACTTATGTACCATATACCAAAGTAATGCATAATAACGAAGTTGATAGAAAGCTATTAAAGATCATAGTCTCTGGACTATGTGGTAGACTAGTAGATCAACTTAGATATTACTCTCATCATCCTGATACCTCTAAAACGTACAGAGATGCAATTATAGAGACGATCGATATTGAAGAGATAATTTCTATGTCCGAATAAAGATCGTTCAATGTTGAGGCTCTTAGGAGCCTTTATTTACCTTCTCTATCCAATATTGTTAATAATGTTAATCAATTAGTTAGATATGTTAATCTAACAATAGATCAAATGGTTATATCTGGTTAAGCTAAAACAGTTATAGTAGTGTCTTTAAACAGTTTAACTAAAAGATTCTTTACTAAAGATAAAGAAATGTGTAAGGCACTTAGTTAACACTGTCTATAACACAATCTATAACTTAATTAAACATTAGAGTAGTAGAAGGACTATCCTTCCTACTCTATCATCACTACTCTTTCTTTTTTCTTTATACTTGCTATTAAACAGTTATTACCATGTCTAACATTGTCTTTACCTTCTTTTCTTATTAATTTTGATTAAAAAGAAAATCGGATATATCACTCGTTAATACTCGTGATATGTTCTATTTAAACGTTTATAACCTTTTGGTTATAAAAAAGAAGGATCAAACCTCTTTTACATTAAGATGTAAAAGAGGTCGTCTTAAACGTTGTTCTTAGAGAATGACCTTAAATGGTCATTCTCTAAGAAGATACTATTATTCGATTCCATTTCCTGGAATCAAATAATAGTATAATATATATACACAACTCCAGCACAGCAGTTAGTAAATTATTACTAACTGCTAATATGGTCGCACAGCAGCTAGTAAATAAAGGTAGCTAGTGCTAATAAGGTAGCGCAGCATATAGAGATATATTACTAACTGCTAATATGGTAGCAGAGCAGTTATAGAATTATTATTAGCTGCTATGCATGTAGCACAGCAGTGACCATTATTAGAAAACTTAGTAGAGTTATGCTGGTAGCACCGCAGTTATAGAAGTGTTTACTAGATGCGGTGCCGGGTGCGCAGCAGTGGACTTTTTAAGTATTTAAAATAAAAATACTATATATTTATTATAATCTTATTTTTGCTTAATTAGATATTCTTTATATAGGTAAACTTTAGGTTTATACTTTATATAAGGAGGTACTAAATGTCAAATGTAAATAATCAGAATGCTGATGTTGCTGACAATGATAGTACAAAGTTGTTAGGTCCAGATGGAAAACTTCCAAATGTGCCGGGTGTTTTAAAAACAAAGGTAGTAGATATTACAACTACTGTTAACTCGCGTGGCGTAATTATACCTATTGTTCACGTTGAGCCTAAAATTAAGATAGGGCCTAACTTTGAGCTAAGCAGTATAAATATTCGTTCTTGGGATGATATAAAAGAGTGTCGTATATTTAAATACGGAATGCTTGGGTATACGATTAAAAACGGAACATTTGAGCTAATAGCAGTTGAAGAAGGTGAAAATGCAAAGCAGAAAGCGATAGCCGTAGGAGAAAATGTACAATGCCCTATTTGTAAGTCTTTTAATGTTGCATCTTCAAAAGCTACAAGAAGATGTTGTAACCCTGATTGTGGATATTTGGAAATTAAAAGCATATGGACATTCTTACGAGTGTGCTTAGGAATAGGTAGTATCCCATATATGGTTGTTTATGATCTTTTTAAAAATGAGGTATTAAAATCGGTTTTGGACATATGGAATCTAAAAGACGGGGATTTGACCGGCATGGGTCTAGACGAAGAAAATTCTATCAAGTTTAAAAAGAGAATAGAAGAGTTTAAAGAAATACATTTAGAAAATTTAATTTATGGTTTAGGCATTAATGGTCTTAGAGCAGCCAGTGCAGTAGATTTAGCAAGGAGAATTGGTAGTAAATTGCCATATTATCAAATTAACGATGACGCTCTTACTGAACATCTTGTATCCGAGAAGCACGAAAAACTAGTTGCATCTGAGAAACGTGGAGAATTAGACGGGAGAAAGTTAATTTTGCTAGATTCTCAAGAACCTGCGGTTGCCTGGAATCGTTATCTAGACAACCATAGGAAAATAGTAGAGGGAATAAGCGAAAAAGTGAAGATCATACCTAGCGATATTAGATATATCTTTGCTGGAAAGAATGTGCTTATAGGGGATATCAATAAGTACAATAGAGAATTAATTTCCGATTTAGTTAGACTTAGAGATGCTAGAGTGGTGCCTCGAAACCAGGAAATTTACTGGCCGTTTATCGGGCGCTTAATAGTCGAAAAAATAAATCATAATGATCGCCAGCAACAAGAGGCGGCTTTAAATGGTGTCAAAATATTAACACTAGATCAACTCGAATCTAAAGGTATTATAAAGTTACCAGATAGAAAGATTTCATTTTGCTTTAAGAAAGAAGAACATAGCGATGGGCTATTCGACGATTTATTCTAATATTTAAATTAACAGAGAGTATAGATTTACTATACTCTCTGTCTTTTTTATTTTTAATTCATAAACTTTAGATTATTAACTTATAACCTGACTATAGATTTTAAATATCTATAGAAAGTTGACAACATTGAAAAAGAGCTAAGGAGATAACAATGGAGTATAAAGAGTTATATAGTAACTACAATAAGAAACTACCATTTACAAGATTAAGAAAATGGTATAATAAAGAGAAAGATGGTACTAACACAAATGAATTTGCAGAACTACAAATTGACATATTTAAATCAGGTGTAAGTATCATGGTTGGTAAGGATCTTAGAAGTGGTAGAATGGTTAGAGAAAATTGGTATTCTACTTATGGACAAATTGATACTATGTATAATGTATTTGCTTTATGTAAACAATTCGTTCAAAACTCTACTCAGACAGAGAGTATGAAAATACCTATAGTTAAAATAGTTAGAGATGAAAAGGGTAAAGCAATAGGAGATAGTACATTAGTAAATGCACATATAGTAATAGGTAGAAATGATAAAGAGTTTTACTTTGGTGTTATACATCCACAGAAGAGTGGTGTGCATTTCTTATTACATCCTCCTATGCCAGGTAAACAATGGTTAGTAGCTAAGAAAGATGAAACTATAGATAGTTTAGAGCTTAGTAAAGTATTTAGCTTAGGATACTTTAAAAGATTACTAAGAGAACTAGACATCGTAAAAGATGAACTAACCGAGATATTTAACAAAGCATACCCAAGAAAAGTCGAAGTAAAGAAACAAGAAGAGAGTAGCAATACTGACGATTTAGATAGTGGGCTAGAAGATATAATATAGCAAAATGATCATTATCGAACAGTTATATATTCTTTATATAGTAGAAATAAACCACAACGAAAGGAAACAACGTTAACATGTTTTATTTAAGATATGAAAATAGTGGGCAGACTTATGTCTGTGTCGCTAGAGCAACTAAAGAGGTTATGGAAAAAGAAGAAGTAACTGACTTTACAGGTATAAGGTCACAGGGTTGTTTAGTAATGTTCGATACTAAACTAAAGATAAGGAACAGTAGAGAAGCAGAGGGAGCTTTTAGTGTTCTAAACGAATATGTAAAATGGAGAGGTGACGACTATATAGACGAACTATATTTAGCTATAGAGAAAATATATAGTATAACATTAGATTATAGCGTAGCAACTGCTAAAGATAGTGATGCTATTAAGAATAAGTTTTGCATCCAGTTAGCAAACATTATAGATCTATTAGATATAGAAGCTATACATAAGTTTGTAACTGAAGTGAAACCACTACCATTACCACCTAAGATAAACCATAACTTTGACGAACAGATAGAGAACGATGGTTTAGGAACTAGGAACCAAACTTATATAGTAGAAGACTATAAATGGTTAATGGCATTAATAGTAATCTTCAAAGCTGTATATGGTCCATTAGCACAATTAGTATATGGTAATGAAGACAATGCTATGAAACTACCAGAACTACAAATGCTAGATATACTACGACAGCAACCTTTGAATAAACATCATAGTTTTATCAAGTTGAAAGTCTATGTAACTACTATAGTAGAGAAAGTATTCGATAAAGAGAAAATAGGGGATGTTAAAGTATTAGCAACCCAGCTATCAAGAGACATTATCCCAATGTTATATCTTAGTAAGGCAATGTTTGGTAAAATGATAACTATGGACCAAACTGAAGATCCTGCTGTAACTGAGTTTGACATTGTGCGATATCTATTTAAAGATGTTAACAATAAAATTAAGAATGTTGGTAGCCCAGATGAAGCTTATAGAAATAAGAATAAGCCTAATGAATCTGAAATAGACAGCGAAGATAAAGAGAGTATCATAGAGAGCTATAGAATAGCTACTGATGTTCCACCTGGTATAGCAGTAGAATTCAATTGGGCAACTAAAGATATTGAAACTATCTTAAGACAATTACCAAAAGGCATAAGGAATAAGATAACCGATGAAAACTTAAGAACTGGTATACAACTATCTGCTAGTTTCAGTCCAGATAGTATAAGTAATACCCATTTGAATTTCTTAGGTGTATTATTTAAAAGCATCTTAGATCCAAGAGCCTTAAGATATTTAAAAGCTGCTAATATATTTAACTTTATAGCTATAGGATATGCAATCATGATTGGTTTAGAAGCGAAACCATTAGCATATATGTTAGTTAGTAAAAGAGTTGTTAGTGGTGACGATAGCACCATGAATATAGCCAGTAACTTAAATAGTGCTAAAGTTAAAGGCTATAGAGAAGATGAACTAGAGGTATACTATCCTGAACGTCATATCGATATGAGCAAAGGTGATGAAAGACCTGGGGAGTTAGTTATATTAGATTGGGCACGTAGTAATACTATAGAGATGTTTAAGTATAACTGGATAACACCTACGATATTAAACATAGGTGTTAAAGATATATTAATAGCAACTCTTAAGAATACTATAACCGATTTTCTAATAGAGAATGAAAAACTAAATAAGGAGAGATAAAATTATGGATGGATATGCATACGAGCCGAGTCCATATGGAGCTATGATCAATAGAGCCTTAGAAACTGGTACTAATTTAGGGTACACGTTTTTAATACAAGAACTATTAGTAGCGCCAACTCGTGTTGAGGGTTATCAACAGCAGGTTGTAAGAAGTTTTACATCCAATGTTAAAGCAGACGAAGCTGATAAAATAGTAGATGATATGCTATTAAATAATGGAGCTTTAACTAACAATAGCCAATCTACTAGTAACATTATGAGAGTAAGCGCAGCACCTATCTCAAATGCTGATATACAAGAAGGCTGGGGTAGTACTAGGTATATGTTCAAAATGAAAGTAAGATGTACACCATCCGCGTTTAATAACTATGGTGGAACTAATGGAGTATATGATCTTATTATATCTGGATATAGCGATGCTAGTAATGACTTCTTTATACCAACAACAGGTGGTAGCGGAATAGAAGATGAAAACTTAACATTCCATATCAATAGTGTACAGAGAGTTAGTATTAATACTAATATAAACACTATAACCAATATAGAAAATCTAGGTGTTAGTACTCCTGATAACTTTATAAACACTAATACAAAAGTATCTGTACGACCACAAGATATAACATCTGGTATATCTAGTAGAGCATATGGAGATAATATAGGTGGTGTTACATATAGTGTCGGAACTAGTACCGAAAATGTTCCTTTAGCATTCGATAGAAGGCATAATGTTGGTAAGCAGTATTTGAATAATATACTTAATGCTGTTATGTCAGGTGTTAGTGACGCTAATGGGGTAAGATCAGCGTTTAATAGTGATTTCGGGTCTGCTAAAGATCAAGGGTATCTAGAGGCAACTAGTAAGTTAAGAAATGATACATTAAGAAATGATATCTTTATACAAGCTCTACAACAAGCCAATTTTAATGCTACTGGGTTTTCTTTCACTATTGCACAATTGAAAAGGATAGATCCAACTTTTGATACAAATAGAGTCCATTATATTAACGTAACAGAAATGGCAAGATTTGAATCAGATGCTATAATGAATAGTGCATATACACATGATCTTGTAAGTGGAGCAAAACTACCTGCTGTAGTAACTGAACTACATAATATTATAACTACATTATTAACCAATAATTTTCTAAGTGCAATTAGCATTCGTATAAGAAATGTTCTTACGCCTTTAGAGAATGGTTTTGGTTGTGTATTAGCACCAGCATATGATCCGCCTAAATTACACTGGGCATATATGCCAGCAGCTGCATCTCCACAGGCAGCAACTTTAGCCAGTAACGCAATTGCTGGTTGTGTTAAATTGCTAATAGATCCATTATTATCAGAAGGTGGTAATTTAGAGTATGATGTTATAATTAATGCTGATGTTGCATTAGACACTACTATTATGATTTCACAAGCTAGAGAGCCAGCGGTGTTATTCAGATTTCCAACTTTTGGAGATATGTGTTTTACCCCAATGGTTGGTGATTATGAAGTTAAAGATAAGTTAATTACCAATATTGGCACTTTAGCAAATCAAATTATAGATAGAGTAACATCTGGTGATTCTGAGTATAGTGGATATACACCAGGAACAATGTATATTTAGGAAGGAGAGAGAATGAAGTTACATACGTTTTATGCTAATATATTAAAATCGTTTAGTATCGTTATTTCGGACGAAGGATTTCTACAAATTAAGCAAGGCGATGAATATGTAGATCTTGAACGAAGAAAAGGTATGAGAGTTGGATTGCCAACAGAGGAGAATCTTAAGAATCTTTATAGAGTTGGTCCTAATGGAAAATATATTCCATCATATCTAATATTTAACCCATTATCAGAACAAGCAACTGAAGATGGCGTTAGCTTAGATATATTAATAGACTGCGTTAAAGCTAATCTAATGGCAGCGTTAAAAGTCTATGGAGAATTACTGTTTGTAGTATATAATAATCCGAAACTACAAAGTGATCTTCCTATGGCTATTAACGAGTTTATAGCAGAAGCAAAAGATGATACTATTCCAGGTATGAAGTCTAATGGTAAAGCCATAGACGATACAACTGCTTCAAATTGGGATAAGCTAACTATGGCATATATTAGAGACCCAGAAAGACAGTTATTACAATTGACTGTCCCAAGGACTAAGAAAGCTTCTGATAAAGAGTCTAATACTAGAGAAGCTAGATTAGTCTGTCCTATGTGGTCTGATATTAAGGAAGCTTTAAATAATATAGCTAATGCTAGTGACGAAGAGCAAAAAGAGAAAGTTGTAGTAAATGGAGTAAAACTACGATATAAAGATCTTAAAATCTTTAACGATGTTTTAACAACATTTATGGTAGGTGCTAATCCAAAAGGCGCAGTAGTAGCTGGAACTAAAGATACCGAAGCTCCAGGATTTATAGCATTAATGTTACTATTCCATAACTTAATGACTGTAATTAACGATTATCTAGAATCTATGGCTAATGCAGATCCTGAAGCTGTTCAAGGAGTAAAATGCATTATAGACTTTAATGCTTCTGATATAGAAAATGCGCCGATGACATTTAAGAAAGAACTACTTCTTATACCAAATGAGAATGAGGTAAATATGGGTAGCTCTGTCGTTAATAACCAGAAGGGTGTTAACCTTAATGTAAGTAATTTACATCCATATGTTCAGTCAGCTGTACAAGAGACTCAAGCCCAACAAGAAGAGCAACTAGCAACAGTTCAACAGGATATACCTAGAGATGGTATGGCCGCTTTACTTGGAAGAAATAATATGGGACAAGCTATAATGGGCGCCTATCAAGGTGTAAGAGTAGCCCAACCTATGATGGGTCAACCGATGGTTGGACAACCTATCATAACGCAACCAGTTATGACAGATACAACAGCTGTAAATACAGCTCCTAAGATGGTTAGTAGACTTAATCCACAATATAATACACAAGCAGCTAACCAACAACTCTTAAGAGAACAATATGCCCAACAGCAGGCACAACCAATGGTTATGCAACCTATGCAACCATATCCACAGGTTATACCACAACCTATGATGGTACAACCAATGATGGGTCAAGGTATGATGCAAGCATATCCACAAATGCAAGGAATGCCAATGTCGCCATATGGTAATCCATATATTAGATAAAAAGAGAACTAACTAAGGACCGCCATCCTTAGTTAGTCTCTTCTTTTATTTTTTCTGTTCTTAGAAAAGCATTTAAATATCTCGTTAATATTCTATCATCTACAAATACAAAAGTTAATTTTTCTCCTTCATAGTCTTGGCTATTTTTATATCCATTTACTAACATAGTAGGTAGAATAAAATCTTTACGAATTTGAAATCTAGAAAGTAGTAATCCTTCTAAATCTCCTCTAAATTTTTTAGCAGTAGCAACATCAATATTTCCGATCTTATTTACAATAATGTATTCTTCTCTTAGTATAGGGTAGACAGCTTGCCACATCTTATCTATATAGCAACTTTTATTTTCAGTATTAATAGTGTTTGTCAATCTTTCCATAGGTACTCCTCTGGTCTATATATCACCTATCTAAACAACAGATTTTTTATTCTGTCATAATATTCGATAAGTGATTCAAAATTTTTTAATAAGGAGACAACGTGACTATCGAAGAAATTAGAGAAAAGTCTAAAGAGCTTATAGTAGAAAGGGAGTCTAATCTAGTAAACCAAAAGGTTAATTTAACAGATTATAGCGGCTCTGTACATTCTACAGATATAAGGAAATTACTTACATTAGTAAGCCTAGTTGCCTATAATATTTTAGGTAAAAATGTTCAAGAGGAATTTGTTCTTTCTAAAGCTATGGAAGAGTTTAATAAAGATATTCCAAATGTTCTATCATTAGCTTATATACTAAATGCATATCGAACTAAAGATGATTGTAATCTAGGGTTAGAGAATTATCTTAACTCTAAAGAAGGAAGTCCTAAAGCTCTTAGACATTTTGAACTAGAGTATAATAGTATGCAAATCATTTTTAAATATAATTTAACTAATGAATATGCATTAGCGCCTTTAGAAAACTATACTAAAGAGATGTTTGCCTATAAATGGCTAATGTGCTTAGCTTACCTTATGATCGACCGTCTAGCTAAAAATCGTTTAGAAGATATTCCATATGTTAGTATATTATCAGAATTAACAACAGTTGGGACTAAAGTTAAATTTCTAGATGATCGTGATTATGATTATACTTTTAGCTATGATCAAGTTATGTATTCATTAGGTGGAACAGGGCTAGCTGATATTATTAATATGTCAGAAAGAGAACCATCTCCTATGGGCAAACTTGGTAATCTTTTCTATAATGGATTAAGAATCGGTATTAACTTAGATACTTATTTTAAAGTAGCGGACCAACTTGTTAATACTAAATTCCAAGAACAAAATACTAGCATAGATACTGATAATAGCAAATCTGAGTTTGATCTTACAGATGAAGATAAGATAGCTATGCTAAAGGGACATATAACCGAAATAATTAAAACAGCGAAAAGAAATAATCTAAAACTTCCAGATGATATGTTCGAAGGTATTCTCGAAGTAGAGGCAGAAGAGAAATAATGGTTACTACTTTATATATACTTAACTTTAGTTAATTATATATTCTTTATATAGTAAGAATATTACTAAACATAATATAAGGAGACACAAATGGCGAAAAACAAATATGAGAATCTAAGGGTACCCTTAGAAAAATCATCAACAGATGTAATCATTCCAGTTGACCCAGACTTGATGATAAGGGAAGAGTTAATCGGACCGCATGCTGTTAACTATGCAGTACAACATAACTCATCAGCTCGTTCGTATATGTATACAGCGCATCAAAGTCAATCTGTAACTTTGATAGATGGTGATATACCTATAGTTCAGACCGGTTCTGATAAACAATTATCTAAGCATACATTCGGACCAATGGCAGAAGATGATTGTGTAGTTTTAAGAGTTATTCAACGTTACGGTGGGATATCGGATAACTATGTCCATGAGATAACAGAAAAAACATATTTTACCCTAAAGCAAGAGCTAGATGAAAATAATCGTATCATTAAGACTTTAGATATAATTAATGTTCCATTATTTCATAGTGGTTACCATCAGAACTTTGGGTTTTCATACGTACAGGATAAGGAGTTTCTAGATTCTATTAAACGTGGTACTAAATTACCAGCTGGAACACGTTTAGCTATATCTCCATCTGTTAGAGATCATGGTGGCTATGCATTAGGTGTTAATGCAAATATGATCTTATGTACGCACCCTGATATAGCGGAGGACGGTGTAATCATTTCAGAATCATTATCTAAGAAAATGAGATATGATGTTTTTGAAACTAAGGCTATCGAGTTCGGAAGTCAATATATGCCGCTTAACCTATATGGAGATGAAAATGAATATAAACCATTCCCAGAGATAGGAGAACAAATTAATTCTGATTCTGTTCTTATGGCATTACGTAATTTCAAAGACTTTGGAGCTAATAAATCAGGGCTAGATGAAGATCCTTTAGATTTCTCACCAGCTCTATTATCGGCAGATGATTTACGTAAATTTGATCCAATTATGGATAAATGTTATTATGTACGTGGACCAGGAGAAGATGTTGATATTGGTAATGGCCAAACAGTTAAATCTGGAGTTGTTGTAGATATAGTATGCTATAAGAACCCTAAGAAAAACTCTGAGCTTTATTATGGTATGTCTAAAATACCAGATAAGTATGCGAGATCTTATGTTAAGTATTACGAAGATATTCTAGAGGCATATAGATCTATATGCGAAGAGTTAGAAGACATTGATTATGGATATGGTAAAGAGAAAATAAGAAAATCTCCACAGCTTCATGCTCTTATAGTTAGAGCTGGTAAGATAGCACATGAAGAAAACATTAGACATATTAAATCTAACGAAGCACTTTTAAATCTATCTAAACGGCTTAAACAAGTAAAAGAGACTTCAACTTCTAACCTACCTAATAAACTAGGTCTTTCAAATAGAAATGAGCCTTTAGATACATATCGTATAGAGTTTACTATTCGATATACAGTAACATTAGGTAAAGGACATAAAATATCAGATCAATCTGGTGGTAAGGGTGTTGTATCTGAAGTTCGTCCAGACCATCTTATGCCATATAATGAATATGGTAGAGCTGATATCATTATGGATAGTAACTCTATTATTTCTCGTATGAATATGGCTAGACCATATCAGCAAGAGATTAATGGTGCATCTAGATATTGCCAACTTAAACTAAGAGAAATGGCTAATGGAGTTAGAGATACATATCAGCTTTCTGATGATCTTGTTGAACAAATGTTTATATATCTTATGGGATTATTAGGTAAATTTAATACTCCGCAATTTGATTATTATGCACAAGCAGATATGAATCAAAAGCGTGAAATACTTAATGTTTGCCTAAATGAAGAAGTATATATTATGCAGCAAGTTTCAAACCCTAAACGTCTTTATCAGATAGTAAAGGATATTGAAAATTCAGAATATGCTCCACCAAGAAGACCAGTCCATATTCCAATTCTAGAAGATGATGGTAAAACTGTTAAAGAGTTTATAACGAAGGATCCTATCCTTATATCTCCTCTATATACTATTTTGATTTGTAAAACAGCTGATAACATGTTGTATACTTCAAGTCCAAACTTGAACAACTTCATGTTCCCTATTCCAGTCACCGCTGCAAATAGAGATAGATTACCATATAGAAATACACCGACTAAAATCTTATCAGAGACAGAAGGTCGTTTATATCTTTATTATGGCGGTAGAGAGGCTATAGCAGAACTTAAGGATAGAGCTAATAGTGTTCCAACACATAAGGCTATGTACGAGAATATACTTAATGCACCACAACCATCTAACATGGAACATGCTGTTGATAGAACTGTTACTCCTTTCGGAGAAGATTCTGCTATCAAATTAGTAAAAGCTATATTTAAACCAATGGGCTTTGATTATACTTATATCAAAGGTCAGGATTAACTTTTACATTTAGAGGTCTATTATGAGACCTCTAAACTTTTGATAAAATAGAGGATATATAATCCCTAACATATATATCCTCTAAGGTTGTCAACAGTGTGTTTCCTTTTCGCTAAACTACGATAATACCTGTCCGAGGGTATTATCGTAGTATATTTATTTTTTGCTTAGTTAGGATTAATAGAACACTGGAAGATGAGTTATTTTACTATATATTTAAAAATAGTTATTGCGTAATAGTTATACATTATTTATATAGTAAGAATATTACTAAACATAATATAAGGAGACAACATGAGCAAGCAGCAACAACCTATAACTCCAATAGTCGACGTATGTCGAATTATGGAGAAAACACCTCAAGAGCTTAATGCCAGACTTAAGACTAACATTATTGTTAGATTTGACGATGGTGTTGAAAGACGTTTAACATTTAGGGAAGTTATCGTAAACAGATATATTTGGGACATACTTAAGCTATTTAAAGGTTTACCAGTTTTATCAACTTTTGATATAACTAACAATTATGTATCTGGATTCTATGTTTCTGATACGCTTAATAAGACGTATGAAACTATCCTTCATTATCTTATAGATAATGTTATGGAGCCTTCTGGTTCTAGAGAGCCATTAGAGGCTATCTGGCTTAAGATGCAAACTACTTTTAACGATATCTATAATGAAATCGTATTTAATAATCTAGACTATGTTTCAACTCTAGATATTAATACATTCTTAGATGTTCAATTACATCCAGATCTAGTTAGCTCGATGAGAGCAGTAGCAAATGCAAATATGAATAAAACAGAAGAAGTGGCATTTGCAATTGAAAATGCGTATAAGACATTGCATAATATTTTGACATCTCCAAAATATCAAAATAATAAGATAGCACAAGGTTATATCTCTCGTACTATGAACCCTAAACAGCTAAAACAGGTTTTAGGACCAAGAGGTAATATTACTAACCTATCTGAAGAGCTTTATAAGAAACCAATTCCGTCATCTTTTACATCTGGTATGTATGGTCTAGACGAACTTGGTATGGAATCTCAAACTGGTGCTAAATCACTTAGAGCTTCAACTACAGCTGTTAGTTCTTCAGAGTTCTTTGCTAGAAAATTACAATTAGTAATGTATCGTGTAGAGAGAGTTGTAGATGGAGATTGCGGACAAAAAGAATATGTAGAATGGGAAGTACTTCCAGAGAATAACTCTAGAGACAATCCTGTTAAATGTCATTTACCTATGCTAGTTGGTAAATATTATCTTAATGAAGAAACTGGTAAAGAAGAAGTCATAACTAAAGATCATACGCATCTTATAGGTAAAAGAATTAAACTTAGAGTAGCTTATAAATGTAAATGGTCTGATAAACGTTGTATATGTTCTAAATGTTTAGGTCAAATGTCTTATAACATACCTATGCACTCTCATATTGGTCACTATGCAGCTACCGTTATGACACAAGAGATAACACAAAAGATATTATCGTTTAAACATGAAATCTCTTCTGCTAATGCTCTACCAATTTCTATTAACCCAGCGGCTCAAAATGATTTTGAGACAAAAGTAGATGATAATACACATGCATATCTTCGTAAGAAATATGTTATTGATAAAGTAGGCGGAGGAAGAGAAACCGTCTTTGATAATAAGAAAGATTTCGATCTATTTATTAAAGTAGCGGTATCTTCAGCTAGAGGTCTATCTGATATTACACCATCTACAGATGTTAAACGTTTCGCGCCAACTTCTGTTTCTATGTTATATAACTTAACACTTGTTAAAACTAATAAAACAACAGGTGAGGTTATAGAAATACCAGTAGAGATTAAGAAAGGAAGAAAAGTAGGTAGCTTTACAACTGAGTTCTTATTACATGTTCAGAAAGTTGAATATAGTATAGATAACGATGATAATCTAGTTATCCCTCTAGAGGGTTGGGATATGAATAAGCCTATTATATTTATTCCAGACGTCGAGTTCTCTTATATCAACTTCTCTAAGTCTATTTCTAAACTTTTCGGTGCTGCTATTAATGGTGGTAAACGTAAAGTAGAATCAGATTCTGAAGATGATGATATTTATAGTATCAATACTCAAGATGGTTTCTTACATCGTCTATTCACAGAGGTTAATAGTAAACTCTCTGTTAACATAGCTCTCTTCGAAGTTATCGTAGCGGCATTCTCTGTTAATAACTATGAAGCAGGAGATTTCTCAGTAGCACATGGATCATCATCAGCTTCTACTAGAAATATCAAAACTATTTTAACGAATGGTTCTATGGGTGGCGCTTATGCATATCAAGATCATATGGATACTATGATGAATCCAATGGCATTCGATACTACACAACCTATTAACCATATTATGGATGTATATTTAGCCCCTGCTGAAGCATTAGCAGACTATAATAGCCATCCTATAAAACAATAAATGTCGATTAGGGTAGAAACTAACTACCCTAATTTTTTTATACAGTAACTTGGAAGGAGAGTTATGAAGAAATTAAAATTAGAGATTAATGTATCGCATTTCGTAATAACGCTTTACGACAAGTCGCTGCGCTATTTAACCGATGATTTCCTTAGCCCGTACTGGTCTTATAAGTTCGAATTTAATAAAAGAATCCGTAGAGCCATTAGAGTTAAGGATAAACCATTCTTTGTTAACTATACAGATGAAGATGGCAACGATGTTTATAGAATACATAAATCACTATTAAGACCATATGTCGGATATATAGGTGCTAATGGTAGGGTAAGCTCAGATGTTATAGAGCTGGTTAATAATACTAAGACTAAACATGGAGATTATGCAGATATAGAGTTCAACGACACTAAGTACGTTATGCGAGATTATCAAGATAATATTATAAAAAAAGTTCTTGGTAACGAAGAGAGACTGAGCATGATAAACCTAGCCACAGGACTAGGCAAAACTAGTATTTCTTTTAAACTAATGTCTTTGCTAAAACTAAAGATCGGAATGTTTCTTTTACCTAAGTATATAGATAAGGCAATAGAGGATATTGAAGAGCACTACCCAAAGATAAAGGGTAGGTATCTTGTTATTCAGGGTGGTGATGCACTAAGAAATCTTATGCTTAATGCTGATGAGTATAGAAAAAAATATGACGTCTTTATATTTAGTATAAGAACCATAACAAATTATCTAACTGTTTACGATAACCGTAAAGGAGACATATTCTTACTTAAAGAGTACCCAATAGCTCCTGAAAACCTTATGAAGGCACTAGGAATTGGAATTTTTCTTAATGATGAATCGCACCAAGAACCAGCTAATGTTTCTAAAATGATGCTATATTTTGATTGTGATTATTTTATATTGCTTACAGCGACATTCAATAGCAATGATCCGCATACAGTTAAAATGTATAAAATGATGGTTCCTGAACGTTTACGGTTTGGTGTAGATACTGCTATGGATAAGTATATAACGATAAACAATATTCGTTATTTTATCGAAAAAGCTCCGAAGCTAAAACACCAGACTAACCAAGGATACAGTCAGATTCTTTACGAACAGTCACTTCTTGCTAGACCATATCTATTAGCGCAATATGATAAAATGATTATCAAGTACGTAGAGCGCGATTATATTAACAAAAAGAAAAAAGATCAGAAGTGCCTAGTATATGCGGCTACAGTAGATATGTGTAAACATTTATGCAATACACTTAGAAGAGAATACCCAAGCCTTAAAATTTCTACTTATGTACAAGAAGATGATTATGAAAATATCATGACCTCGGATGTAAGTGTTAGTACTAGCTTATCAGCATCAACTGGACTAGATATAAAAGGCCTGATTTGTATTATACAGACGATCTCTATGGGCTCTCTACAAGCGAATAGACAGATGGTAGGTAGACTTAGAAAAATCCCAGATACTGAGTTAACGTATGACGCTTTATACTGCGGTAATCTACGAAAGCATAAAGATCTTTATAAACAAAGAGAATCTTGTACAAAAGATATTGCTAAGGAATGGCATTACGAAACATATAGACCTAATGCCTGGGAAACAGAACTTAAGTTGCGTTAGGTAGAGAATTATCTCTACCTAACGTTTTTTATTTTTAAACTATATAAGGAGTTAATATGGAAGATTACCATATAATAGGAATATTTATACTTTTTATAGCCATTGTCATTACTGGGCTTTTTATTTATTCCGATAAAATTATGAATAGGATACCACCTCATATTCCTGGAATAGGTGGTAAAATGGGAAGTTCATTAGCGCTAAAAGATTTTGAATCATTTTGCACAGATGTTGTAAATGGCGATTATATATTTTTCTACGATCCTAAGGTTTTTAAAGAACATCGTAAAATACCAGATAGGCGTAAAGATCTTTTACATTATAATGGTACATTTTATCCGATGTGGGATAATAAAACTAATAATAATCACAATTTCATAGCTTTAAGAGTCTATGACGAATATGATAGTATTATTAATTACCCACCAGGTTCGTTAAAACGATTAGATAATCTTTTAAGACCATTTGATCTTATGGTTACTATACAACAATATACTGATAACACTGGATCCGATACTTATAAGGATAAATTATTACCAGTTTATTTAGTAACGTATAATTCAAATTATGAGATACTGGCTTATAATACTGATAAGAAAGTTATCTATATATTACAACATCAAGACCTTAAAGAGTTCTTAAGTGCTAGTGTAATAAATAATTTACGTAACTTATTTTATATTGGTTTAGATACGTATAATGTCGAATATAAAAAGTTTCCGGAGACTTTACCATGGACTTTTAACTGGGAAGGTGTAAGAGCGCCAAATGACATCGTTTGTACATTGCCATCTAAAAGAACAAGTAAAGAAGTTGACGCCTTTACTGTTCCAGAACAATTTATTAAGAAGTTACATAGTTATCCTAATAGAAGTAAAATAGAGTTTTAAAAATAACAGAAAGGGTTAATATGGAAAAAGAAACATTACCGAACTTAGAGACAGTAGACAGAAAAACTAAGAGTGAACGATTAGGTCGTTCTGATTCACGGGGTAGCGATAAGAGTGAACATAGGCTTTATAGTAAATCAGTGTCTTATCAAGAACACACTATTTATTTTACAGAGCTAGAGGACCATCCAGATCTCTCTAAGTTATTAAATAACTTAAGAGACTCTGGAGCTGATGATACATTAACTATCAGGATAGATTCGCCTGGTGGGTATGTGTCAGAGCTCTACAAGATTAAATCGGTTATACAAGAGAAGTTCTATGGTAAAACTACAACTATCTTAGATCCTTCAGCATCTTCAGCGGCTGCTATTCTCTTTACATTTGGAGATAAGAGAATAGCATATGAACATAGCTGGGTCATGTTTCACGACTGGTCTGGAGGAGCTTTCGGTAAAGCATCTGATGTTGTAAATAGAATCAAGTTCTATAAGCAACTATATGATAATATAGCTAGATCAGAACTTCAAAATTTCCTTACTAAAGATGAGCTAACAGATATGCTTAATGGTAAAGAGTTTTGGTTCGATATTAAGAAAATATGTAAAAGAGGGCTAGCTACGCATGTAAGATATAATGGAAAAGAAGTAACAGCTTCTGAGTATCTTAAAAGCCTAAAGAAATAAGATGACTAGAGTAGAACCAAATATAGGTTCTACTCTAGTATTACTTTTTTTTTTAATTTATATAAATAAAATAAAGACATGCATTAGGAATTCCTAATGCATGTCTATTACACTATAAGGTTAAAAAGATTTGAAAAAGTTCATCAGTTGAAATAGTGTAGATCTATTTCATTTATAAATAGCCTTAGATAAATAAAAACACTACTGATAGATATTACATCTATCAGTAGTGACGTGTGAATAGTATAGAATGTTTAATCACAACGATTTATATCAGAGTGAAAAAATTTCAATTATATATTATAAATATAGAGAGACTAGACGAAAGTTAATCTCTCTATATAGGACTAGCCTATATAGGTAATGAACACTATCTATATTAGTATGTACGCCCAATACATACAGAAAGGAAGCCCTATGGTAACAGAAATGTTGCGGATGCTAAACAGTGGTCATTTTGGCCAAGCATTTATAACAAGTCTATGTCCGGTTGAGTATCCGCAAGTAAAAGCGGATTCTTATAAAAAGAAAACCCAAACGGATGTTAAACCAGTAGTCTATAAAGACTCTAGGGGTAGAGTTATAGATTACGACCCAGATTCACTTTGGGCATAAATAAAGTATCCTAGGAATAAAATCCTAGGATACCAACTTGTTGTCAAAGTGAAAAAATTACAGTTATATATTATAAATATAGAAAGAGTATATTAATACTTCTTTCTAGATAGAGGAATAAAAATAAAACTCAAGGTTTAATAATGATTACAACATTAATAACCTTAATTATCTTTATTCTGATTAAAAGATTGGTGGTATATATTATTGTTCACTATACGCCTATTAAGAATCGTAAATTAATAAACTTCTTAATAGATATGATCGTAACTATATTATAATAAAAATAATATAGTTACCTATCCGGATAATTTTGAAATCCTGATAATCTATTCCTCTATCACCTTAAACCAAGAATGAAAATTTAATAAACCAAAAGGAGAACATCATGTTTAGAGAAATCAGTAGACCAGAAGGTCAAGAAGTCGGGTTGTATATGCAACCTAAACCAGAAATATTGGAGAATGTAAATGTTGATAAAAGCATTAACATAGACGCTCCTCTAGTAAGTGAATCAGAAGAAGAGAGTTCCGTCATGGACGATATTTTCGAGAGCATACTATATGGGCTTATAGACTGCGCCGATGGTATGGCACGTGAAGCACTAGAAGAGCAACGCAGAAATAATTAAGTCGCTTCAAAAAGAAGCTAACCAACAAAAATAAATAACAATTTAAATAGGAGTACACAATGAAAAAGGTATTGTTAGCTACAGCAGTAGCAGGAATTTTAACAGCAAGTTTCGGATTTGAGGACGTAAAAACATTCGCGGATAGTTATCTAAAAGCATCAGATGATTATGGGGTTATCATAGGCGATCTTAAGGATACTTATGGTAGAGTTGTAGGCGAAGGTAGATGCGAAAATGGTAAATATGTTGCCAAACTACGAGTTGGTAATAGTAACGTTAAATATGCTACTACTTACGAGCATACTGTAACTGGGAATAAATATCTTGATTATAATTGCAAAATAATTAACGAAGGTGAAAAGAAAGGGTATACACAAATGAAGGGTGAATGGCGGGTTGAGCAAGCTTACTCTAAGGGATGCTATATTAAAAGATATAGATACTTCCATCCAGACGGTAGGAATACTGCTGTACAAGAAAGGAAATGTTTCACACAGGCTTCTCCGCTAAACCCATTCAACGAGCTTCCAAAATTCAGTGTAAGTAAAATTGAATATAATCCAGATACTGAGAAGGAATTTATGTCACTTAGGGATAAGTGGAATAAAGAAAATTCAGATTTCGATTATCTTTGGTTAGATCTTGAAGAGGGCGATACGCCTAGACCAACAGCATCTGAATATCAACAGATTATTAGTGGAGCTACTGCGGCAGGAACTATTATAGATAGCGATTTTAATATCTATGCCGATTTAGATACTGACAATTTTGGCGGGACCATCATGGGCATGCCAAAGGGTAACCCAGTGTGGAGAAAAATCAATGGTGGCGATTTAGCTACAGCTATTGAAATAGATAAATACCCTGTACAAGACCCTTATCGTTTTAAGGTATCATATAGATACGTTTGCTCAGACGCGAATAGCGGAAAAGGTAATACTAAAATGTTTGGTTATGGCGCAAAGGTTGTGCTCGATACCAAAACAGGTGGCGAGGCTATAACACAGTTGCGTTTAATACTAAATGCAAATCGCGACTTTGGTTGCGATGCATCTATGCAAAACGCGGAGTTGACACCAGCCGAATACAGAATTTTAACTGCTGCAGGTAGACAGCTGTTAAAACCAGTATATGTAAAGAAATAAAAAATATACACAGAGAGTAAGAGAATCTCTTACTCTCTGTGTTTTAAATTACCTATAAGAATATTATAGATTAATGTTGTTATAGGTAATTAATATTACCTAGTATTTTAAGGTAGTAGCTATCCGGAAGGTAAGCTCCTGATAGTATCTCCTGGAAAGGAGGTAACCATGTCAGTTTATGATCTAGGATTAGAATCCGGATTAATAACCGATCGAGTCGATACCCTTGTATCAACTATAAAAGATCGGTTAGAAAAATATCCATATTCTCATCAGAACATTAAGAATATAGTAGATAAAATATCTACTAATATCAAGTCGCTGGATAAGTATCCAGCTAAACTAGAAGCGTATAAGCTTCAAGTTTATAACTATTTAAATAGTCTAGACTACAAGTTAAGAAGACTAGTCGCATAAAACTAGCCACCGGAGTTTAGCTCCGGTGTAATAATTCTCTAAAGGAATATTAAAGATAATACTGCTTTAGGTAATTAAACCAAAAATAAACCAAAAAAGGAGTACCCATGGTACGCACAAATAAAAGCAGAAAAGAAATAATGGTGGAGACCATTGAGTCTCTTAAACAAGAGTTTAAAGTTATTGATATCGATAGTAATAACCTTCTAAGTCGTGACAATAGAGATCTTATGGATTTGATCGTCTTTCATCATGATTTGGAAACATTAATTAAGGATATCGATGCACTAACTCTGAATCAAGGTCTGTTAGACGAGACAAGATTTAATATTATTAAATCTGTTACTCCCGAAATCTTAAGCGGGATAAAAGATTTGTACATTCGTACAAAATCTAAAACCAGACCTGAGATTTTTGCGGCGATGTTCGTCCAGTTACTCCAACAAGGTACAGATTTTAAATCCCTAAAAAGAGTTATGGAGAGAACCATAGCCATTGAAGGCATGGACGAGGCTGAGGCTACAGCTACAGTTGAAGAAATGGAAGCTGAGAGATTTGAAGGTGTAACTCCAGAAGTTACTATAAATTTAAATACAACCACAGAAGAGGAGAACAACATGGAAAATGTTAATAATACAGTAGACAATGAAATCGAAGAAAGCCTTCGTAATGTAGCAGAAGAAATGACCGATGCATTTACATCTGGATATGAGTCTGCAAAAGAAGAGATTGACGATGCTCTTAATAGATTTAAAGAGAATCTAGGAAACCTCGAAGAGGAAGCAGAAAAGAAACAAGAAGAAAAGTCTTCACTTGTTTCTAAACTTCTAATAGGTGCTGGAGTGGGTTTAATTGTGGGAGTAGGTATTTGGGCTTATAAAACCTACTTTTCAGAGGGAGAATAAAATCTCCCTGGCCATAAAGGAGATGTTATGGAAGATACAGCATTAGAAAGAGCTAAAAAGCTTCTTGGGTATGCAATTATAGGTGTTATAGCATTTGTTGTTATAACTGGAACTAGGATAAAGAAAATTTAAAAAGGATCCAAAATGGAAAATAAAGGTAAAATATTTAAAGTTGAGTTAGTTGGCTGGAAAGCTTATGCAGTTGCTGGTATAGCTGGAGCAGTAGTAAATTTAGTCATCTTTGGTGCTGGCGTGCTAGGCTATAAGGTCGCTGAAAGTTTTGAATAAGAGGGTTAACTACCCTCTAATTATTAAGGAGAATGGTATGCAAAATGTAGCCTGTTTTTTAAGGGGCACAATCATAGCAGCTGGTGCCTTAGCATGGGCTGCTCTTGTATATGTTGTGCTATGTTTCAATAACTAATGTTGGGAGACATTATGATCTCCCTTTTTATTTTTAAATTAAAAAGGAAAAAATATGGAAAAGCAGAATACAGAAAATGTAAGTAAAGAACCTAAAGAAAGTAGAGAACTTAATAAATTAGCAATTGGCGGTTTCGTATGCCTAGGTGCTGCAGTAGCAGCTGCTGCAGTGTGGGGTATTAAATGGGTCGCAGGCTATGCGGAGCTATCTAGTATAGAATTAATAGAGGATTAAGAAATGATAAAAGAAATAAAGGCTGGAGTACAGTACTTGGCTATCGATAAGATAGAGCCAGGTATTGTTTATAAGCTAGAGACTGGGGATAATAAATGTATTTTTGTCCAGTCTTTAAGTAATAAAGAAGCCGTAGATATTTTGACCGCTGAGAAATGCGATCACATCTACCCTTCATTCGAGGTAGAGTATAATACAAATTTCAGTATTATAACTCCGTTTAGTAAAAGGAGGACCATAGTAACATTACCAGATAATGGTTATGTTCCAGTAGTGAATCTTACAACTGGTGAAGTTAAGGTTATCCATGGCGCAGAGTATAACTCGGCTATTCGAGAAGTCGCTGAGACTGGATACCCATTGATCATTACAGAGCTCAACCACTATGAATTGATTTCTTACGGCAAAAAGTTAGGCAATTTAGTAATGCTTACATTGCCGCTAAAAAATCAAGATGATTCTTTAGCATTGGTTTGGAAACCAGTGTATAAAGATGAAATAAATGGCGAGATTAAATTCCTTAAGACTCCAGAGGAAATTAAGAAAGCTTATGATCTCAAACGCATAGAGGGCGATATCGACTTAGAGTATTATTACTATAATTGGAATATCACCCCGAAGGAAGAACAAGACGAGGTGCTAGCATGGGTCTCTGTTAATGACTGGGGCTTTAAGTTAGCTAATAAAATAAATAGACTAGTATAGGGATTTTCCCTATACTAGTCTATATCATATTTTTTTCTAATGTTTCTAATGTCGGGTAGTTACACATATTGGACATATATGTAACCTGATTAACTTTACCAAAAAGTATATTAATATTAGAAAGTTTAGATACGTCTGGATGAACACCTTCAACATCTAACAATTCTCTAGCCGTTGTATCTTTAGATACATTAGCTGCAAATATTGAACTTGGGTATGCACTAACTGCCAATTAGTGTATCTAAATTTACATTTAGAAGTAGACTATATCATATACCAAACATATTTGGTATCCTTCCATTTCCGCTACCCAATAACGTATGCTTATATGTTCTAATATAAGTCTTACTAGTCGTTGAACGTTCTTAGCGTTACTAAGCTTCGCTGCTGATTGTCCAATCTATAGGATTGTCACCATTTAGGTACCTATAGCTCTAAGGAGTTTCCAGCAATTAGAAAGGTTTATTTTTAGTTAGTTACCTAACTAGCCGACGCAGTTTGTATTTTCCATTTTTTATTATTCCAATTTATATTATATTTGTATTTTACACAGCTTGATAAATATTTTGTAGATTTACCAGTTACACTAGCCGCCTCTGCGTATGATGAAAACTGCTTTGTTTCACCATCGCCTGCAGTCATTACTAACTCGCGTTTATTATCAATACGCACGTTACTGTATTCTGTTGGCCATTCGTCATCTGTATACTCTCTGCATAACCACCCGTTTAATACCGTTTTTGTACGTTTATTTCTTATATGTTTATACAAGGTTGCTGACGGGACGCCTGTTTGCTTTGCTAAATTATTTAAACTATTACTTATAATATGTTCATTTGTATAAATATTTAGCATTTCAAAACAGTTATCAGGCCGCCCGCTAATTTGACGAATAATTAGTTCAGCTGTTATATTATGTTGCTTTAGTGCTTTAAATAATAATGCTAAAGATGATGTTTTATGGTGCCCAATATTTTCTAAATACTTAAAATAATTAATCGCTTCGCGTAAGTTATTAAAATATATCTCTTCCTTATCTAAAAAGACACATTTAATATGTGGGATTAATCCGTTCAGTTTGTATTTATAGTACCAAGTATTTCCATCATTTACTTTGCGTAACTCAAATCTACCATTTGTACCAACAAACAATCTACCAGGTACTAACGGTGTTAGGTTTAACCTAATACGACTTCGGCCTATATATTTAGATACATCTTTTAAACTTTTATGTTTAGTTACATTTAATGTATCTACGTTACGAAGTATAAATGGAAATTCGTTATTGTTATAAAGCTCTTTTATAGCATTATCTTTGTACGTAACCCATGCGAGATTTTGAACTCTATTATCAGTTTTAACAGAATTAATATGGTCAATAACTAATGGCTGGGTGTAACTCGGTCGTTTTAGCCAAGTTTCTGCAACCACCTGATGTATACCACGTGTAATTAATTTTGTTATATACTTCTTACTGGTAATATCAAAATATGTTTTTTGTAGATATACATATCTATATCCAGACATATGTTTAGTTTTTTCTTGCAAATATGTACTATTAAAAGTATCATAGACTAACCCATTTTCACTAACAGCATATCGTGGCGAAAATGGTAATAAATAAAATGTCGTATTATTTATTATATAAATAACCGGTGTTGAAAACTCCATAAATCTAATTAAGATTTTAGAATCATCTACATTTTTTATTTTAATGTAAGCTCGATACTCTAATTTTGACAGATTATTTTCATATCCAGTTGGAAATACTACAGGATAAATTGTATACCATTTAAACCAATCATATGGTTTTGTTACAAGAATCCCGTTTATGGGTATTGTATAAACATCTTCATCTTTTAAAGCAATATAGTTATTTTCTATTTTATAATAAATTGTAGTAAATACTATATCGATATAGTAATCACTATTTGGAATATTTAAAATGACTTCTTTCATAATTTATCCTTATGAAAGAATTATTTTACAAAATATTAATATGTTCATCGGCGTCGAAAACATAGCGTTTGATCATTTCATCCGCTATTGTTTTCGTAGTAATGTCAAGATAAGTTTCAGTCGCAGGATGAATCTGGTCTATATCTAGCATAACGATCCAGTCCTGTAAGCCTAAAAGATCTTCGTCTTCTTCAATCGTCGGTTGTTTACATCCCATAACTTGGCCACGTTCTAAATTGAAATAAAACATGTTAGTTACAATCTTTTTAGGACCACTATTAAATATAGCAAAATCTGCCATACCGCTTAATGCCCTTATCTTAATCTTAAGGTCTTGTATTTCATTATCTAACAATATCATAGCCATGGTATCCCATTGGTTATATATTACATATTCTAATGGTTTGTTACTTACCATATATTGGTGCCAATCTACGCCTACTAAATCTTTAGTATTAGGATCGTCAAAATGTAACTTCTTAAACTTCTCTCCTAAGTTTGCTTCTATAATAGCATTAAGAGAATAACCACCTGGATTCTGTTTTTGCCCGGATCTTACAAAGTTATAAGCTTGCATGGCATCTATAAGAAAGAAGCTTGCTGGTGCTTGTACTGTTATCCATTGTTCATGTGGTGCAATAGGTTTAACTTTACCAGAGGCTGTTACTTTTTGAAATACACCTTTATTATATTTATAATATCTATATTCTGGTTTAATTCTAGGATCAGATACTAAATCTTTCATATCACCACCTAGGCTAGTATATCTTGCTTCTATGGTTGGGATATCAAATGCTATATTCCAAATAGCTAAAAAGTCTGGTTGCCAATCATGAACTGTTTTAAAAGCATGCTCTATAACTTCTTTTTCTGTTTTACATACATCGTATGTAAGCTGAACTTCCTTTGCTATTTTTTCATCTGGAAAATTAGCTCTTGCTAATCGTTCTAGCTTTTCTTCAACTCCATCTTTAAATGGTAAGAAACTTTCTAATATTGTAGTATAAATCCTATCTTCTAAACAAACAGAAATCAATATTATTTCATCTGTTAAGGTATTTGTCTCAATATCTAATGCGCATACTATATTAGGCGATGACATATTAGGATATTGTTTAATATATTTATACATTAGTTCATCAGACGCTTTAACATCAGTTCCGTATAGATAAGGAGAATTAGCTAACATCCTCATTTGTGTACACCCTCTAAATTGGTCTCCTAATCTAGATGCTGCAACTTTTGCTAATTCAGTTTGTGTTGCTTTATAATGATTTAATCTTCTAATATCCTCGGTCTCTTTCTTTTGTTTATGATCACGATAGTTTTCTTTAGTAATCCAAAAAGATCTCAGGTAGTTTTTAATTGGTCTTAGATTCCTAATCATAGTTCCATCGTTATAATGCCAGACCTCTTTTACATAATGCATATCTGGTATATTAAACTGCTCATTACCCATAACATGTGTTACAAACTTGCACTCTTTTCCTTTTAATCCTCCATGTATATCAGCATTGGGAGAATTCATCATTTCAGAGGTTCGATTAAGTTCCATTTTATTCTTCCTTTATGTTGTTTGTCTTACAATTTACCTTAGTCTTAGAATTAAATATCCCTGAAGTTAACCAATATATAATAAGGAGAATACCCTATGAGTAAACTTTATAAGATTTCAACAGAGGCTAAAAAAGTCGATGAAGCTATAGCTGCAAAACATCTTGTACTTCCATTATCTAAGATCATCGGAGTAGTTAGAAATGAAGATGGTGAAGTTCTTGATGAAAACCAACCACTATTAAAAGACGGTTCTTACTTTGTAAAATTTATTAAAGAAGAGAAGTCTGTTAATTATACAGCAGCATCTACAACATTTACTTTTAAATGTGACCTTAAAGAAAAGAAATTGCCTTATGAGCTTAAGACACATATTAGAGCAGTTGAGGAGACTCAGTTTGGAGAAAAGAATCTAGGCGCTATTATAGATTCTGATTTTATTTTCGCAGATAGTGATCTTGAATATTATATCGACTTTACAGATAAAGTAGTTTATGCAGTTGATAATCAAGACGTTGAAACAGAAGCAGAAGTTCTTGACGATGTTAACGTTCTATTAGTAGATCCAAGAACAGTTGCATACCATACAGAATATCCAACTGAGAAAGATGATTGGTCAGAAGCGCTTGGCATAGAGAAACCAGAAGAGCCAGAAGAGCCGAAGGAAGAACCTAAGCCTGAGGATCCAAAACCAGAGGAACCGAAGGAAGAACCAAAAGAAGATTTTAAAAAAGAGGAAGAGCCTAAAAAAGAGGATCCTAAACCTGAGCCTAAGCCTGAAGAAAAACCTGAGCCAAAACCAGAAGTTCAGCCAGAGGTAAAGAAACCGGAAGTTAAAGAGCCTTCTGATGATAAATCTAAATCTTCTAAAAAACATAAAACAATTGGTATAGTAGCAGCAGTTGTTGTACTAGCAGTTATTGTTGGTCTTGCTATATACCATATGTAATAAATCAATTTTAATAATTTAAGAGTAGTAGAGCTAAATATTTAGCTCTACTACTCTATGTTTTAAAATGCATATTTTTTACTACCACTAATATCTATACGTTTTAGTCGGTTTTCGCTATTAATTTTATCTAGCATATCTTGTAGGTTAAACGAGACTATAAAGTCTTTATCCAACGTATTATATAGTGCTTTAGTTTTAGCTATCAATTGTTGTGTTATATAAGGATCTTCGCAACGTTTAATCCTCTCTAGATAAACATCTATAGTATCTTTAATTTGCCTTTGTTTAGCTTTCCTATACTCTTCTACAGGACCACCGTTCTCTTCGGTCATACTTAGCTTTACTCCAGCGAGTATTTTCTCTTTATCGATCCCATAAAGTTCGTGATTTTTAGCCTGTGTAAGGAAGAAAATAGAGAGTAAACTGCCCACGACTAAATCATCGTGTCCGTTGGCTGGGTGGTCTATACGACCATTTTTTACTATCAAAGACTCTAATTCTGTTACCAGATCTTCATCTCTTGTTAGATGCGCTGTATATTTCATAGTAAAGTTAAATACTGTACCGTATAGGTTATCACGACTATTCTTACCAATACCAGCCGTTCTGTATCCAAACTCTCTTCTATACTTATTGTACCACTCATTTAGGTTCCAGCCTTTACTAATGCTTCCCCAAGCGGTTTCATAATCTTGTCTAGTATCTTTTTCATCTACGATGTAGTTAAATATCCTAGTAAATGGATTAATGCCCTTACTAATGAATATTTGTGCTATTGTATCTATAATAGCTACACCAGTAGATTTAGCTTCAGGAACAAAAGTTACATTAGGATACTTAATCAAGAAGTTAGCTACAAAGTTACTTAATGTTAATACGTTAGTTTCGTTAATTAATGCAGTGCAAAGAACTTCTCCAGTGACAACGTCTCTGCCACAGAATGTAGTATTGTCATTACCTATCATTTCAGAACTATCCATACCTAAAACCATTTGTCTACCGCCAAGACCATTCATAACATCTTCTTCTGGTATATACCAATTCATAACGTAACCTTCGGTACTTATATCTATATACGATTTACTAACAATCGATTCTCTTAGTTTAATCAAATTTTCTTTAGAGATAGGAGAGGCAGCAGTACCTTGTGACCACTTATTTAAGAAGTCAGCTTCTGCCCTATCACCAGTAGCATTCGCTTCTAATATTCTCTCTTTTAACCATTGGTCTGTTTTACCTAGTTGTCTATGGTTAAACTCTATCAAAATACTAAAGTTACCTCTACGAGTATTTTTCCTTACAGTACTCTCTAGCTCTTCATGTGTTGGTAGATCTAAGAACTTCTCTGTCCATCTACAACAACTATCGTAAATCGATTTAGCATAAGCACCTTCTTCTGTATTTACGTAACCAGGAGTTGTAGTATAAGTATTGTAATAATGTGATCCAGAGTTTTTAGCATTCTCTCTAGCAGCACCAGTAGCAGCCAATGCTGTCTCTAAAGATTCTTTAATATGTGGAATGAACGCTAACTCGTCTACCTGTAATATAGCAACAGTAAGACCACGACCTACCTTCATAGCACCAGCTAATGTAGTTTGTCCAACAACAGTATCCAATCTATTTTGTAAAGCATTAATTGTTATATTCTCAGTGTTATTACTATCTGATTTATCTCTAGGGTTAATATACCAAGGTAAAAGATCGAATATAGCTTTAAGTCTTTCAATGTTCGATACCCTTAGTCCGTTATCCTTAGTAAATAATACCATCTTAATATTGTTACCACCAGCTATTAAAATATAGACGTTACAACTATCAGCAACAACAGATTTACCAGTTTGACGTGGCATAATGATCATAGTTGTTAAATGGTTAAAGCAACACCATAGATAAGCAATGTTAGCTCTATTAGCTATAAAGCTAACACCGTTAACAGTACCAGAAGCTGGGATCCTTATAATCTCCCTAAAGAAGTACCATGGATTCTCTGCTATCTCTTGTCCGATAGCATTAATTTGGTCTTCTGTTAGATCATCGCTAAAAGGATCAACATCAGCGAGATCAGGATTATGTAAAGCTAATAAAAAAGCATGGTTCTTAATACCCATAGACTTATAGATCTGTGCTACTCTAAGAAAACTTTTATTCTTAGTTGTAACATGCACTATAGCCTGGGGATAATTAGACCATTCAGTCTCTCGTAGTATCATATGTATATCCTTATAATGTCTTGTCACGAGAACATTATTCTCTTAGGAAATAGCTCATAATTGATTATTTAACTAAAAAGGATTTGGCATGTCAATGACAACAAAAGATATAGATAAATTAGCAGAAGTTTATAAATCGTATTCATTTCTAAGTAGAGTTATATTCTTATGTTATCCAGGATTAGTAAATGAAAATCTTATCTCTTATTTTAGAGATAATTTCTTAGCTATTACTAAAGCTAAATATCGACAAGAGTCTGATATTTTAACATTACGGCCTTCTGATTTCCCAGAGCTTTATCTTAAAGACGATGAAGATAATGAGTATATAATTAAAGACTATTTCAATACTTATGCTAAAGCTGTTGAGATGTCATTATTAGCTTCATCTGGTAAGATTAATATCGTAGAGTGGGTGCCTGGTCTCCATGAGCGTATATATAAAGATAACTATAAAGATAATAAGATTATTCAAGTCCGTCCGGGTAAAGATCAAAAAGCTGTGTACATGAGATACCTACTAGATACACATGAGTATAAAACTCTAAATATGATCTCAGATACTTACGAAGAGTGGATACGCGATATGCAACGTGAAGGTGAAATCAGATTACATCAGTTTCAAGAAGATTATGAAACCCTTACTATAAAAATTGGTGCTAAAGATGAAAAACAAAATCAAATACTTGGTTCTGAGTGATATACATTTAGGACACCCTAAGAACCATACTGAAAACATAATTAATAACCTTAATGATTTTTTCATTAAGTATACTAAAGAGCTAAACGATATAGATATTCTCTTTATAGCTGGAGATGTATTTGATAGATTACTCTCTAGTAGATCTATAGAATATCGTCTTATTATGTCATGGCTATCTAATGTTCTTTTATGGTGTAGAGATAAGAATGTAATATTTAGAATACTATATGGAACACCTAGTCATGATAATGATCAAATAGCTAGTTTTACAGAGATAGCTAAGAAGCTAGCACCAGATGCTGACTATAAATATGTTAATACTCTCTCTATAGAGAAAATCGATAAGTTAGGTATCTCTGTTCTTTATGTTCCGGATGAATGGAGGCATGAAGCTACTGATACTTATAAAGAAGTTCTTAACCTTCTTAAAGAGAATCAGTTAGCAGAAGTTGATATTGCTATTATGCATGGTTGTTTTAGATTCCAGATGCCAATATTAGAAGGTATGAAATTTGTACATAAAGAATCTGATTATTTAGATATTGTAAAATATTATATAACTATTGGGCATATACATACACCTAATGCTTATGAACGTATATTAGCCCCTGGTAGTTTTGATCGTTTAGCACATGGTGAGGAAGAGAATAAAGGTGCTTTACTTTGTGATATCTATGCTGATGGTAAAATGGACTTTAAGTTCTTAGAGAATACTAAAGCAATGGTCTTTAAGACATTAACATACTTAGATCAATCAGAGTCTGAAATAGTCCATAGTCTTAAGAAAGAACTTAAGAAACTTCCTAAAGGTTCTTATATACGAATAGAGATTAAGAATGATAATACACTGCTTAAGAACCTTAAAGAGTTTATAACTGCTTATCCAGATTACCATATTAAGTTTAAAACTGAAAATGAAGTTATTAAGAAGATTGATATTTTAGAGACAGTAGAGTCTAAAGCTTTTGAAATTAATATCAATAACGTTAAAGAGCTTATGATGAAAGAACTGACTCTATCTCCGCAAGAGATAGTTATATTTAACGAAGAGTTAGAATCTGCAATTACGAAGGGTTAATAATGGAAAATGAACAATTAAAAATTGTAATAGCCCAAACAGCATGCATTATACTTGGTATAGGAGCATTATTAATAATATTTAGTTTTATTAAAGCACTTTTTATTATAGAGTCGTATAGAACTATAATGTTATTAGCATTTGTAGTTACTATAGCATTAGTAATATTTGCATATATTACTTTATTAGCTGTTAAATTTATATGCGAAAATATAGAAGATACTACTAGAAGATGAAAATCTTCTAGTAGTATCTATAAATATTATTTTTAACTGGTATATACTTAATGAAAGCTAATTATATATTCTTTAAATAGAATACACACATAAGGAGAACATAATGGAACAACCAAAATTTTATATTAATGGTTATAAGGTGGACAAAGGTCCTATATTAACCGCACCTATAACAACAGAATTAGCATTAGAAGCTATTGAGTTGCAAAAGGCACATGAAGATCAAGATATTATAGCTAAACTACAAACAGGTGGCTTTATTTGGAATATACTTATCGAAAATATTACTACTACTACTCCTATTGAAGATCTTAGTAATGTAACGGAAGAAGCTCATGTACTTGAGGTATTTCTAGGTGATAGAAAGAAAGATATTCTAGATTGGAGTAGTCTAGTAGAAGAAGAACGAAAAGCTCAAGAGCAAAAAGATAAACTAAGAGCTGATTGGGATGCAATAGAAATACAAGCAGATCCTATTGCACTTATTAGAGAGTATTTTGGTAGTCCCAGTTTAACTGCAACATATGGTTATCTTACGAGCTGCAGACTATTTAAAAGATATAATCTCTCAGCAGTCGCGGATTTTAAAATAGGGCTTAATGGTGCAAATGTAGATGTTGAATTTGGATTAAACAGAAAGTTAAATACATCTATCGATAAACTCTATGACGTACTTGAAAGTTGGTCAGCGTATGAAAACTTTTTGTATAATCTCTCAAGGACAAACGATAGTTTAGTAAATGACATTGGGGCAAGAATATTCGCTACTTATGGTATAAAAGACAATACCATTTATGGTAAAGTTGAAGACACTAAATATGGACCTCAATTCGGTTTTGAATGGCGTACTTTCATTAAGTATGGAGTTAAAATAGAGTTAGCTATTTGTTCTAGGTATATAGATAATCCTAGAATTGAAAATGCTATCTCTTCTATTGCCTATGAAGTTAATCCTGAGATAAGACCATTAGTAGAAGACCTAAAATAAATATACAGATAGACTAGAATAACTCTAGTCTATCTGTACTCTTCTTTTTATTTAACTAAATATGATAGTTTTTCTAAAATAGCTTTATGTATTTTAACACTAGCATCTAGTATTCTAATAATAGCAGCTACATTAGTTACTATAGCTGCAGATTCTTGTAATACTGGCCCTAGTTCATTTGCTCTTACTTTACTAATATTAAGTTGATTTTTCTGTGCTTGACTTAAAAGTTCTTTAGCGTTATTTCCTATTTTATTAGCATAGTTAAATACTTCTTGTACTTTTTCAAGATCTTTAGCAAATAAAAGATCCTTTAAAGTATTATGTATTGTTTCTATAGATTGCATATTAGGAATAACATCTTCAAACTCTCTACTATCAGCAACTTGTTTACCATTAATAATATCCGTTAGATAATTAGTAGTATCTTTACTATATTTCTTTAGATTATCTACAAGTTCTTTATTAGGTATAATAGAAGTTCTATAATCTTCATCCCCTAGTAATTTACTAATAAAAGTATCTGTTTGATCTAGTAATGGTAACGCTTTATTTTGTATTTCATCAACTTGTAATTTAAGGCCAGTTACTAAAGAATAAAGATCCGGTTTTACACCTGGTATCCAAGGGATTAAAATAGAACGTAAGCTATTATAAATTTTATCTTCAGATTTAACAGTTTGATTTACTGTTTTATCAAATTTTGAAAACTCTTTATATAAAGCTGCTGTTTCCTTAGAAACTTCTTTAGTATCATTCTTACTATTAATACCAAATATTCCACTAATAGCTTCTATCTTCTTTTTAAAGAAAGAAGTTACTGACATAATAAAACTACCGAAGCCCTCTTGATTAGCAGTTAGCTGTTCTATAGCATAGGTCATATCCGGTAATAACTCTTTAGAAATCTTATAGTTTTTATAGATGCTCTTCATCAGAGGCTCCTTATTAATATAGTCGTATGTTCAAGCAACAAAAACGCTGTATATCTAATTTAGCTTTTAAACGTGTCAAAGTCATTTTTTTACAGTTATATATTATCAATATAGAAGAAGATATAGAGAAGATAACTATTCGGTTATCTTCTTTATTAATTTTAATATTAAAAAGATAATAAAGGATATAAAATGGAAAGTTTTGACATATTATTTTCAGATTGCATTAGAAGATTAGCTGTTGCTAATTCAGCTAGAAGGATGGAAGTTAAAGTTGCGTTAATTTGTATTAACGCTAATCTACATAGTTTGGCAAGAACACCTCGCGCTCTTGCAGCTTATAAAAACTCTGCGATAGCAGAGTTACAAAGTCTATATTTAAAACTAAATTAATAGGAGTTAAAAATGAAAACTACTAAAGTAACAAATGTTAAAAGTGATAATATCGATATTATCACAACCTGTGTATGTATTATAGTATTCGCAGTAATATGCGGATACTATGCGTTGACTAGCAATGCAGCTAGTCTAAAAACAGATCCTAATGATGCATCAGTAGAGAATGCAATTAGAACATCGTTAATTCTGCTCGATGAGAAGAAGTAATATTTTAGGAAACTAAAAAAGTAAGTCGGAAGAGTTCGTGCTCTTCCGACTTATTATATTAGTACCACATCTTGAAAGCATGTATCGGGAAATAAATATTTCTCATAAAGATACATGTTTGCTCAAAAAACTGGGTCCTATCTTAAGGGTATAGTATTATATTCTTAATATAGGACTAGCCTATATACAAATTTTTGGATAAAAGATTAAGACAGAGTTAAGAGTTTATGCTCTTAACTCTGTCTATCATAATACTCCAGAAAGGAGTTGTTATGGATTCACCATTTAGTAATCCTGATCTTCGTACAGTTTACGAAGAGACGATGCCTAGCATCAAGCAAAGGTTGCCTAGACATCCTGGGTCTAATGCTGAATTGTTTAATCGAATCAACAATATATTTACTAATGTAAATAAACTAATTGATAATCCGATTAAACAGATTCAATATATAGAAGATAATCTTTATTATCTTACTAGATTGAATTACCAGTTAAAACGACTAGTGCTATGATAGCACTACTGGAGATAAGATCTCCAGTAGGCTAACGTAAGAGTATTTAGATACTTTTATGTTAGTCTTAGAATTGAGGTGCTACTATGTAGCTTATCATACGGCCTAATCATGCCGAAACCTAAACTTTATAAGGAGGATAAAATGATTACACTAAACATTAACCCAACAAGAGATCAACTACTTAGCGTTATCTCAAGCTCAAATGGTCTAATAGACCTTGACACAGCTGCTGTGAAAAGCGGTCATTGCGAAAATATAAAATATATATCTTTAGATTGCTATCTAAAGACTAAAACAGCTGGTAAAGAGTATACAATTACCAACCATAAAAAGATTAAAGGATGCGAATTACGCATCGGTGTTATTTGGTATAATGGTGCACAAATGGCGGGTCGGGTCCAAACTATATCATGGGATAAAGATGGTCTAGCCCTACTAGACGTAGAAGCAGATATTATTTATGTTATAAATCCAGATGATGAAATTTGGTTCGTAAATGAGTTTGCTAAGTCAAGAGGTATCAGACTTTATAATATTGGTATCCAGCCGAGAGGTTTAGATAGCTATGTAATCATAGCAGATGCTGATGAAAATCAGCAGATTGAGAAATACCTTTAATAAGGAGGTGCACTATGAATGTAAAAGAGAGAATATTGAAAGGAAGTGTAAATAAGCTAATGGAGTTTATTTACACCGATCCAAATAAGGTAGCGGCAGATAGCCGCACCCCTAACTATTTACGTATAGCAAGCCTCGTACTTGAAGACGGACCGTATGGGTATGCTATCGATAACTACATTCTCGGGGAAATACGGATGACACTAATCAATAGCGAGACTATTGATATAGAACATATTAACAAAATGGCAGTAGAGTTTTGTAAACAGCTAAGGCTATATTATATTAATAACCTTAACAATATCCTAAAAAAGTATAACCCATCATTTGGGGGTTATTCAGTAGCGAAAGGATATACGAATTTGATTAAGGCTATTAGGCCAAGGGCTAGCTCTGAGATATTGTCATTTTTTGGAGCAACTGGTCTTAAAGGTGAGATCGTAGATCTTTTTAACAGAAAGATAAACTATGATATCGCTTTTGAGTATTTAGATAATAAATTAGCTAAAGTAGATTTGGCTATAAGATAAAAGGATTTAAAATGGTTAATAATTTCGTACAGGGGTTATGGGATACAATTCCTGTTTTTTGGGTATTCCTATGGGTATTAATATTTCAAATTATATTTATAACTATCTATAGGATCTTTCTACGTAAATGTAGAAAAGCAAATCTTGAAAAGGCCGTAAAGATTGGCAAGTATGAAGAAATTTGTGCTTGCGATGAGTGCGAGAATAAGGCTGCTACTATAGCAGTTCTAATCACATTCACTATGTGGCTTCTTAGTCACTACTGTTAAAATACCATAGAGAGAACCTTTATAGTTCTCTCTATGGTAAATTTTATCTATTTATTTTTTTAAAATATTGAATCAATATTCTAGCCACTGCTAAGTCATAAGCAGTTGCTGTCTGAATTATAGAGACATAATCTGTAAATAATGATTTAAATAGTCTAGTTAGTGTGTTTTTAAACATCTTTAGATCCGCTTCACTAGGATAATTATCCTTACTAGTTTTTGCTATTCCATCGGCAGCTACTCGTAACCTCTCCATAAATGGTTTAAAATATGATAGACACTCTTTGTCTATTGTTAGCTCGTGTATTACAGAAGGTATATTAAAATCTATTTTATCTTCTTTAAATACATTATTTAGTTCTTCAGAATCGAATCTTATATCATTATCCGTAACATACATAATATATTTAACATATATTGATTTATAATAGGTTTTAACATTGACTATTATCTGGTCTGATAAATATGATTTGCCTCTAAGGCCTTTAACAACAGCTGGGTTAATAAATTTCGATATATCACTATTTTTAAAATTAAGCCCATTAGCAACACTAGTTACTTTACCAGCATTAAAGTTTCTGAAAAAGCCTTCTATTTCATTTGCTAATTTATCCATAGCTTTAAAATACGATAGTTTGCCACCTTGATTAAATAGATTACTAATAGCTGTGAATCTATCTAAGTAAGCTGTACGGAAATTATATTCTAACGCAGGTATATCATTACTACCCATTTTAAAAGATTTATGTTCTTCTAAAGCTTTTATTGCTTTATTTATGTTATTAATTTTACTAGGGAGTAATGAACCTAATTGATTAATTAGTTTCTTAATAGCGGCTACTATTTTTTCCCATATAGAACGAATAACTTCTCCTATACTAGACATAACTTCTTTAAGACCTTCAAGGTTCATACAGTAAGCTTCTGTATTACCTAGACTTTCTTTATTAAGAGAATTAGTTAAAGTTAACCCAGTTACTCTTAACACTTCTCTTAACTTTTCTTGTACAGCAACTTGTTCTTCGATTGGTACTTCTTTAAGACCATCATCTTTTATAGCATCTACTCTCTCAGCTAGAAAAGCTTCTACGTCATCTGTTACCTCATTTGCTTCGGCAATATCGTCCATATCGCTTTCTATTTCTGTTATAGTATCATTAACTTCAGAAGGGTCTACCAACTCTGGTTCACCTTCTTCACAATTGCACCCTTCTATCTTAGGTACAAACATCTCATTATTAAGATTAAGTTTATTAACCAATTTATGTAAACTCATGATTTCTCCTTAATCTATAGCTTCAGCTTTTTCTATAGCTGCATCAAGACCAGCTAGTTTATCTTCGTAGTATTCAATTTGACCTTGAAGTTTAGGATCCGGTTCACCACCGGCTGCTTCTGTCTTAAGTTCTAGTAATCTTAACTCTACGGCGTTTCTAATATTCTTTAGAACTTCTAAACGTTTAAACTCTAGGTCTACGATGAACTTTCTAATATAAAGTATAGGGTTACCGATAAAGCCATTGACCTCTGGTTTATTTAATTCAGCAACTACTGATGCTTCAGGTGCACCTGAGTTAACACCATCGAATACGCCTTCAGATGGTATATTACTTATTTCGTCTAGAGCTTTCTTAATAGAAGGTTTATTTAAAACCTTAACTTTAAGATCTGGTAAACTCTTTAATGTTTTTAACACTTGCTTTTGCGGTAGCACAGAATTCTTTTCGTCTCTTATTAAAAGGTAAAGAAGTTTCATCATTACCATAATATTGATTTTACTATCTTCTACTAATCTATACATGCTATATTGTTTAAATGTCATTGTCTTAGCATTGATAGAGTTATTTAAAATGGCTTTAATAGAGTTCTCCATTTTATCTATATTTTTAAGTATATCATTTGCATAGTATTCAAAATCTTTAAGTAAAGATTCAATACTTTGACATTTTAAACCATCTTTAACTAGTCTATAAAAATTGGTTTTCTCCATATTCTTAAGGATTGGTTTGTTATCTAATAGTAATTCTACAGATGGTAGAAAATCTTCTTTTATATCTTCTTCTATACTATCTAATACCTCTAGTGTAGTAGTTTGTATTTTTGCAAATTTATTACCTGGAAATAGGCTCATTACGCTATTATAGATTTCTTGTAAACTTAACATATTTACTCCTGATTAAAATGTAGGTGTTTTATTACTAAAGAGATACTTCATCATCTCTAACATCGCATTGTTATCTTTATTACCAGATTTCATAAGTTTATTATAGCCAACATCTATACTATTTTGTAAATCTGAAATATAAATTCTACATCTCTCATTATCTTCATCTAGGATAGATAGGTTATGGGCATTCATAAGGTTTAGATAATCTTGTTTACCATTAAAGCTTGTAATATTTTTCTTAAACGCTTTTGAAATATATTCAGCATCTAGTTCTGATAAAATAACTGTATTATAAGAAGCTTCAGCGCCAGCAACACCAGCTAGCTTTTGTCTAACCCATGCAGATGTTTTTTGCTCTGCTAATGAACCTAATAATGCACCTGCTTTATCTAAACGATTCTTTTTATATTCTTTAATTAAGTCACTGCAGAATAAGAAGTCGCTTAATGAAATTGAGCCAGATCTATAAGCATACCATCTTGCTATAAAATTCTCTTTAGAACTTTTATCTTCTACAACCTTTAATAGCTCTCGTTGACTTACTACTTTAACTGTACCAACGATTGTGATAGGAATCTTAATAGACTCTGAACTACTTTCACTATTTTTAGTAATAGTTAACTCTATAGTTTTTACACAAGCTCCACTTAGATTTTCATCTAGCTTCTTATCTTTTATTACTAGTTTAGATGTTTCAACATCTTCTTGATTAAGATAAAATCTTGGTGACATAAAATCAATTTCATTTAGTGTAGTTGGAACTTTAAGAGACTCTGTACTTAAGTCATAGTCCATTGCATCAGCTGCATAAGCTAAGGCTGGAGAAGCTGCTTTACTTGCTGCTATTTTAAGTAAAGATGATGTTTTGTAATTATTAGTGCTTAAGATATCAATAGCTTCTACTGCTGACTTACCATTAATTTGCGTAAGTATTTGGAAAGCTTGTAGGTAAAAACTTGAAAATATATCTAGCGAAGCACTGACAACACTATCAAAAGCTTTACTGTTCCTTGCTTCTTCAGAAACAATAATTGTTGGTTCTACTACTAATGTTTTAAGTAGTTTAGTTATAGATCCTGTCTTTTTAAAATTTCCATTTAAAAATTTATCAGTCGCGCTTTTTTCAGCAGTATTGTCTAAATAGTCTTTAATCAGTTTCATACCGCTAGCTATAGATAAAATTTGAATAGCCATAAAATACTCCTTGAAGGGTTATTAAAAATCAAATAAGCCCGGCTCAGGCAGGCTGTTTCATGATTTCAACCCCTATCATATGGAGGTAAATAATGATAAAAAGTAGCGAAGTTTTACAAACTTTCGGTAATTTAGATAATATATTCGCTTATGGTTCTACTATAGGAAGCAGAGACGCAGCTATTTCTACTAACTTAAGAGGATTCTATCAAGGCGGTGGATTACCTACAAATACTCCTAATATGGATAGAAACGGATATGTATTTTTTACAAGACCACAATTGAATCTATCAGCTCATAACTGTATGCGTACTAGACTTTTATATAACCTATTAACAAGAGACGAAAAATCTTTACAAACTTGGGTACGTGCTACATTAGATCCAAGACTATATTCTAAACCAGATGAATTAGGAAGATCATATCATGTAGATAATACCAATCCGTTTATTCCTATATTAACAAATAATATAACATCCTTAAGTGGGTGGCCAGATCTAGTCGTACCTACTAGAACATCTCCAGAAGGTGTTCGTAAAGAAGTTCAATCTGTTGTAGATGGTGTTATGGAATATTATCAAGAGTTTGATCTTGATGCTACCTTCTATAATACACAAGAGGATCCAATAACACATTTACTTTATACTTGGGAAAAGTATATGACTTTAGTATTAGAAGGAATGGCTAACCCTTATCCTGATTTTATAGTCGAAAATGAGATGGACTATAATACAAGGATATATAGAATCATAACAGACTATACTGGTAAATATGTAAGTAAAATAGCTGCATGTGGAGCTGCTATACCTATAAGTATACCAACTTCTGATTATGCGAACTATACAAAAGATCAACCGTTGAGTACAGGAAGAAAAGATTTAACAGTTCGTTTTAGATGTAATGGAGCTATCTATTTTGATCCAGTATTATTACAAGAGTTTAACGAAACAGTTTTTATATTTAATCCAACTTTAAGAGATGAAGCCTTAAAAGGAACATTAAAATTAGTTAGTAGTAACTTTATGAAGGTTGACAGAATTTACCAACCAATGTTTAATGGTTTATTAATACCATATATAGATTTAGAAACCAATGAACTTTGTTGGCTAGTTGATACTACAAGACCAGATGCGGCTGAAGCCATTGATAAATATGAAACAGCTAAAAAAGAGAGTAGGAGTAACAGATGAGCGATTCTAAGTTAATAGAGCGTAAAGAGCTCGAAAAATATATTCATAATCCAGAGATGGTACAGAAAAAGATTTTAGACTTAATAGAGAAGGTAGATACTGATAATGTTGTTATAACATCAGCTACAAATCCATTTACTATGCTTTTAGAGGCAACAGCTATAACAACAGCTAATGCAGCTAATGAGTCTATTAACATTATGCGTGCTAAATACCCAAACTTAGCATTAACAAGAAGAGATATTAGTCATCACCTTAGTGATGATGAAATTGAAGGTTTAGTATCTAAACCAGGATTTGTAGACATCTTATTTAGGGTTTCTGTAACTGATATGTTATCTAATGGATATAGACCAAAAGATGCTAAATATGTAGAAATGACTATACCAGAACTTACTAAGATCACTGTTTATGATACTGATCTTACAACTCTTAATGATATAGTTGTTCGCTTTTACGATAATGGTATTTCATTTGTAGAAATGCAACCGAATCCTGATAATCCTCTAGCTTTAACAGATATTGGTATTATTGTTTCAACAGTAGCTCAGGATGAACAAGGTCACCCTTATATCTTTTTCGAAACTAGAGTTCAACAGCTTACTGTTAGTAACTATAACTACGCTGTTGTAGCATCTGAAGGATTTACTAAGAGTATTCCTTTTAAATCTATCGATAATAAATTTTCATATGTTTATGTAGCATATGATAATGCTAATACAGCCGGTGAAAAGATTAAGTTACCTTTAGGGTTTAACGACGAATATTTAGATCCTTATACACCTACAGCGTATATTAATATTATCGATAATGATGTTACTGATAAATTAATATTAGAGGCTATTAAAGTACATATACCAGATACCTATTTTTTACATAATAAAATCTCTGGTACTATCTATGTAGATCTTTATGAAACTAAAGGAAATGTTTATCTTCCTATCGTAGATGCATTAACTTCAGATTTTACATTAACATTAGGTAAAACAGGTAAGAATAGCTCAACTGCAGTATCTCCAAATATTAACATTATCTTAGGTTCTAGAGATGTTATAGCTAATGGCTCAACTGGTCTTAACTTTAACGAATTAAGAAATGCTATTATATTCAATACTAGAGGTGATCAAAACTTACCTATAACAGATTATCAGCTCTCTTATAATGCACAACTAGATGGTTTTAAAATTATGAAAGACTCTGATGTTCTAACAGGTAGAAGTTATGTAGCGATGAGAAACTTAGATAAAACTCCATCAACTGTTATAAGAGCATTACAAGATGTTTATTTTAATACAGTTGATATTATGTTAGAAAAATTTATTAACCATCCTCAGATTGGATTTTTCGAAGATACATTTATTCTTAAATCTAATACAGTATTTAAATCTTTTAATAGCCAAACAGAGATTGTTAGTAAAGAACAACTTGATGCTATTAAACTTTTAACAAATGAAGATAAATTAACATACTTTAGAGAAGCTAAGTTTTTTACTAATCCTTATTACTATATTATTAGTAAAGTTAAGAATTATAGTACAGCTAGAGTATATGATCTTGATAGACCTACATTAACAGATATGAGAATTGTTGGTTCTAATAAGGAAATAGAAGAGCGTTGTAATACTAACCAATACACAATCTATAAGCATCATGATGGTTTTGAAATAGTTTTAAATATTCTTAAGAACGAAGAAGCTAAAGCTATAGATCAAGCAGAACTTCATATGGTTGCTGCTATTGATTTGGTTACTAAAAATAAACTCTTTATTAATGGTACATATGATGCTACAGATGATGTCTATAGATTCTTTATAGAGTCTCCTATGTATATATCAGAAGAGGATAGACTTGTTATTACTAACGGTGAAGCTACTACCTTTAGTAACTATTCAGAATTAGTAACTAATATTAGTTTCTATATTTATACAACCGATACAAGTATTGAAGATCCTAAAAACTTCTTGAATACTGAACTTATCTTCGAAAATAGAAGACATGTTGTTATTAATAAAGAGACTATGACATTAACATTCGGTAAACGTATTGATAGTATATGGTCTAGAATAGCTGTCTCTTATACAGAACGTAAGTATTTACGTTATAAAGAAGATATTTATGCCTATTATGAACAAGATGAATTTGAGAAAGATCCTATAACTGGTCTGATTGCTACAGTCTCTGATACCGGAGTAACTATGAATCTCTTACACGAGAAGGGAGATAAGGTTCTTGACGATAAAGGAAATCATGTTATTCTACACCATAAAGGAGATGTCATCCTTAATGAGAGAGGCTTACCTATTATCGACGATATGGGAGGTGTTGTAAGGCATCTTGATATACTTATGCTAGATTATGAGTTTTATCTTGCTACTAACCCAGCATATAGTAAACATAATCTTATGTGCATTGATCAGCTTAATGAATATATGCTTAAGATACTTCCAACAAGGAATGATAAACTCTTAGAGAATACTAATCTTTGGTACAAAGCTTATAAGACAGTATTACCAATTCGTGTTAGAATTAATAATATTATCTATGGATTAAAATCAATAGTAAGTCCTAAGATTACTATCTATTATAATCAAAATACAGAATTTAAATTAAGTTCTGTAGAGTTTGAAAATACTAAGGATAAAATAGGATTTATCTTAGATAAGTATTTTGAAAACGATAAAATTTCATTAGCAGAAATAAGATCGGCTATAATGAAAGAGTTAGGTTCAGATGTTCTTAGTGTTAAGATAACTGGAATAGATAATGCTAATTCAGAACTTATCTATATCGAAGATAAGAATACAAGATTAAGCTTAGACAAAGTTTTAGTTATTAACGATTATAATCAATTGGAAGTTAAGTATAATATTGACGTTACAATACAAACACTATAATAGTCATTTCTTAAATGACATTTTACTCCTTGGGAATATAAGTAGATTGCTGTAGTTATTTATATTTCTTACAATAAAAATTAACAAAGCATAGTTAGATCCTAATGGATCTAACTATGCTATATATTTTATTTTAAAGGTGCGTTTTTTATAATATCAAAAGTTCTATCAACATTGTTACCAAGTTCTGGATACATTGGACAATCTTTAAGAATCTGAATAAGATCTCTTACTGGACATAACTCTGGATTAAGCGCATATGAATTTTCAGTTTTCGTACTAGCTAAGATCTTAAGATAATCACTAGAGTAGAAAGCGTGTTGTGCACCTCTTAAAATTTTGATAACCTCATTTAGAAGGTTACTAATACTTTCTGCTTTACCATATAGATTAACGATATCTTGGATTGTCATTGTATAACCTCTAGTGACACTTAAAGGCTCAATAGGACTTAAGAAATCTCCTATAAAGTTTACTGGTTTCATATTATCAATATCTTTATCTAGCAAGTATGCTATAATTCCCCAGCTGGCGTCATTAGCATTAACGCTATAAACTTGTCCATTCATTGTATAAGTTACTTCATTAACTACACCTGGTATATCGTCAACTGGGTGAATTAAATATTCAGGAACTACACCACCAGTAAAGAAAATATCTTTAAGGTTAGTTTCTAAAACAGCTTTAATAAACTCTACTTCAGGACCATGATCTATAAATATATCTCCATCTACTGTTGTATATTTAAACTCTTTAAGAGTTGATATAACTTCAGTTGGTATTTTCATTACAGATTCAACACCATAAGCTAGATTACCAAATAAAGCTTCTAACGACCATAAGTTATTTCTAAATATCCTAGCAGAGTTACTATTGATTTTAGTTTCAGTATCTCTAAAAGAACTTAAGATTGATGTTATTTTAACTTTAACTGGTTCTAGATTAGTAGTTGATGGTCTCATAGAGAATTTATGTATTGGAATATCCTTAGTAATGAAACCATTATAAGTTTCGCTACCATCTAGATCTGCTACCATACTTTCTAAAGACAAAACATCTTCTGCCGATATAGCATTAGAGACTGTAATAGTCTCTAATTTATCTTCTAACACTCTTTTTAATTCTTTATTCATATGTGTCTCCTTATAGCTTCACTGTTTTCAACATATTGGAAGCTACATATATTTCGTTTGCATTAAGATCTTCTAATAGTTCATTAAGTTTTTGTTCTTTATAAGATGCAGTATCTTTAGCAAAATATTCTGTTAATTTACGTAATTTACTATTTGCAAGACTTTCTAATATAGGCTTCATTTCAGCATCAATGTCTTCTATATCTTTAAGGATAGCTTTCTTAACATTTATATCAGTAACCCAGTTTAGCCTTCTAATAGTTGTGTTACGTATCTTCTTATAACGTCTATCGATATTATCGTAGAAGCTACCTCTATCTTTAAACATTTCATAAACAGACGATGCAGATTTTGAAGTTAAAAAGTATCCTACGAATATGCTTATGATTAAAGCAATTCCACCAGTAAATAGAGCAGCACCAGCTGCTATAGCACCGACTTGGATAATGCTACCAAGTAGTAAACTCCATGCTAAAGTACCCATAATAAGACTGGTACCTATATCCGATCTAAGATCATCTAGACTATATTGATACCTATCATATCTAGTAGGGTCTACACCTTTATAAGTCTTTTGTAATCCAGATATAAATGCTCTACCTAAACCAAATCTACTAGCAAATTCATCAGATGATGCTTCATTATTTGTTAGGAATCCAATTGTCTCTTGTGTATATGAACTACCTCTAATAATATCTTGGTATGCCATTAGTGTTGCAGCCACTATATTATTAGGTAGGTTTTTAGGCATATCTAATTTGGTCTTATTATAAAATATTCTAAGAGTTTCTACTGGCGTTTTATTATTACTACCATATTCTTCTCTTAAAACATCATTTAGAGTATCAACATTAGCGTAAAGTCTCATTAGGTTCTCTAGTCTGTACCAGTTATGACCAAACTCATGTAGTAAAGCACCTAATTCTTCTTCTGGTGTTAATTCATATACTGATGTATCATGATACCAGTCTACATTAATATAGACACTATAGTTCTTAGGTGGATTAATAATCTTAGCATTTTTAATATCTAATGTTAATCCTGTCTTTTTAATTTGGTCTAATAGTGAATAATAACTAATATTAGCTAGATCTTTAAACCACTTATTTACATCGTTGTATTTAGGGTCACTTAGATCAATATTTCCATTAACCATATTATCGTAGAACTTAGGATCTTTTTCTTTAAATTTTTCTAGAACTTCATATGTTCCGAATAGGTTATCGAATTTATTTGTATCATATCCAAACGTAGGACAGTTGGTAATGGTATAGGCATCATAAGTATTATTCCAACCAAAGATAACTTTTACTCCAAATCTTTTAGAGAATATATCTTCTAGTTCTTTAATAGCTACTAAGCCATCGCCTTTATTAAGGTTACTATTGTCTACACCACATTTATCAAAAACATTTTGTATAGCTGCTTTAGCAGCCTCGATGAAAGGCTTATCATTTTGATAAGCTATCATCTCTTGGTTAAGTTTGGTCGCTTCAGCTTCTTGCGTAACTTTCAGTTCTCTCTCTTCTGTTAGTCTTTTAGTTAATTTCTTTAAGCTCATTTTTCATTCTCCATTAAGGTTTGTTACCACTGGCTACTTCTAGGTGTACTCCATCTAGTAGGACGATGTTCTTCCATTTTTTATCTTTAGTTAGCTCATCTACATTATCATTATACAATAACATTGATTTAGTTACAAATAATGTATCAGCTTTATATTCTGTACGTTTAGTAGCAGATACCCATACTAATGTACCTGAAGTACCATCAGCAACTTCGCCTTCTATTCTAATAGATGTATATTTATAAGGGTTATCTATTACTATAGTTCTACCAGCCGGAACAACTAGTTCAGTTACAACATTCGTTTGTATATCAGCAGTGCCATTAGTAATATTAGCATATCCTTTAGTCTTATAGATATATACCTCTTGCGGATCTAAAGGAGCTGAACTTATTCTATAGATATTTCCATTATTGGCTCTTAATGTCCTTAAATACATTCTACCGTCTTCAAAGTCATTATTTAAATTGGTTATTAATTTAGTAGCAGGATCGTAAATTAATATACTTTGATTCTCAGCTACTCCAGCACCTTCAGAGTTATTAAAGAACGCTACTTTACCATCTTTTCTCATAACACCATGCATGTTATACCAAGATCTAGTATCAGTATTAAATTCACCTACTTTAGTAAAGGTTTGCTCTTTAATATTATAACGATAGATAAACTCATTGGTTCTTATCATATCTTTTGGATCTGGTTTATCTAACTCTTCTTTAGATACACCTCCAAAGACTAAAAAGTTTTCATTATCTAATAAACACATAGAGACATAAGAGAATGCCTCAAATGGCAGATCAGCTTCTTTAGAAGTTGTCATAGTTGCAGTATCTAACTTATAAAGATTAAGTTTAGTAGGAGTTTTAAATGTTCCTTCTTTATGTGGTATATAATAAACGTTATTGTCTATTGTTGCGACCATAGATCCACTAACACCAGTTGAACCTAATTGTTTAGTAGGGTTAGCCGAACCCTTAAGATCGAATATAATATTCTGGGTATCTACACCATACTTAAGGAAAACAGATTTACCTAAACCTTCTTTATCTTTATCAGATTGTAATTCAGTTCTGTTAATAATCATATCTCCATTATATAATGGAATAATATTTGTACTCCAGTTACTTAATGGTTTATTATCTCCAATATTCTCAGTACCTTGAATATCGTCGATATATGTTAATAACCCAGATTCTATTCTGTAATAAGCTAGACCTTTAAATACCTCATTATCAGATTTTGGTAATACAAAACCACCTTGGTTAAATAGTTCTCTAACCATTAGGTATTTAACTCCTGGCTGGATTATCTTTTGGCTATATTCATAACCTTCTGCATATTCTGTATTAGCATTTAGATCATAGACATTATTACCTCTACCTACTAAAATAGCATCTAGTTGCCAGTTAGTATAAACACCTGGATCATACTGAAGTCTTGACCATATGTAATAGATCTCCCCTTCTCTTATATTAGCAGGTACATGAATCTTAGGATATAGATGTGTATTATTTAAAGATTCTGAAATAATAGCATCCTCTTTATTCTTTAAGATAACATCTACAGATATAAATTTATTAATATGTAAAGATACAGATGTCAATAACTGTCTATTGGCTATAAACTCAGATTCTATATTAAGAGTATAAAGATTCTGTTGGTCTAACGAACTATTATAAACATAAACTCCAGGATTACTATCTGCATTAGTAGTACTATGATGTTGACATTTTATAACATAGACTTTATTATAGTCATAGTCAGCTTCGTCTATCTCTAGTTTGAGTTTAAGTTCTTTAGAACGTTTCCTTTGGAATAGTACTTTACCATCACTATCTGTTATAGTCCAAGATGTAGAGTCATGATCTCCATAACCTATAAATACTTCCATAGGAGAAGATTCTATTTTTATAATATCTCTAGAACCTGTACTATCTTTAGTTATGAAAAGTCTAGGAGTTGCTAATATAACATCAGAAACTTTAAAACCTTCCATATCACCTTTAAGGTTAACAACTGATGACCATCCGGTATCTGCTCTTCTAGTTCCATTAGAAGTTATAATTTCATAATGTAATTTAAATCTGGCATAAAGCTCAGTATCTTCTGTTATACCAGAAACCTGAGTCGTATATCTATTAAGGTTAACAGTATCTTCTATATTCGAAACTATTATATCTTCTTCTTTACGTACGTTGTTACCAATAGTTTCAAAATATGGAGACCGGCTAACTTCATAACTAGTAGCAATATGTCTCATACCACTACCAGCTGGTATTACAGGTATCTCTGGTAATATTTGTAAATCTCTTACCATATTATTTCCTTTTTAATATTATAAGTATTAAGGCTTAGCGTTGAACTTCATACCTATTTTATCACTGTCGGTATGGATGTCATCTTCACCATCTTCGGTTATTAGAACCTCTTGAAATGTCTGTGTACCAATAGCTACTTCGCTCCATGGAGAATAAAAAATAGTTTTAGTAGCATCACACTTCTCATTAACTTCTTCATCTGTTGCATAACTAGGAAGATCAAAATCATGTGGTATAACACCAGCATAGACTCTTCCTCTAGCATAAAGTTTATCTAGGTTAGTATAATATGTTCCATCTGGTCCACCAATTTTAGGCAATGCGGAACTCCATGATTCTAAATGCTCCCTATTGAAATAAGTTGCGTCTACGATTTGTTTAAAATCTGGATCTAAAGCGATTTCAAAAGACGCAGCAACTTGAGGTCCACCAGATCCTATATCATCATAGTGCTTAAGTACAATATCTCCATTATCATCAAGCACTTCAAATTTTTTAAAGCTTACAGTAGCCATCTAGACTCCTATATTAAAAATTATTTTTATTTAGAGTCCTAGCTATATAGGACCCTAAGCATCAGAAAATCCGAATAACCTGATTTACCAAACAATATAAAAAAAGAGAGTAAGAGCATTAGCTCTTACTCTCTGAATAGATAGCTCATTTTTAAAGGAGGTTAACATGGACCGCTTATGGTTCGAAAATAAACGGTCAACTATCTATATAGGGCTTACTCTAGATGACTGACTTAAATATTCCTATAAATAAGGAGAATAAAAATGGACATTCTTAAACCCTATGAAACAACAACTGGAAAATTAACTAATATTAAGCCTATTATATCAGCTCTTATGGACTATATAGTTCGTAATGGTATAAAAGATGAATTAGCTTATGAATTTTATATTGGCGATATTGACCTATATATTATTACTGGAAAAAATGAAGAGGAAAAAGCGCTACCTGTTTTTGATCAACCACTGTTCTTTAATAACTTAAGAAATGCACCTTCAGTAGCTCTTGATTTTAGACCATATGTAAATTATGCTATGGTTAAAAATGGTATTAATAATCTTAGAGACGTTATGAGAGATAAGAACTCTGGTAACTTTCTTTTACTATTAACTCTTTTATATCTTAGAACTGAATTCTCAGTATCTGATATTAGACCGGTATTAATTAATGCTATGTCAGCTTTCGCTTCTATAATGTCAGCTGCAGTTAGTAAAATAACTATCTTAAATGCACCTGATAAACTTAATCTAGAAATAGCTTCTGCAGTTTATGCTTATACGTTATTCTTTCCTAATAATAAGATTTCAGAAGATGTAGAAAAGATAGTTGGGTCTCTTAATAAAGTTAAATTTTCTTTCCCAATAGATAGACGAATTTTACAAGAGAAAGTTAATCTTTTAAGTAGTGTAGATAATACATTAGTTGGAACAGAAAAGCTTAAAGCACTTATAGATGTTGTGTTACCATCTGATGTAACAGACATTATAACTATTAATGCAATTTTTAGTATATTAGATAATAGCTGGTATGGACCAGGTACTACTAGATCTGTATATATTGCATTTGAGTCAATCCCAATGTTAATTGGCTTAATATATGGTGTTGGCGCTTCTACTATGTTTAAATCTAGTAAGATAGCAGCAATCTTAGAAGCTAAAAGAAGACAAATCGGAATAGATGATGTCGTTCATTATCTTAATAATACATTTATTAAAAAGGAATTAGGTAAATTGCTCTAATGTTTATTTAATATTAATAAGGATAATTCATGTTAGAGAAAGTAAAAGTAGTTTATAAAGCTATATCCTTCTTCCTTATGAATGTCATGATGAGAATGGTATACGCTCTTTTCCCTATATATCCAGCATGGTGTTATAAACATGCTTTAAAAGCGAGAGCCATAGTTTATGGTTATTGGATAATATTTAATCCGAAACGGTTATCTAATCTTTTAAGTTCTAATGCTACAACAATTGACGGTTGGGATAAGGTTACCAAAGATGATATTAACGTTATAGAAATTAAAGTACATGATCGATTTGGGTTCCATGCTAATCTCTATATTAAAGATTATCGTCAAATGGATGTTGCTAATAGATCTATCTTTTTTAAGATCTATTCTTATTTAAGATATTTATTTTGGTACTATAGCATTTGGATATGGCTAGATGACGACAATAATATTAATGGATTAGATTTACGTATATTTAATAGTGATTCTAAACTATACGAAAGCCTTAAAAACGAAACGGCTGTATATGTAGCAGATGGTGCTAGAGTATATACATCAGTTTTTGATTTTTCTTATATACAAGAGCCTAAAATACTGGCTCTAGATAAAATTATGTATTCGGTATATAACCAAGAGATGAATAACTATATGCGAGATAAAGCGGTCTATAAAGACTATAGAACCACTATGGTTATGGGTATAGGATTTAAGATTAATCCTTTATATAATCGTTCAGTTGTTAACTTTTTTGGTTGGGATGTATTTAAAAATAAAGACGGAATATAAGTTACAGAGAGGATTGATACCAATCCTCTCTGTAACCTTTTTATATGTTAATTAAAATTAAGCATACATTATTTATATAAGAAGTACATTACTTTTGAATAATATTCTACAAGGAGAATAAAATGATAGTTTGTTTAGAAGGTATAGATGGTAGCGGTAAAAGTACTGCGGCTCAGAATTTAGCTACTGAAATTAATGGGTTAAATATCCGTTTTAATGGCCATGGAATACGTAGAGAAAATACTGCATATGCCACAGTATTTAGTATTTCCGATTTTGCTAATCGACTTGCGAGAAGTGGAGATTTAGAAGACGCTTTATGTAATAACTATGGCAGTATTAGTCCTAATAATTTTAAAGACGACTATGAAGCCTATAATAATATTAAAGGTAAACTAGCAGATAGTAGTTTTTCAAACCTTATTATAAATTGTGCTAAAGACATTCAATCGGCATTGAATAGATTAAATAGTGGTGATAAAAGTCCAAGCGCTTATGATAATTTAGCATTACAGTATTTAAAAATGGGTAACTTAATAACTCCTATTTTAGAACATTATGACGAGTATGGGCATTACATTATATTGGATAGATGGGTGTGGAGTACTATAGCATATAATGCCGCTATACCAAATACATTATTTTCTAATATAATAGATAGTAAAGAACCTACTAATGATATTATTAACAGAGAAGAAAAAGCAACGAACGCTCTTAATAATATTCTTAAACCAGATTTGACTATTTTATTAGATATTAATACACGTTTGGCTACGCATCGAAGAACATATAGAGGTGGATCTGAAACTGTATTAGAAAATGTAAGATACCAAGCTCTTGTAAAAAGTGCATATGAATCATTACTTTACTTTAGTCATAAAGCGCTACGAAAGTTTTTAACTAAAAGATTCGGAGATAGTGTTTTTCCTAATAATATTGAAGTAGTTATTCCTAATGAATATACATCTGAGCCAGGTGATACAGTTAGAGCTGTTATCGATAAGTTTTTCAAATACTATAGATAGAAGAAATAGTACTAGTAACTTTAAAGTTACTAGTACTATACTATTTTTTATTTTTAAAAGAAGTACCCATAGAGATAGGATTTAACCTATCTCTATGGGTACATTCTCTTTTTCTTTTGTTAGATGATCGGAATACCGATTAATGGACCACTAATCCATTTGTTATCTAACAAGAAAGGTTGGTGATTTATAATGATTATCATAAAAGCAATTATGTCTTTCATAGAACGTTTAATAATAGTCGCTGGCTCTATAGCCACAATATTAGCGTATCTATATAGATAAGTTTATCCTCTAGAGTTTTTACTCTAGAGGTTGATAATACATTATTTAAGTCCATTATTTTTATAGTCTCTATCTATAGACCGCAATATAGGTCTATAGATAGAGCTTGTTATTTGTTATGTCTGAATTGCCGTATAACGTACGTATACATTAAGGCGATTGAAATTCTTACGTAAGGAGACCAATATGAGTCTTGCAAAACAAGTTAAAAAACTTAACCTTGAGTCTGAGAACACATCGTTCATAGACGAGGAAGTTGTAGTTCCTTCTATAGAAGAGCAACTAGAGGCTGAGGAAGCTGAAGCAGAACTAGTTGAAGTTCTTGACGAAGTTGAAGAGAACCAAGATGCTCTAGAAGAGAGTGAAGAGGTTGAATCTGAAATAGACGAGCATATCGCAGAAGCTGAGGCTACAGTTGCTGAAGCTGAGGGTGCAGTAGGTGATGCTAGTGCAGAAGCTGAAGGTCCAGCCGCTGAAGAGGGTGAAACACCTGCTGAAGCTAGTGAAGATACAGATGGTGGCGAAGTAGCTCCTGAAGAAGTTGCTGATGCTGATGCTCCTGAGTCTGTACTAGATGAAAATGGCGAGCTTCCAGTTGAGGAAGTTGTAGCTGCTCAAGAAGCATTACAAAACCTATTGAAGAGAACAGGTTATACACTACCAAATAGAATCACTGTTTCTAGAGAAGATGTTAGAAGCAATCCACTTGAAGCTTACAAAATGAACCTTGAGGATTGGAAAGAGCTTAAAGAGAAAGTTAAATCTGGTGCTGCAAAAATTTGGGAAGCTATTAAGAAAGCATATGCTTGGATTAAAGAGCAAATTGCTAAAGTATTCCCATCTAAAGTACAAAAAGTTAAAGGTATTATAGCTGGTCTTAAAGATTCTAAGCTTTCGGATGCTGAGTTTAAAGAGAAAGCTAAGGCTGTTATCGAAGGTCTCAGTACTAAGCAAACAGCTATACTTCAAATCCTAAATGAGCAAGGTTTCGGCTATTTCTCAGCTGCGGTAAACACTCTTAAAGCTGACGTAATGAAAGCTAGCGCTGACCTTACTAAATTTAGATTTTCTAAAGAAGTTTTCCTACCAACTAATGATGGCATTTTAGTATATAAAACTAATGATGTTGGCGGCGGAGCATTTACAGATATAAATACTATCGAGATTAACAAATCAAAAGCAACTCTAGGCGGTGTTGCATCAGTAGCACAACTAGGACAACAGTATATCAACTTTGTTAACACTGTTGGTACAACAACTAAAGCTATTGACGAGCTTCTTAAGAAAGCTGAAACTGAAGATGACAAACTTGCAGCCGATATTACTAAGGGCGTTGTAAAAGTTTGCACATCTTGGATTAACTACTGCAATAAAGATTTCTATCTTCTTGTTGTTAAATTTGCTAAAATTGCAAAATAATAATAGGTTAGCATAAACTTTTTATATCAGATACACTAGAGATTATTCTCTAGTGTATCTGATGACTTTTTAATATACAGATATTAAAAAACAGTAACCAAGAATAGGAATCCATGAAACATTATTAACTAGCGTACGTAATGGGTTAATAATGTAAATAAATACCTTATAAGGAGAAAACTATGGCTTTAAATAAATTAGTTAAAAAGCTTAACTTAGAATCTGAAGAGATCGACGTCTCTGAAGTAGAAGACCAAACAATTGACGATGTAGTAGAAGCTGATGTTAATGCATCTGAGCTTCAAGAAGCTACTAAAGAACTTGAGGACCTTCAAGACGATTTTGAAGAGGGCGAAGCTACAGCAGCAGAGCTTCAAGAAGCTATTGATCATACTAAAGAAGTAATCGCTAAAGTAGAAGAAGCAGCTGAGGAAGGCAAAGAAGCTGAAGTTCCTGTAGAGGAAGTAGTTGCAGCTCAAGAGTCTTTAAAATACTTTTATACTAAAATAGGTTTTGATAGTTCTGATATGGTAACAGTATCTAGAGAAGATATAGCTACCGGATCACTAGAGGCTTATAAAAACATATCTGCTAACCTAGAGCAGCTACAAGTTAATCTTGAAGGCGTTATGGGGGATATGATAGAGAAAGCTAAATCTGGTTTTAAAAATGCTAGTGAAAAACTAAAAGCCGCTTTTGGCAATGCTCGTGCTGTTGCACAAGTTCTTAAGAAAGAAATTGCTACTTTAGAAAATGATGTAGACGCTACTAAAGCTGGAGAAATAGTTAGCAAAGAATTTAAAAATTCTGGTTTTGCTGCAGATCTTTACGCTAATGGTGATGTATCAGCTGTTCTTGCATATGCTGATAATGTTCAGAAACTAGTTAAAAACGTTACAGATAACAATAAAGATGCAACTAGTGGTATAACTAGTGCTAAACTTGGTGGCGAGCTTAATAACAAAGCTGGCGAGTTAGTACGTGAATATGCTAGCGATAAATTTAGTGCTGTAACTGGTGGCGCGTATGCTAAGAGCAAAGGTGGCATAATTATAACATTCGTCGACGCAAAAGATCCGGGCCTTTGGGAAATTATGAAAAATAACCTAAATAACATGATTGGTAATGCTAAAGCTATTAAAGAAGATTATGTTAAACCATATGCACCAAGAGATCTTAAACTTAGCAAACAAGACGCTTTAAAACTATTAAATGGTTTAGAAGCAGTTGCTAAACGCTATGAAACAGTATTTAAAGAGAATGGCGGTCTAACTAACTTGCTATTTAGCGGAAACGCGATTAAAGTATTGGGTGGTATTAGTAGTGGTGACGCTGGCGCTACAGGAACTGTAAATAATCTTTATAGAGCATGGAGAATTGGTCTTAAAGCAGCTTCAGTTGGTATTAGTGTTTCACGTGGATATACTGATTATGTTAAAAAATATACAGCAGCTGTTATAAAAGCTTCTAAATAATACATATAGTTAGAGTACTAGTACTCTAACTATTTTTTTTTTCAAAAAGGAATAAAAAATGGGATTTTATAAATCTAAAAATAAAGTTAACCAAGAGTCTGCCGTATTGGATTCTTTTAAAACTGATATTAAAATGCTGCCAGCTAAAACTAACAAAATAATATCCATAAAAGATCTAACCTCACAAGCGCTAAGCGATAGATTAAATGGTAATTTGATGCTCTTCAAAGGGAAATTAATTAATTTTAAATTTTTCATAAATCGCTATAAAGAAACCATATCTAATTTAAATCGAATGTTAAGTAATATAGATAAATATGTAAAAATGGATAGCGAAGACAGCTATAAACTAATACTACAGAATATAGCACATGTAGAGCGCGAATTTAACCAATATACATTAGGCGAAAAAGAGCTGGATACTATGGTGCGTTCTGATAACGTAGATGGTATATATTTAAAAACATATGCTATGTATACTACTATTAAAAAGGACAATAAAAACCAAAATGCAAGATTAGTAATTGACTTTGCAACATTTGGTTATGATACATCTAACGAAGGTGGTATTTACGGGTTTATGGAGGAAAGTGATGATTGGGTTACAACTGTTACCAGCATTAATATTACTTCCGCTGGCGCTATAGTTTCTGGTACTATAGATCTTAATAAACTATATGATGCTGTTTTAGATGCTTATAACTATTATAAAAAAATAGATGTTATAAAGCTTAAACCATTTAAAACTGGTACAACTGAATACAAAATACAATATGTTATTAGCGATGTTGTAGACAGAACTGTAAACGCTTATAAAAATTTATTAGATAACATTATATCCATATATAAAGAGTTGGCTAATTTAGACATTAGTGTTTCTACAGAATCTGAAAATACTGAATTATCTTCAAATGTTGATATACCGTCAGAGGTAGATCCAGAACTAGCGGTTCAAGATTTACAAGATGCTACCCAAGAAATAAATGCTTCTATAGATGCAGCAGAAGAAAGTGAAGCCCTTGAAGCCGATGCTAATGATGAACTAGAAGCCATTGAGGATCGGTTAAAATCTGGAGATCCGATTGATCCAGTTGAAGTTGCTATAGTTAATGAATCTATTCAAAACTATTGTAAGGCTATGGGTATAGAGCGTAAAAATGCATCGATCTCGCTAGAAGGCATTAAGACTGATAGTAGAACAACAATGGAAGGTTTAAAAGTAGAATTAGAAGATCTTGTAACAGAGATTAAGAATTTTGCTTTTATCATTTGGAGACAAATCGTTAAGCTTTTTAGTTGGCTATACGAAGCTATTAAAAATGTTTTTAGCGATAAAGCTAAAAAACTTGAAAGTAAGTATAATACTCTTCTTAAACTTTCTAACGATATGGATAAAAACAGAGAAGCAACTAGTAAATTCTTAGAGAAATACCCAACTCGATTTACAGGTGTTTACAATGTATTTCCTAATGTTGATAAATTTGCATATATTAGTAAACTTTATCGTTCTATAGATAGAAATGCGATGTCATTAGCTAACTATATAACAGGTAGGAATAATGATAACGATACTATTCAAAAGATGAATCCGCTTGGCACTCTTATTAGTAATTTAAAAGAGATCAATCCAGATTTCATACGTAGTGCAAATATTAAAGATGCTTATAACATGGCTGTTGTTGGATTACATACTAGTGGCCCTACTATTGAGATACGTTTTGCCAGCTTAACAGGTGAAATGAATACTACTATATTAACAAGACATGAATATCCGTCTTCGCTAATAATTTCACCATCTTATCTTGGTGTTTACATAAATGCTTATCTTGCCGCTTATAAGTTAGGTAAGGAAACCGCGGATAATATAGATAGGAAATTTGGTATTAAGGCTAATAATGACCCTAGAACCGAAAATAAGATTATACTCACTGCTTGCAGACTATTAGTAAAAACATTTGTAGGAATGCACACTACAGTAATGAACGATCTATACTATTTCCTAAAAGCGGCGTCAGATGTTGTAATCAGAACTTATAAATAAGGAAATGATATGGCATTAAATAAAATGGTTAAAAAACTTAATCTAGAAAATGAAGTTGAAGAAGTAATAAACGAAGAACCAGCTACTATAGAAGATGTAGTCGAACAAGATATTACTAACTCTGAATTCCAAGAGACTTCTAAAGATCTTGAAGAGACTATTGAAACATCTGATGAATTAGAATCAGTAGGTTCTGAAGTTCAAGAAGAACTAGATGCTGTTAATGAGAGATTAGAATCAGAAGAGCCTATAGATTCTGTAGATGTAACTGTAGTTAATGAATCTATTCAACACTATAGTAAATTATTAGGCCTAACAAGAGAATCTGTTAATCTTTCTTTAGAAGATGTTAGAAATAACAGTAGAGAATCTATGGAAGGCCTTAAAGTAGAGCTTGAAGGCATCGGAGAAAAGATTAAAGAATATGCTAAGAAAGCTTGGGATAAAATAGTCGAACTTATAAAACAGTTTATTAGCTTTTTATCTCAGATTCGTAGCTCTTTAAGTAAAAGAATCCAGAATATTATTACTAATGGATTAGAAATTCCGGATAAGGAATTCGAACTTACTAATAAAGAAAGAACGGTTCTAACATTTGGGTTTAAGTATCTGGTGGATTCATATACTAAAGCTATAGACACTCTTTCGCTAGCTGTAGGCAAAGCCGGTGAAAAGCTTCTTAAAATGGATCCTAAAACTAGTTCAGACGAAGCTACACGTATCGCAGAAGAAGCGGGTAATATTATTAGAGATATGGCTAATAAGTTAAAACCAGAGGATAACAATCCTAATATCAATATGAAATATTTAATAATGATAATGAAACCCCAAATTACTGGAAAGAACGAAAAACTATTGGTATTCCTTCCTACTACCGCTGATGATGAAGCTGGTACTATCGAAGCAATTGCTGTATTTGTAAGTTCAAAGAGTGGTAATACAGGAGTAGTTAAGCATGATAGAGTCCACTTTAGCGATATTAAAAACGCAAAAGAGTACAGTGCTTTTGTAGATAAAGTTTATAGGGATAAAGAATACCTAACTAAAGAAGTTAATGTTCTTAAATCAGCATTAGATATGAATAAGTCATATTTAGATAATCTCTTTAATTTAGGTACTTTGATTGCTAAAAGACAAGACCAACATATGTCTACACGTACTTTAGAAGATACAAATAATCAATCTCCTATTTATTACGGGGAACTAGAGCATTGTAAAGGCGTTATTAAAGCTGTGCTAACTCTAGGTAAGAATTATATAGGTACTGTTGACTGCTTTGTTAAATATATCGAAAAGCATTTTATAAATCGTTCAGATAGTAAAGATATTGTTTCGGCTTAAAACGAACAATTTAAATACGGCTAGAGATAACTTTAAAGTTATCTCTAGTTGACTATTTTTATTCGCATTTAGTTATATATTATTTATATAGTAAACTAAAAACTTAAGGAGTTAATAATGTGTACTGAACATGAGTTTCAAAAAGAGATGTCTGTAGCCAAAGACTTAATGGAGACATATAGATTTTTTAAACCACATTTAGAAGGTATCAATGCTTTCGATTTAGGAGACGAACAACTTGATAAACTAGCTAATGATGCTATATCGGTTATATTAGAAAAGTATCATAATTTTCATACTGATTCTAAAGAGATACAAGTATATAATTATGAATGGACACCTAAATTTGCATATACTAAAAATCTATTACAAAATGAAGATATTAAACTAATTGATAGTAGTTTGAAATCTGAAATAAACATTTGGATTCTAACAGCATTAAATGCTTTTATAATATATGCTTTTAATAATCAAATAGGAGATGATGAAGAAAAATTCAAATCGTTAGTCACGTCGGTAAGATTATTTCTTACACAACTTATAGAAGAAGAAAGCATATATAAGTTTGTAGAGAATGTTTCTGAAAGTGAGACACTTGAGGATAAAGTAGATAGACTACTAGCATGGTTAGAAAATATATTACCATTCGGTCTTTCTGTTATTGACATGTTTAATAACGAACATGTGGCTAATTATCCTGGTGAACACATATATCCTACTGTAGTTTATGAAACTATTGAAGGTAATACTGCTGTGTTTTATGTTACCAATATATGACTACAAGAACATGCAGTATATAAAAAGTCTTAAAATCTAAGGAGTTAATTATGGCAAAAGAAAACAATACTAATGCCTATTTAGATCTTCTAGAACAATACAATATTTATCTAGAAGGTGAGAAAATGAATGGTAATAGCGCAGTCTATGCAGACCAAATGTTTCAAGTTCTTGTTCCTATCTTTGGGAATACTAAAGAAAAACTTGAGTCTAATCAGCTTGATATAGGTTTTATATTCTATAGTAAGTCAACTGATGAATATTATGCTAATCTATTACAAAAAGCTTTTATTAGACCATCTTGTATAACAGAAGATGATGAATATACTTTTGATCGTGCTGTTTCTAGTTATTTATATCTTATACTGATTAAACAAAACACTGATCTTACAGTTAATGATCTCATTAAGCTTTTAAGAACAGTTCTAGTGGTTGACATTGAGGATAAAAATATTGAAGAGTTAACATCTTGGTATCTTAATTCCCTATCTGGTGTTATATCCTATATACAAGATAATATTAAAAAGAGAAGTGAAGATACTAATCCAGCTTATCCTATAGAAGTTCATTACGAACCTGATTTAGAACGAATAGGCGTTACTTTTGTTTATAAACAACAATAAATTTAGATCTCTAGAGTTAAAACTCTAGAGACTATTTTTTTTTTTGTTTTGTTCTATCAACACTTTACAACTTATTGAGTAAATTATACAAGGAGATAAATATGGCTGGAATATTCGAGTTCGCTATGAATAACCGAGCTATGCCTAAGATCTATATACCAATAGGTTGCCTTATGGATATACCAACAGCTTCTATTATAACAGGAGCTAAAGGTGAAACTATTTTTAATGGTGGTTTAGGTCAGGTTATAGGTGTAGTTGGAGCCGGTAATAACTTTAAAAGTACATTGATACACTATATGACACTTTCAGCTGCTAGTAAAATAGCAGAGGCTACTAAAACATATATTTTAACCTATGATACTGAAGTTAATATTAGTTTTGACCGTTTAGAGAGATTTGCATCAGAATTTCCTTCATTAGGAGAACAACCTATTCTTGGTAATGATCCTATGTGGACTATTATGGATAAATCTAATATGCCTGCTAATAAATTTGGAGATAATCTATTTGAATATATGGATCAAAAAGTAGCTGATAAGAAAGGTTATGTAACTATTGAATGTATGTTAGACCCATATACTCATAAACCTATGTCTATACCAGTTCCTACGTTCGTAGAGATTGATAGTTTTACAGAGTTTGAAGCAGCTTCAGTAGCTGAAATGCTATCTGGGGATCTTGACGCTAAAGATACTAATACTTACGCTATGAAACAAGGCGGTTTTAAAACTAAGTTTTTAAGTCAGCTCCCTGGTAGATGTCCGCAATCATCAACATATGTTCTAGTTACAGCACATACTGGCGACAAAGTCAATATGGGTTTACAACCATGGGAAGAACCTTCTAAGAAACTTCAGTTCCTTAAGACTGGTGATTCTATTAAATCTGTTGGTAGTAAGTTTAGTTTCTTAACTAACATTGCTTATCAAGCCCATACTGGTTCTGCATTCTATAACCAAGGTACTAAAGGACCAGAGTATCCTAAAGACCCTAATGACATTTTAAAATCAGATCTTAATAAAGTTACATTAACAACACTAAGATCTAAATCAGGTCCTTCAGGTGGTAACATAGAAGTTCTTATTTCACAAACAGAAGGTGTTCTTCCTACTTTAACAGAGTTCCATTACCTTAGACAGAATAAATCAGGAACACCTGGTTTTGGTATATCTGGTAATGATAGAAGTTATTCTCTAGATCTTTATCCCGATGTTTCATTATCTAGAACAACAGTACGTAGTAAAATAGACAATGATCCTAAACTTAGAAGAGCTATTAATATTACAGCTGAATTACATCAACTACCTATCTATCATAGGGTTATTTTAGATACTGATCTATACTGTACTCCTGCTGAACTCTATAAAGATCTTAAAGAGATGGGATATGATTGGGACGTTCTTCTTAATACAAGAGGGTATTGGACATTGAACCAATATTCACATCCGGTTCCATATCTAAGTACAGTTGATCTTCTTAAGATGAGGAAAGGTTTATACAAACCTTACTGGATGGATAAACCAGAAACTAAGAAGAAAAAGGGAGAATAAAACTATGAATCAGTATGATGTATTGTTTCAAGATGTTAAGACTTTAGAAACTAAACTACATACTGTAAATGCGGAAACCCAAGAAGAAGCATGTAGTAAGGCTTCTTCGCTAACTAACGAGCGAGAACATAAACATTATAGGATAGTTAAGGCTGAATTAGTAGAAGTGTTTACTATTTTAGCATCGCCATTAATTCGGATTAAGGATTTATTATGCAAGTGAATGACTCTAAATTTTCTTTAGAAAGTAAAACTCTTAGTAGTGCTGTCTCTACTTCTATGGTAGATGTAGATTTAGACCAAATTCAAGCACAGGCTCAAGAGCCTAAAAGATTAACTTCTGAAGATTTTTTTAATAAACAAGAGGGTGACCTCGATTTAACGAATGAAGTATATAAAGCTATTGAAAATATTATAAATAAAGAAGCAGCTGGGTATTTTATAAACGATCCAATTATTGTAACTACTAAAGGAACAGCGTCTATTTATCAGCGAGTATTAATAAATAGATTTTTTGTACAATTGTTAACAAGAGCTAAAGCCTATTTAGACCTAGAAGGTGTAACTATGGTATTTACAGTTCTAACTAATAACGGAACACATTTACCGTGGCTACAGGAAGTTACAACTGTTGTTATACCATATTTACAAACTAATAATGTTTTTGGATTCTTTATAGATGTTCAAAAAGAGCTTGATAAAAACCTATCTAAGTCTGAATAAGACTTAGATAGGTGACTTTTTATATTTCAATGTTTGGAGTAATGTATGTTAAATCATGGTGAAAAACAATTTATTTTTATTTATTTAGGTATCATTATATTAACTATAGGTGCATCGTATTTAGATTTTTCATGGTCTGCAGATTTAATAACATCAGGAACTATACTTATCGTTCTTGGAGCTTGTTTCTTAATAATTAAATTTTTTCATATGATAATTAAAGTCATAAGATGGAATAGGAAATCAAAATGACACCTAAAAGAAAATCAGTACAAGACTATATTTTAAAATATGTTGGAGCTATAGTTTCTGGTAATGAAAATGTTAAACTTTATGAAGATCTTTTTAGTAGAATGACAGATGAAGAATTTGATACCTTTATGCAACGTATGAAAAAAGGTGAAGTTCATATCTCTGTTGTAGTTCCTAATGATGGTAAAGTTAGAGTATCTGTAGAGAATAACTTTAAGGTCGCTAACCAGTTAGGCCATAAGTTCTTCCAAAGAGTTAAAGTTACTAATCACCCAGATTATCCAGATCATCTTCTTCCGGTTGAATCATTAACAATGGTTTTACCTATAAGAAGGGCTCAACAGCTTCTAGCTAAGAAAATATCTATACCAGAACACAATATGTCTATAGATAACTTAACTGGTCAAGTAGCGGGTAAATCTAGAAGTTCTAAACTTACTTATCCAGAGCAACAAATGTTACTAGCTATGGATATGAAAGATACTGCAACTGAAATGGTTCGTGTTCGTGGTGGCGATGTTAGAGCACAACAGATGTATCAAAATGAGCTTATGAAAAACGGTGAAGCTTCACAACAGATGATAATGGAAGTTTCTAATATGATGTCAGATGGTGGAGTTAAATCTACTAAAACATTAAAACAATATTTTCAAGCTATGCATATTAAAAATACGTTATAAGAAGTAAGAGTAAGGAGAATATCTCTCCTTACTCTTACTCTTCTATGTTAAGATCTTTAAGCCAAGGATAGTCTTGACCGAATTTCTTAATAAGCTCTTCTTTTGTAGGCGTAGTACTGATACCAGTAACTAAGTTGTTACCTACATTAATCATCTCTAATTTGCCTATTTCATAATAGCCAACATGAGGAAGAACTTTATCTTTAAATTGGTTAACGTCTAACCCTTCATCTAGTTTCATATTGTTAATAGCCGGATTAATTTCATATCTAGGTATATTACCAACTATAGGCTCATCTTTAGTTGCTTCTTTAAATTCTTCAAAAGTATAGTTTCTAGTAAATGTTTTATAATTAACACATCTAGGTTTCCATCCTCTATCAACCTCTACTATAACTAATTTATTCGCCCAACTCGGATCAGTCAGATCTATAATATCGATATATAGCATAGGCTTATTAGCTCGTACGTATATCATCTCAGAGTTATTACCGAGTCTTTGATACTCTTCAGTTGTAAACGTTGCCACATCCTCTAACTTATAATATAGACTATTGATCATTATCCACTTATATTGTGCTGTATATCCTAATGTAGGATTATAAGCTAATATTTTTTCTAGATGATCTCTTAATGTTCCTTTATTATAATAAGGAAGATCTTTAGGCAACACTTTTTCTTTAGTATTTAAATAGACTTTAAAATCAGTACTTAAAGAGTATTTCTTATAGATAGTTCTATTTATATCTATACCAGGTATAAAGTTAGCTAATATCGAATCAACTCTACCAGTATTGATCGTTTTACCAATTTCAAATCCATTAATTGTATCAAATAGTGATGATAGTTTATTACCAGTTTCTATTTGTGGTAAAGTTGTTGGTATCTGTAGATTATTTACAAGATTAACATTAACAGAAATTACCTTTTCTTTACTTACTTTAGATGGTAATACAAAAGTATCTCCACTATAAGCATTTGGAACTGTTTTAACTATAGGACATTTTGTAAGATCATCATAGGTTAATACTTTAACATTTGTACAATCATAAACATCCATATTACCATCTTTATCTAATAGACCGATATATACTAATTTACAATCTTTATATACTTCACCGTTACTAACAACTTGGAATGGTAGCATAGCTAATCCAATAGCATCAGTTTTAGATATTGTGTTTTCTTTAAGATCACTAATAGTTTTAGGTATATCTACATATTTACCATCGGTATTATCTTTTTTAAGTACTTCTGGTTTATGTTTTACTATATCTTCTGTCATATAGGTAAATAATCTATTAGAGTTTTGAGTACTAGTAGGACTAAAAGCCATCATACCTATTTTAACATACTTAGTTCCATATACATAATTAGAAATATCTAATACAGTATAATTTTTACTAAAGTCAAAACTAGCTTCAGTTTGTAATACATGTTTTTCAACACCATAACCACTAGGCTCATCCTGAAGTTTAAGTTTATGGTTAAACACAGTTGTAGATTTAATCTGGTTAGGTTCATCTTTAGAATCAGCGTCTATAGTTCCTATTACCTCTTCAATTGGTACTAGTTCTATACCTGCTAACTTTAGGAAATCTCGTGTACTAAAGTTAGCATCCCAATAAGCTGGTAATGTTCTAAAATCATAGCTACTAACTTCTTCTACCCAAGGGCCATCTTTTACTATTAGCTCTCCATAATGTTTCTCATATGCTAATAACGCTGTTTGAAGATTAATAGTATTAGTATATGGAGGTATAGTGCTATCTATAGCACCAGCTTGAAGTTCTGTTATTTTATCTTCAAGAGCATTAAGCTCTGCTTGCTTAACAGTTACCCAATCATTATACCATTTATAATCATCAAGTCTAAACTCTGGAATAGTAACAAAGTCAGCCGAGTAAGTATTGGTCCAACCATCTTTTCTTATCTCTTGGAATTTTAATACTAAATCGCCTTGTAATGGTTTAAGCTTAGCCATTGCCATTTTAGCTCTAAGTTCTATAATATTTACATTTAAGAAATATGGATTATCCCAAGCATAAGCTTTTAGTCTTGCTATATCGTCTTCCAATCCTTTAAGTTCAGTACCATATGTTATTACAAATCCATTCTTAGTACTAAGGATAGTTGGGTTATTATAATAAACAGAGATATCGTCTATTATACCAGCTGCTCCCATAGCATGTAAGCTATAAGACGTTAACTTCTTAATGATCTTTCTATACTTATCCATATTTTGTAATAAAACATCTTCTTGATCTAGTTCTACACCAGTAAATGTTCTAATCATAGACTTCATAGTTGCTACAATATCTGTATATTGGTTAATAGGAAATTTAATTCCGTTCTGTTGTAATAGTTCGTCTATCGTGTATTCTTTACCATCGTCTGATAGTGGATAAGCATCTGTTTTAATTATACTTAAGAATACTCTTTTTATAGCATCAGAAGTTAAGAAGTTTTGAACATTACTACACATTACCCAAACTATTTTACTTAATTCTATAGCATCCCCTAAGAACTTCTTAAAGCTTTCTACAGTTGTAAATAATTCAGGTTCATATGGTAAAACCTCTTTAATAGCTTCAAGAACAGGTTTACTAACGCCATCCTGAATAATAATTGTATCGGTTAAATTCTGGAACTTAGCTTTATTAAAATCACAAACTCTATTATAAGTAATACTGTTTATTTTCATATCTAGATTATTAGACGCATAAAGCATAAGCTTAATAAACATTAATAGCCCAACTTTAGGAGTAACTGTATAAAGTTTATTTTCAGGATCTACATATTCCACTTCAGCAGTATCAAAAGTAGATTTAGCTTTACCAGAACTTATATTACCATTATACTGTATTTTAAGCCTATAAAGTTTATCTTTATGTAAAGCATAACTCCAATAGTCCATAACTAAAGAGAATAAGTCTAGGCCAGTTTTCTTTAAAAGTTCAGATCTATCTATATCGAGAACCTTAGTCTTTTGTTTTGCCAGAATATTTCTATTCGTATCGTCTATAACAACTGATTTTAAATACTTCTGAAATACAGGTGGCATATTTTTATTAACATCTTCTAAAGCTGTTAACTGTCTATTGGTCATAGAGTCTACAGATTCTGTACTACCATTATTTGTTAAGTAGTACGGATTTAGATTTTTAGTTATTAAGTTAGCCGGATCTCTAGTATAACTAGCCTCATCTAGGTTATTTCTACCGTCTGAGAACTTAGGATCGATTCTGCTTAAAATATATTCTCCTATACCGACATAGTTCATAGCGAATAATTTGTTATATACTTTCTTAAATGTTAAGTCTTTACCAACATTGTGCATCATAACATCTAAGTTCTTATATAGCCAGAATAAACTTTTCTTATTAAGGATATTAACATCATCCCATAGGTCCATTCTAGATCTAAAGAAGTGCTCTAAATGAAAGCTATGAACTTGGTAAGTTCCTATCTTCTCTAATCTTAAATTTATAATTTTAAGATATATAGCAGAATATAAAAATGCTAATAGTGATGGTAAATATAAGCTATCTACTATAGTATATGGTTTAACATGCCATCTCGCTAAAAGTCTTTTAATATACTTTTCTAATTCTGGTATAAGATAATATTCATTAGGTTCTATAAAGTCTGGGTTATAAGTTAATATAGTTCCCTCTTTAGCTTTTATAGCTTTATCTATATCGACTGGATACATACATCCATGTATATACCTTATATGCTCTGGATATTCGTTCATATAGTTAGTATAGAACTTTTCCATCTTTTGTAATTCTATTTTAGTAGTTGGATAACGATTTAATAATTCTGCAGTAAGTATTTCATCTCTTTCTGTTTCTAATACTCTTATTTTTATAGGAGTATCAAGAGGGTGCATTTTACCAGCTAGATTTAAATAGTATTTCCACTCTTTCATATTCTCTTTGGTTGGTTTATGTAATGCCGGATTATATCCAGGTGTATTTTCAACACCAGCATTAATAACCATCGGGATCTCGTTTATCTTGATCACAATGCTATTGGTGAGCGCTTTGATGCCTGCCATGTAACGTTCTATGGTATACATCGAGTTGCCTCCTCTATATTAAAATTAAAAAGGAGATATTATGGCAGAAGATATGGATCTCCGTCCCAATATTCCAAGTATTGTTAATACTTCTCCACAAGTTGCAGCTGCTTTAAGTAAGCTGAACACTGGACAATCAGCAAACCAAAAAGCTTATACAGCTTATAACCATGAATCTATTGTACGTAGTACTGCTAATAAAATTAGAAACAATGAAAGTATTTTAAAACTTTTACCAGATCTTAAGATCGCTATACAAATTATGACATCTTCTATTATAGATCCAAACAGTATGGTCTCTAATGGGTTTACATATAAGGTACCAGCTCTTAACTTAGCAACTTCTGTTAAGTCTGCTATCATTACGACTATTAAGAAGTATATCGAAACCAACTATAAACTAGAAGAGAAATTACCTAAAATTCTAGAAGAGGCTTTATTTACTAAAGGTTGTTATATAGAAGCTATTATTCCAGAAGCATCTGTAGATAGACTTATTAACTATTCAGGTGGATATAATGGAGTTTCTAGCCTTAGTTACTATAGAGATGGTGAAGAAGCTAAAATAACACAAGAAGCATTAGCCAATGTTTTTAGTTCTAATCAAACACCTACACATACATTAAGTACAGAGTCTATTGTAACTGGTTACTCTAATATGGATCTTGGTAAAATAGAAAAAGATAAAAGGCAAAAACTCATAACCTTTACAGAGTCATCTCTTAACTTTGAATTTACGAATGACTATACTATCTTACGTAAAGCTAAAAATATTATTAATAATCTTACTGGAGATGTAAAGAAAGATAGATATACTGTTAACCTTGAAGCTGAAACTGGAGAAGATACTATCTCTTATCTTAACTCTTTATTTAGAAATACATCTGCTAATAGACCATCTGATGTTGAATTTGCACTTAAAGATAATGAAACTATTAGAGACTCTGTTTCTACACCATTAGTTATGCAATTGCCACCAGAGTCTGTCATACCTATTTATGCTACTGGAGAACCAGATAAGCATGTTGGTTATTTCGTTATGTTAGATCAATATGGTAATCCAGTTGATTTAGTAACTGCTTTACAAGATTATGATCTTGCTATGGCTTGTGGTAATTCGACTCAAGTCGGTAATGGTACCGATATGAAATCTGCTATTATTAATAAGGCTAGATTAGGATTATTCGGAGGGCTATCTGAAGTTCCAGAAATAGATAATATCGAACAACTCTATGGTGATATTGTAGACCATATGATCAAATCTCGTTTACGTTCTGGAGATCTTGAAGAGCTAGTAGAGATTCGTAACTCTGCAGATATTTATCGGGTTATGTTAGCAAGAGCATTACAATCTAAGTCTACTAAACTTCTATATTTACCTATAGAGTTAGTTCAATATTATGCTTTTGATTACAGACGAAATGGTACTGGTAAATCTCTTTTAGAAGATCTTTTAGTATTAGCCTCTATGGCTGGTATGTTACTTTATGCTAATGTTAAATCTAGTATCCAAAATGCAATACCAGTTACTGATATTACACTGGAACTAGATGAAGATGATACTAACCCGATGGGAACTGCTGAAAAGTATATGTCAGAAGTTTTAAGAACTAATAACGTTGCTTTTCCATTAGGTACTACAGAACATAATAGTTTACATAACTGGATTATTAAACAAGGCTATACCCTTAAGGTTATCTCTCCTTATCTTCCAAAGATAGATGCTACTAGAGATGTGAGAACTGGTGTTAATGGTGATATTATAGACAGTTCTGGAGAAACATATTCTAAGATTATGAATATGATATTAAAATCTTTAGGTATATCTCCAGAGTTAATAGAACAAGGACTTAAAGAAGATTTTGCTGCTACAGTTGTTGTTAAAAATAAACTTCTTGCTAAACGTATTATAGCATTACAAGATAAAACAATGATAATGCTTTCTAAGCATGTAAGAAAATACATAACAAACGATCCATTACTAAGGCAAGAGATTGCAGATACTATTACTGCTAATAAAGAAGTAATCACTAAGCATATTAAAGCTTCTGTAGCTACAGATGAAGAAATAACTTTAGATAAGATTAAACCAAAAGATCTTGAGAATTTCCTTATAGATATATTTAGAACAACTATAGAAATCGAATTGCCATATCCAGAGTTTGGAGATGATGATGAGAAAGCTAAAGCGTTCGATGGCTTTAAGTCTAAATTAGATTCTGTTGTAGATAGTCTTTATACACCAGAGTTATTAGACACATACTTTATAGGTGTTGGTAATCAAGACGCTGATAAGATTAAAGGTATGATTAAAGCTGGTGCTACACGTCAATGGCTACAAAATAATAACTACCTTACAGAAGCCTTTGAGTGGTATGTTAAACAAGATGATGGACATCTTACTTATCCATTCTTCGACGAGAATGCAGATATGGCTCAAGCTGTTATTGAAGCATTTATTAACTATGCTGAACGTAGAGGTAAAGATGTTAAGAAACTATCTGATACCTACCAAAAGAAAGTTAAAGATAAGTTTGGAGATATGTCATCAGGTTCTGACTACGGAGGCTATACTAGCGACGATAGCAGTTCAGATGGTTCTGAAGGAGGAGATGACGTAGGCGGAGATGATTTCGATATGGACATGGACATGGGAGATGAAAGTACAGATAGTACTGAAGAGACCACAGAAGAAACTACTGAAACATCAGAAGAGAGTTCAGAAAGTTCTAATGAAGGTTCAGAGGGTTCTGAGGCATCAAGCAGTGAGTCTAGCGAATCAACTGAATTTTAAAGTTCATTATGTTTCCTTAAAAAAATTAAATGTGATAGATAGTAAGGAGTTATCCTTACTATCTATTTTTATTTTATTTTTGCATTCTCATAATTTGGTTCATATCTGTCAGATTGATTAGGATCTTTTACGAATTTATTAATCTTATCATCCCATTTGCCTTTTCTAGAATGAATAGTTTTAAATACTTCGTTAAATGCCTTATCAAAATCATAACCAGCTATTATAATAGCAGCTTTAATTAACCTATATAAACTATTAAGAAATCTGAGATGTTTATCTTCAAGTTTTTTAAGTTCTTCTTTCATCTCTTCATTATTTTTAGGCATATCCAGTTTAGCTTCTATAATAGGAATCATTCTTTTGTTAGCTATGAAACTAGCAGATTTAACTCCGTCCATTAGTTTAGAGATAAAATAGTCTTTATAAAGCTTTAGAGTTAATTCATCTAGATCTTTGTATTTAGTTTTCTTAGTTTCAACTTCTTTTTGCTCATCAGCGGTAAGTTCTTGATCTAAGTCAATTCCTTCTAATGCGTTTGCTAGAAAAACAGAATAATCTAATAATCCGTCTACAACACCGTCAAGATCTTGTGCTCTTGAAACTTCTGTAATCTCCTCTAATAAGTTACTTACTAATCCAAGTTTTTGAGAATCTATTGTAACGTCTCTCTCTTCTCTCCATTTTTTAAGTTCTTGATTATAATTCATATCTTTACCTTTCAATAGTATAGAGAGCTAATATAGCCCTCTTATTTTTTATTTCTTTTATCTTTATGTATATCGAATATTATAAAGTTACTAAACATATTGTGGTAAATACCATATGTTTTAGTTTTTTCCGAGAATATGAATAGATAATATCCATATACTCCAATACCTTCTCTTTGGAATAATATGTAAACTTTAGGTTCATCACTTTCCATAGCTTTAAGGGTATTACGATCCGGAATATCTGTTCCTAAAACTAATTTGGTATTAACGGTAAACTCTTTACTATCTAATTCAAATCCTGTAAGATCTAATGTTTTAGAGCCAGGCTTAATTATACAATTTAATTTCTTACCTTTAGTTTCGTAAATAAGATCTGTAATATCGAAATAAAATTTACCTTTACCATTTTGGAAATCTTTAACCTCTGCTCTAGCAGTTTCTAATCTACCTATTAATCCTGTTGTGCTATCATATACTCGTTTAGCTAAGCCTGCAGGTTTAATAGGATATGCTAATGGTTCTCTACCCATGATAGATAAGTCATGGTCATGAACCGATAAAGCGTCAGAACCAAAAGCATTAAAGAACTTAGCAAAATCTGGTTTATATAGTTTATCAAGATCTATGGTATACACTAAGACTGGGCTTTCAGAATGTTCTTTATGATAACGTTCCATAACATTCACTATTTCAGTCGGAATAGTATCCATACGTATCATACCATATAACGGATCTCCAGACCGTTTACCAATATCTATAGACCCATAGTTCATAACAGTAAAATATGCTTTATCCGCATCTATATTATTAGCAGTATTGTTAATAAAATATAATTGCCTAAATCTTAAAAAGTTAGGTTTACTAACATTAGGTTTCCAATAACGATCAGTATGCCATTTAAATAAATTAACCATTTGTCCATTTAATGCTAACTTTCTTGCTTGGTTAGCAAGTGAATCTGCTAATTCATTTCCTATATCTCCATTATGACCCTTTACCTTAGAGAAAAACAATTTTGAATCATTTGTTTTTACCATAAAGTCGACTAACACTGGAACCATATTTAAAATATAGTTTCTAGTAGAATCAGCATTTTTAGAATATACAGTATCTATATGTTCTTTAAGTTTTTCAGCATTTTCAGGTTTAGTTAATTCATTATGGTTTCTATAGATGTTAATAACATGCCCCCATATTCCTAAAGCAACTTTAGAATCTGAATATATTACAAAACGTTTTAAGATATGACTATTTGATTCTACTAAGTCTCCAACTCTTAATAACGCTTGTTCTATTGCTTTTACTTCTGCATCGTTAGAATAACCTTTATCATTAGGAACACTAAACATACCATCTAAATATCCAATCGGATTAATCTTAAGGTTATCTAAATTAGTAGTTGTTAATATTTTCAATACTTCAGCATTATCTGTATCATAAACAATATTTGGATTAACATAACCAACTGATGTTGGAAATCCTTCATTCGGTACATCTGCTGATTTCTTATATTCTTTATCTACGTCATAATAGAATCCGTGGTACCCCATTCCAAGTTGCCCTGGTGAACCTGGTCCTGCAGAACCATCTGTATATACAAATACAGCTATTTCCATTTATAACTCCTTATCGTTTCTTCGAAATCACGAATAAAGATTCCACAAACTATAAAATAACTAGTAGCATAAGGAGATACCTTACACTACTAGTTGAATATTTTAGCCCACTTTAATCATTATGGAAATGTTTAACAATATTAGGTAGGAATAATCCTACCTAACTTAATCATGATTTAACCATATGGTTAATTAGTTTAAGTATCTCTAATATGATACCTAAGACTATCACGACTAATTCAATATGGTTAATTGATACGTTAAACATATTAATTAGTCTCCTTTCTTTAACTAATTAAAGTTAGGAAGCTAGTCTTCCATAGACATTATATAAAGCGGGCGCAATAGTATAATGTCAAAGATATTAGACACCATAGTTAAGAGTGAACCTCTTAACTATGGTGTCTTTTATTTTATCGTAATAAATACAGTATGTCAAGACTTCTGTGATTTTGCATACTGTACAGCACTATGCTGTTAGTAAATATATAAGGAGGCGAATATGGCTAAAGATACAGGCATATATACACCCGAAGAACAGGAATTACTTAATAAGACCTTAGATTATAGATTACGTATGATGTCAGAAGTTTTTAAGGAAGGTACTCCTAGGAGACCAGGAGATATAAGAGTTGCTAACGAAGTTCTTAACTCTATAGATTCAGCAGTTGATAAAGCAGCTAATACTAGACTTAAACAATCTGCTGTTAAAAATGACGCAGATGTTAAAGCTACTGTTGTTGGAATTCTTAAAGCACAAGCTGAACGTAGGGCACAGCAAGCTAAACGTACAGTTAGTGTTGATGTAGCTCTTGATGAGATACCAGAAATAGAACGACCTGTATTTGTACCAGGTGAAGATAGCTTTGAACAACCTACATTAACAATGGAAGAGATTATGGGAGAAGAAGATGGTAAAGAGTAGTCAACTTAGCATTTATGGATTAGCATTAATTAATGCTATGCTAGCTAATAGATATTATAAAGTCCATAAGAATACAACTCTTAATGAAAAGTTTAATATCTTACCAACGGATCATACACCACAAGGGACTATCCAAGTTCCTATTTTTCCAAGACCTAAATTATTTGTACTTGGGGTAGGCGGTACTCCATATATTGACAATGTTAATAGTTATAAATATAGTCAGCATTCAGTACTAGACGCAGCTTTGTTTAAACATATACCTTTTGTAATTAGAAGGATTAACGACGATTTAGATTCTATAACCAGACAGAAATATCGTTTACGTAAAACTATAACTGTTAAAGGTGATGAGTACTATGCTTATTACGCAAAGGTGTGCGACCTTATTGATTATAGAAATTATAACTTCTTAGTTAATAAAGTTAATGGTAATGATATTCTATCTATTATGAACTTTGATTCAGATCGTTATCTTAATCCTACTCCAGTTGTTAAACCAACAGATCCAGCTACAGTAACAAATGTTAACTCTGTTATTAATCGTTTTAAATTTGAATTTCTTCTTACAGAAGATGAACAAAAAGAACTTCGTAACGTACTTACAATTTTAGAGATGGAAGATATTGCTAAAATAACAGAGTTAGGTATCTGTCATGGGTATGACATTCCAACTACGTATGGATATGAATCTCTGGATACACAGATTACATATTTTGTAGATATAGATCTGAATGTAGCTTTAGACCTTAATAGTACAATTAGATTCCAACGTAATATAGAACTTGGCGGATCTGAACCATTCTATAATATTTTAACTTAAGGAATCTAATATGGATAGCTATGATGAAAATTACTATACGGTTTTAGGTTTAGACCCTGGTAATAATTTAGGTATCGGAGTTCTTAATATTAGTACAGAGACAAATGAAATATTATCTGTAACAGCTCAAACGCTTGTGTTAGATAAATACGTAGAAGATGAAACTTTTAATGTTATGTTAGCCAGGATACAGAAACTTCATAATGTTATAACACAACTGAATATGATTTATCAACCTATAGCAGTTTCTTTAGAAGCAGCGTTTATGAACTCTAGATTTCCTAAATCTGTTATACAGCTATCACAATATGTTACCACAATAGAACTTGCTTCAAGACTCTCAAATCCTTGGGCTAGGATTTTTAAATATCCTCCTAAGTATATAAAATCAGTTGTTGGAGCAGGTGGAACTGCTGACAAAAATGATATGAAAAATAATTTACTTAAGATTCCAGCTATAGCTGATAAAATAGATCTTAACTTATTATCAGAACATGCTATAGACAGTTTATCTATAGCATATGTAACTTATAAAGAGTTACAACTTAATCCGCACTATTTAATATCGCTTCCATTCTAAAGTAGATTCTTTAGAATGGAAGTCTATTTTTATTTCTTACTAAGAATTTAAAGACTAACATTTATGGAGTAGCATATGCGTAAATGGTTTTCCTGGCTTTTTAATAAAAGTCACCAACTGCCATCTACGTATGGCAGTAAAGTTAAGGGGATCTTGGATGGTGAGATTGATCTTCGTAAACTATATAATAGTTATTCAACGTTTGTATTTCCTAACCCTAGAGAATATCAAACAGAATTAGAATCTATTATGCAGCAAGATATTTTAAGAAACGAACTTAGACTTACATTAGTACCAGAAAATAAAATGGTAACTATAAGTTATTTAGATTTCTTAGGTTCAGGAGGTAGAATACCAACTGACCCCATTGGAGATCTTAAACTCTTTATCTCTGTTTTAGATAGGTTTAATAATTATTATAATCTATATGCGAATATTAAAGGTAATATAACATTATCTGTTAATCTCAGATACATTCAGATACATATTATTTATATAAGAAAGATAATAGATACAGTATATCTTTCTGTTAAGACTAACTAGATTATTACTAATCTAGGCACAAGGAGTTAAAATGGGTAATGAAGTTACTCAGGGCGTTAAGAACACTTCTACATCTGAAGTGTTTAGTAAACAAGTTGAACAGAATACTAATGGTGTATTAGCAAATATGTTCCGACGGTTAACAGGTAGGTTAGGAGTTGTCAATAAGTTACGTAACTTATGTAAGATGGCACAGACGAGAGATAAGATGTATCGTATGGAAATGAATAGTAAAGTTTTCGACGAGAAACTTGAATATCGTTTATTCCAAATGGCAACAGCACCAAAGATGACATTTGATAGTTTTACAAAACTAATATCGCACCTTTTTAATGTTAGCGAATTTAAGTTTAGCGTTAGTGTTAAACCTAAAAATAGCGATGAATGGATAACCGTTGAACAAACCGTGTTTAATACTACTGGTCCAATAACCGATCTTGAAAATCTCGACGAAGAAGAGGTTGAGTTATTAAAAGATTCTCTACAAGAAGATGAGGACGACGATGAATGAAATTAAAATAATAACAGAAGATATATTAGATAAAACTGCTCTTATACTTACTGAATCTTACGCTGATTATAAGAAGTTAACAGCTTTTTTAGCAGATTTAGATAGTATAAATACATTTGGTTATTTTACTACTAAAGGTAAAGAACGGCTACGTGGTTTTATATATGCTAACCCAGCTTTACAAGAGACAAGAATAGAGATACTTCAGATTATGAATAATGCTTTTATTCAACAAGGTGTAACTATTTATGGACAATCGGCTTATGTTGCGGAGATCTATACTCCGTTAGTATTCGACGATGATCTTAAAGCAGCATATGTTAACCTTATGCCAGAGTTTAAAGAAGATATTCTTTCTACTTATGGAGCAATATTTGTCCAGTCGATGATGCTAAGAGTTCTCTCTACAAGAATCATTAACTTGATAAAACCTAAACTAGTTGCAATAGAAGAAGCTAATGCAAATAGTGAAAAAGCAAAAATCAAAATGGAATTAAGAGATCAACTACCTGATAGATTGGAGGTCCCAAATGTACCAGAATAAAACTGAGTTTCCAGAAGTCTCTGGTCTAGAAGAGGGTAAAGATTACATCTCTCTAGTCGCAGATAGTAAGCACATCTTAGGAAGAGCGTTAAGTATAAATTATAACTATGTATTTAAAACATTAATTGGAGATGTTAGAGGTATAGGTAGATTTATGCAATATGTTTCTACTAAAGGATATCCATATCGTTTAGTTATGAAAGGTCAGTTTAGTAATAAAGATTTAGGTATAATTAAGAAACTACCCACTCTGAAATTACCAAACTATTGGGCTATTATGGCATATGCTTTATGCACGAGAGTATCTCAAGATCCTAAATTACAAAAATGGTTAAAAGAGAATACTCTTCCATTAACGATAGCTAGATGGGAAGTTCGTAATAAATATGTAGAAGAGCTAAGTAAGCCAGTTTATGTAAATGTAACTCAATTAGCGAATTATTTAAACATTGTTAGAGATATTGAGAAACTTCTAAAAGAGGATAGATTTGTAACTGATGAAGTAATTAAGCTTATCAATGGTTATAAATATGATCAAAAGGTATCTGTGTTTCATAATGCTATAAGAGAAGTACCTAGACCAAAAAAGAATAAGAGTGTAGAGGAGTAATATCCTCTACACTCTTACAATGTTTTTAATTTTTCTTGTCCCACAACACCTGGTGGTCTTACTCTAGGTAAGTTAGTGTTGTTAGCTGTTAATCCATTAACATCTACAGGTTTCAGATTTTCTTTTCCTATAGCACGTTGTTGCTCTCTAAGATTTTGAACTCTGTTAGCAGCATATGGATCATCAACTGTATTAGACTTAGCTAATAACGTTTTAATATCTTCCATCGTACTTAACATCTGTTTATTAACGTCAAGTTGATTAGTTTGGATACTATTATTTTCTGTCATTGTAGTAGCAAGACTATCAACAGCCATGTTAGAGCTAGCTGTCTTTTGTACTTCTAAATCAGTAGGTGATGTATATGTACTTCCATCAGATCCTGTAGAAGCATTATATCCTGTACTTGGTGTATCTGGTCCATCTGTAGAACTATCTCCAATATTTTCAGGTTTTAGGTTTTCAGTAGCAGGATCATATCTATAAAGGCTTGGAACCATATTACCATATTTTGTTCCTGGTGAACCATAAGGTCTAGTTTTAGATCCTCCGGTTTGATGGAAATCTGATACCCAGTGGTCACCATTAAACACTTGAATATGCCCATGTTTAATACTATTACTTCTACCAAAGACTTCAATATCTCCTGGTACTGGAGATGTATTTGGGTCTATCTTCTTAAATCCTACATCTTCTAGAATACCATTAGTATCGTACATATAAGCAGAAGCAGCTAAACCAGCTTTCTTATATTTCTCTGTTATAGTAGATCCATCAGATGTTGTAAATCCTGAAGATTCTAATGCTTCTCTTACATTCGTAGCGCATTGGCTTCTTGAACTATCTCCAGCAGTTTTATTTATTGTTTCTACTAGAGCTTTAGATTTATCCGGTAAATTAGAAGTATCTATATTAACAGATTGATAGTTATTAGTAAAACCAGAAGAACTATTATAACCTTGGTTAGCACCTTGAACAGATGTGTTAACATGTTCAGGACTATTGATGCCAGCCGTACCTTTAGTACTTGCAAAGTCACCTTTAAGTGCTTGCTGGAACATTTCACCTTTTGCATTTGCTGTAGATGAATCTCCTTGATCTGCACCTAGTTGTTTCTTAAATTCGTTATAGTATTTAATACGTTCGATCATACCATTATTGCCACCGTTAACACCTCGGTTAACAGTTTCAATATCATCATCCTCTATAGCTTGTCTAAACTTAGGAAATTTTTCTTTCTGTCTCTCCCACCATGCTATAGCAGATGCTACAGCTAGCTTAGGATCATCTTCTAGAAGTTGAGGGTATTTAACAAGGTCAACACCCATTCTAGCACCAATGTCAGCATAGTTTGCTCTACCAGTAAGATGTATAAGCCCTCTACCCTTATATCTAGCACCATCACCAGGTGAGGTATTACCTAAGTCTTTTCTACCGTCATATCTACTAAGATACTGAGCGCCTCCTAACTCCGCAAACCATTGATAATTTCCAGTTTCATGTTGAACATTCGCTAGGAACATTGCTTGTTCTCTAGGTGACCATCCTAATTTATTCATAGACCTTATAGCTATGTTCATTAGGTTCTCTTTAGTCATTCCTTTAGCTTGGTTTTCTTTAGAAGTTCTAGGTTTATCATTTATGGAACTACTGATAGAATTAGCTTTACTAAAGAAATCATTATTAGAAGGTATAGTAGCTTTATTATCACGGTTAATAAGACCATCCCTAATAGCCCTATTATTATTGTTATTATTAGGGTTATTACTGTTATTAGGTACAGTAACTTTATTAGTGTTACTTCCACCAAATGCTGCGGATAAAATCTTCTTAAGAACATCCATAACACCACCAGATGATTTAGCCTCTTTAGCCTTAGCTACAATAGCGTCTTGTATTTTCCAAATCTTATTCGTTAGCCATGTGCCATAAGTAGCTTTAAGATCTGTTAGATCTGGATTATCTTCTCCAGAAACTACTTTAATAGCTTCTTTAGCAGTAGGAGTATCTAAGCTTCTAAGCATTTTAAGATAATCTTCTCTACTTATAGATTCATAAGTGGTTTCTTTATCAGTTGTCCTCTTAATGGCTAATGCGCTATCTGAAGTTAGACAATCCCAGAAGATGTTATTAGTAGGTTCACCTAGGTTATAGAAACGTCTTTCTTCAAGATCACCATAGGTTATCTTTTGGGTACCAACTTCTGCTGGTATCTTAACAGATCTTTCATCAGCTGTTAATTTATTAAAGGCATTAAGGAAGTCTAAGTAACGTTGTTTAGCGGCATCGGCTACTTTATTAACAACTGTTGTCTCTGTAGCAAATGTCTTATACGGTTGCTCGCCAGGCGCTTTACCTTCGTTAGCTTTCATAGCTTTATCATATTCTTCTTTAGAGACCTCTTTATTATCGACCATATAGGTTTTAGTATTTTCAGACTCTTTAGAAAGTATTTCATCTTTCTTTTTAGCTACATCTGGTTCATCTGGTTTAACAGGTTCTCCATTTTCATCAAGAACCGGATCATCATCGTTAAATAAGTCAAATCCTAATACTGCTTTACTAACAGCTGATTTAAGATCTAGGCCATCAACAGCCATGTATTTGATACACATAGCAGCATCGTAAATTAGCATACCCCAGCCTAAAATAGGAACAGCTCTCGCAGCTATTTTACCAGCTACTATGGCTATAAATCTACCACCTGCTTTAGTACCAAGTCTTTTTAAGATAGTGGTATTAAACGATTTCAAGATTCCTATAATTTTCTTAGCTATAGAAGTTTTACTAACTGCGGTTACTACTTCGCCACCAGCTTTAGCGATCTTAGAACCTACTTTAGTTTCGGCTACTTTAGAGACTATTTTGCCACCAGCTTCAAGAGCTTTACCACCAAGTGATATCGCACCTTTAACAACACCAGTTACTCCTTTACCTAGAAGACCTCCTAGCATATTGAAGCCACCATTAATTAGTCCGCCTACAGATGTAACCGCATCGATAACTTTACCAATACCAGTACTGATCGCACCTAAGAATCCAATAGCAGGCATTAATAAACCCTTAAGTTTACTAAATAGTCCTTCTCCTTTTTCAGTTGCTTTAACCTCTTTAACAGCGGTATCTTTTTTAGGACCAGCTTTAGCTTTTAAACGATTCCACCAAGAGTTTTTATTCTTAGGAGCATCCGGATCATTCTCTTCATAAAGGTTATCGTCTCTACTAATACCGCCTCCAATACCAAGCATCTGACGTTCTTTTTTACGAAGAGCTTTTGGTATAGGAAGGTTCCAAGCATCGGCTAACATTCCTAGCCCTGTGCCTATTCCTTTACCCATATATCCCACAGCTTGAAATGGGGCTTTAACTAATCCCCATGCAGCATTAGGTAACATCTCTATAGCCTTACGCCCCATCTTTCCGTATAACTCACGCTCTTTCTTTCTAAGAGATTTAGCAGTACCAGATGTCCAAATTTTATATGGTAATTTAAACGGCATTTTTAAAGCACCGACTAAACCTTTTTTACCATATTCTTTAACCATTCCCATAGGATTAGCTAACATGCCTAATGTTGTTCCAATAGCATTGAAAACAGCATCAACCTTTGCATCCATAAGAGTTTCACGTTCTTCTGCAGTTCGTTCGGACGCTTTTTTCTTTTTGATAACATCAAGTTTTTCTTTTGGATTAAATTTATCGTTTAACTTTTTAGCTATCTCTTCTTTCTTCCTTTTAGCGGTATTAGCTAATTCTAGAAGTTCATCTTTAAGGGTATCGTATTTTTTAGCGGTTGCTTCACCTAGGCCACTAGCTTTCTCTTTAAGATCATCAAGTGCCTCTTGGTCACCATGTGATGCTCTTATAGCTAACTCGGTAATCTCTTTACCTTCGTTCATACTAGCTTTAGTTTTATTTATAGCATCTTCGTAAATCTCTTTAGGGTCTGCTACTTGAATATATGCTTTAGCAGCTTCTAATTGTTCAGGAGGTAGAACCTTAGAAACTTCTCTAATAAGATTATCTTTAGCCTGTGCTATAACTTTAGCTTTATCTTCTTTAGCTGCTTTATAAGATTCGTTTAGTTTAGCGAAGGTACTATCTAAACCAGCTTGAGTATAGCTCCTAATATCTTCTAAAGTTACACCTGCTGGTACACCTTGAGAATTTAAGAACTCTGATCCATATGTATAAACTTTATCAAATTGAGATTTAGCATATGAAGATCCCTTTTCATATTTATCGTTAAAGAAGTTTTTAACATTTGGCATTTTACCATTTACAAATGCATTACCTCTGTCAAAAGCACGATGCATTGCATCAGAACCTCTTTGATATGTTCCTGTCGCTTGGAACTGTGCCATACGTCTATTAGCTTCACCACGCATAAATCTAAAGAGTCTTTTAATAGTAGGGTCGCGATCAAATTTAGCTAAAGCTCTGTCAAGTTTCCTTTGGTAACGCTCAGGGTCAGTTCTCCTCAACTGGATATTTTCAGGATCCATGTTGAATTCTCTTATGAACTGTTCTCTTCTTAGTCTATAAGATTGTGCAGCTTGTTCTTCTTCCGACATTCCAGCACTACGGAACATTCTAGTCCCATGTGCTCCGACATAGTCACCTTCCTCTAAGCCGCTATTAAGATTTCTAACACCAGATCTAATATTGTTCCAGTCGTTTCTTAAACCTTCTCTAAGACTACTATCGTCTCCCCAATCCATATCATCGTTATATAGGCCAGCATTAACATTATATGTCCTAGATCTAGCAGCACGTTTAAAGATATTCTTAACACCTTCTCCATTAACAGTTGTTGCACCATTAAGACCATTAACATTAATTAACCCATTCCTAACTGCTAATCCACTATTCATGCCAGTAGCATACTGTTGCATCATAGCTGGTGACATTCTTAAGAAATCTGCAGAGTTAGCAAATAGGTCGTAGATACCTTTAGAGTTACCACCAACTCTTAAATCTTTTAGAAATGCTGCAAATAGGTCAGCAGCTTCTAGTTGTAAATCATTAGGTACAAACTTTAAGAACCTTGGTGTTGACATAGCTTCTGGAGATATAGCACCATATTCTGTTATATAGCTTATGAACCATTTATCCAGTTTAGATAATATTTTATTCTTATTAGGTGTTTGATAGTTTTGTAATCTCTCAGCAACCTCTTTTTGCATTCCCTTAGCACGTGACCTAGCGTAAGAGACCATATCTTCTGCAATATGAGATCTCATCTGCTTATTCATATCACTAGCGCTAATAAAACTTTGAGTTTTTTCGTTAAACCTTAGTTCATCATCTTCAGTAACATTTTTACCAGTTCTTAACCCATGTACTTCGCTATGGATCTTACTTAGTAAGAGAGGTATAACAGTATTAATACTGCTATATGTTCTACCGTCAAATAGTGCTTGACTATCTAACTCTGCTTTATTAAGTTTAGTGTTATTGAACGGAGTACCAGAAGGAACTATATCTTCTATCCCTTCAATACCTTTGTTAAATAGTTTACCTATAATTCCAGTAGGGTTCTTACTCTTTAAGCTTTTAAGATAATCTAAAGGGTTACTAGCTAAGCCAATGATATTACCAGAAAGTTTATTTCTTATATTTTTAGGTAAAGCTTTACCTAATTTCTCATAGACTAAACCTAATAATAAGTCACTACCTAAACCACCAGCTAATGAAGCTTTAGACATACCCATATCTTGCGTGTCTTTAAAGTCGCTAGCCATTCCTAAGGCATCGCTTATGCTATCCGTACTATCTCTAGCATCTAGTAAAATTTCTCTTAGTCTTCTATTAGTAGCTAATGTGAATTTCTCTAGTGGATTAACTTTCTTAAAGATACTTTCTGATAATGAACCAAACGCTTTTTGTTTCATTACCATACCAGCTACTTCAGCATTATGAAGTTTAACAGCTTCTGGTAAAGATGTATTCTTAATAATACTTTCAAATTGAGTACTAAAGGTTTGGAATTGTGCTCTTTGTAATTTTAAAGTTTCTTCAATTCCTGTACTCATTTTCCATTGTAGCTCTAGAGATTTATTATAGAATATTCTATCTTGTTCTCTCATTGCCATCAATGTTGTATATTGACGTTTAGCTAGCTCGCTATTAAGTTTAGATTGTTTACTAGTTAGTTCTGAAGTTAGTCCAGCTATACGATCGTCAACATCACTTAGTGCAGATTCAAAACTATTTTTAAAATCGTATAATGTTTCTTTTTGTTCTGCAAATCCACTTTGTGTATCGGATTTAAGTTTTTTAGTTATACTATCTAATAAGTTAGTTACCTTACCTTTAGGTAAAGAATCTGATAAGCTCTTAGTTATACTAGCAATACCTTTTTTAAGAGGGTCTAATTGTTTATTAGCTTCCTCTTGCATTTTACCTAGTTCGTATTTTAAATCGTTAAACGCACTTTTAGCGTCATTATGTAAACTAGCTTCTAAAACTCTAGCAGCATGGTCTTTAACACTTTTACTTTTTATATTGTCTTTAGCAGCATCATAAGCATCTTTTATAACGCTCTCGACAGCTTTTCTAGCATTCTTCTTATCTTTCTTTTTAGAAGTACTAGCCGTCTTACTGGCTTCGTCGTTAAACTCATCGTCTAGATCGTCAAAGTCAAAATCTTCGAAATCTTCTATATCGTCAAAGTCGTCTTTTTTAGCCATGACGTCTCCTTATATTAATTTCTAATCTAAGGTAGTTTATATAACTTACCACCTAGATCAGTCAAAAACCCTAGGATATCAGGGCTTTTTTGATTAACATCCCTATTCATAAAGGAGGAAAAATGGCTTCATTTGTAGATAAACTTTTTAATGTTGATTTTCTAACTATTAAGCCAGAACAGCTTAGAGATATGCAAGAAGTCACATCCTTAGCTATATACGAATCTAATAGTAAAGTCTATGATCCTAAAGGACTTTTTTCAGAAGTAATTTTTGGGCAACGTGATACTGCTACTAGGTTTATGAAACCAGGATATATAGATTTAAAAATGAATATTATACATCCTTTTGCTTATAAGATTTTAATTGGTTTAGATCCTATTTTCGATAAAGTAGCATCTGGTAAAGTTAAAGCCAGTTTCAATAACGAACTTAAAACATTCGTCGAAGATCCTAAAGGTGAAACAGGTTTTGATTTCTTTATGCGAACACTACCTAAAGTAGAATTTGATACAAGAACTTCTAAGTCACGCTCAGTATCTATAGAAGTAGTTAAGAAAGCCTTACGTCCTGAAAACCTTATCCGTTACTTCTATGTTCTACCAGCTGGTATGAGAGATATTGAAGAAGACTCAAAAGGTAGACCAACACAAGATGAAATTAACAATATTTATTCTAGAATGATTATGGCAGTTAATGGTATACGTAATAATACCATTAGAGAAGATCGTTTATCACAATTTGACCCTTATCGTTACAGAGTCCAGAATATTGCAATGGATATATTCTTTTATATTAAGAATCTTATAGATGGTAAGCGAGGCTTTATGCAAGCTAAGTGGGCATCACGTGGTATTATGGATGGTACACGTAATGTTCTTACTGCTTTACCTAATGTAGTCTCTGATCTTAAAGATCCTAATAAAATATCTTTTAACGATACTACAGTTGGTCTTTATCAATTTGTTAAATCTATTTTACCATTAGCTATTTTTAATGTTAATAAATATTTTATTTTTAATGTTGCTACACCTGCTTCTAATAACGTAACTGTTATAGATAGCAAGACTATGAAAACTACGTTTAAAACTATATCTTCTAAAGACAAAGAAGCTTGGACAACTGCACAAGGTCTTAATAATATCTTTAATAAACTTAAACAAGATGTTATTAAAAACGACTATGCAAAAATAGGGGATGATTATATTGCTTTAGTAGAAGATAGAGGTAAAGAGATCTATGTTATTAAGGATACTAATAATATACCAGCTGGAGTAAATGTTAGTAAACTTAGGCCAATAACATATGGAGAATTGATTTATATTTCAGTAGCTCAAGCAGCTAGAGAGACTAAAGGAACAGTAACTCGTTATCCAGTTATTAACTTAGGTTCTATTTATCCTTCAGGTGTATATCTTAAAACGACTGTTATAGGCAGAAGAGTTAAGGTCTATATAGATAACGAAGTTATGGACTTACCAGAGTATCCTGTAGATGGAGAGAAGTTTATGGGGAGTTTAGCAGCGTCCGTTCAACATTTGGGCGCTCTAGGTGGGGATTTGTTTTCGGATCTTTATTTATAAATAAAAATATAAATAATGCAGCTAAGCTAATTGCGGGAAACCCTTAAAGCTAATAGATACCACTTATAGGTAGAAATATACTATAATACTATACCCAGTAATGGAAGTGTATAGCATGGTAAAAACTCTATTAGATATATAGGCAACCGACGCAGCGAAGCTTCTAAGTGCATAATGCATATGAAGTGTGCTCAACGACTATCCTTTCAGCCGACCACAATAAATAAACGGCAACAGGAGTAGGGCCCAAGTGGGTGGGTGAGAACCCCTTAAATCGAAATGCTTAGCCTAGGTAATTTACCTAGAAGATATAGTCTTAACTTATGCGAAATCATAAGGTACTTTTAATTAAGTACTACTTCATTAACGACGAAGTATAAAATATTGACGACGGAGATACCGTATCTTTTAACGCAGTATTAACTAAAGAATCTGTTAAGGAGATTGATACTGCTTTAAACTCTAAGGCATACTATATTATGCCAGACGGCTCACTATCTTATAGTGCAGCTACTGATACATTGGACTTTGTACTTAAGCACCTATCTGCTAATTAAAAATTTAAGACCCTATACATTTATAGGGTCTTTATGCTTTTATGCTGTCACCTTGATATTAACATAGTTATATATTATTTATTTAGAAGAGTAACACTTCTTAATCTAAAATATAAAGGAGAGAGTATGAACACCCTAAACATTAGGTCTAAAATTTTATTACAAGGATGAGTTATGAGCACATATAATGGCTATGACGATGACGATTATGAAGAAGTCGACATCGACTATGAAGATGAAGACGATTGCCCAACTGAAATCTACGGAGGGTTAACATTTGATAATACAGCATTAGTATGTTGTAAGCTAGAAGATGTTATAGAGAGATTAGAGGAAATAGTCGATCTATGCGAAGATAGTGAAACACAAGATGCTGTTAAGATTGCGGTTAATTGCCTACAGAACGAATTACGTAATCGTTCTAGCGGTAATGACCTTTAAAAATATAAAAGTTAAAAGGAGACTTAAGTATGGCAACTAATAAGTTAATAGTGCTCGGTATTGGAGGCGCAGGCATTAATGCATCTGATAAAGCACTTAAGAGTTTAAGAGATCTAGGAAGTGGTTTTGCGGACGTGGAATTCCACTTTATGGATACTAGTAGAAACAATTTCGACAATATTGAGCAGATTGGAACATTCTACCAGACTAAAAGATTAGCATCAAACGATAAGAATGTTATTAACGGGGCAGGTGGCGACAGGAGTGTGCTGGCAGCCGAAATACTTGCTAACGTACCTGATTTCTTAGATAGTATTAAACTTACTAAGAGAGAGACTAACACATTCGTATGTGTTATAGCAAGTACATCTGGTGGATCAGGTGGTAGCGGTTTAATAGGCGTTGTTGATGCTCTTATGGAAAAAGGTATTCCTTGCTTCGCTATCATTATAGGAGATTCAGGCGATGCTCTTAAACTTCGTAATACTCAAGCAGTTATTGCTACTCTTAACCATAAAGCAGTTACTAAAGGTAAATGTCTTATAAGTTATTATGTTAACAATGCAGAGATGGATCCATCTCAAACTGTTGGGGAGCGTAAAGCTAATGAACGTATAAGTAACGTTATGGGTGTTATGTCATTGTTCCTATCTGGAGATAATGAGTCTCTAGACTCTACAGACATGGCTAACTTCATTAACCAACAAGATTATAAAGGTATTAAAACACCTCCAGGTTTATATTCACTCTCTTTCCACAAAGGAGCAGGCGATATTAAACTCCCAGAGTATTGTTTACCAACAGTAGCTAGAACATTAACAGCTCCTGGTTTAGACGTAGCCTTTAATCTTAATGTATTACACCATAAGATTGGCCAAGTTGTAGATCAAAATGTTTTTGATAAGTTTGGAGAAAATGCATTTCCAATTCATATTGTAGCTTCATCTGGTCTTCTTAAAGAGGAGATCAACCAGCTATCTAAGCTAAATGAAGCATCAGCTCAAAGACAAAATGATCTTAAAGCCACTATGATAGAAGCACCTGTTCATGCGTCAATGGATGAAGAAACTGATATGTTCTTTTAAGAGATAATCAACTAGAGACAGAGACCTTAAATCTCTGTCTCTAGTTAAAATTATTATCTTCTAGAAAAGCGTTTAATACGTGATACTATATAGGGGGAGAGATTTATGTCGCTTGATGAAATTAGACTTTATTTACCTCACGAAGTTTTAGCAGGATTACCTTTTTATAGGCATTCTGTTTTATTACTTTCTAACATTAATATTCTAGCTGATATGTTTAAAGAGATCTTAATAGATTTCGGGTTTAACGTAGAAGCCCCTTATACTGATATTAATAAAGACCTAAAGATATCGCAGTATGACATTGACCGTTTAAGCAATGTTTGCATATATGGAAGTGATATTATCTTCAATGCTCTTCAAGAGTTTAGAGACAGCCTTAATGGTTCTAAAGTCGAGATAAGTGTTGAGCTTAGGGCTGATAAAAAGTATAGTGTAATTGATAATGTAATACTAATAAAAAGGATAGCCAAACAATGAGATCCACATTTCAAAATCCAAGACCACTGAATGAGATAAGAAATTACAAGATCAAACAGGATGATTATAGATACCTATTTAAAGTTCCTATAGATATACGATTCGTTAAGATAGAACACCTATTTAGGAACTTTAAGAACATTGCTGGTGATTATGAACTCGTTGATTCTCAAATCAGTCCATTGATATGTACATGGTATATGTTCTTTAAATACTTTCGTTGTAAAGTTATAGAAGAGTCTGATCCATGTTTCTTTAAGTTATATCAAAAACCTGATGAGAGATTAGTATTAAAAGAAGGTGCTCCTGTAAGTTGGAAACTATATCAGTACTCTGGTAAGTCTGATCTAGAATCTGAAGTAAAAGAGGATTTCTTCGATATTATTCCAGAAGAATATCACTCTGGAGTTATTAAGTTTTTAGAGAGCATATGGGAAGATTATTTCTTACCTGCTATGCCTATCTTACAGAACCAAGTTCTCGTATTTAGTATAGAGAACTATGATATACATGTATATACTTTAGGGGACATAGCATCCTATAGATATAAAGAATCAAAGAGAGTAGTTCTTCATATTCCAGAGTATGCTAGTGTTAAAGCGGGTGAATACTGTATTGATTATTAGAAAGGTAACTATGGTTAATAAACATGATGAGGTTATAACATATATTAACCAATTAGATATTATTAACGAAGAAGCTAATGAAGATCTATATGAAATTTTAGGAGAGAGAGGTGAGATACCTAGCGACTATCAGCCTGTTAGTATTATGATAACATTAGATACTATTTTTACAGATCAATATCTTAATGATTGTATACATAATATTATCTATCCTAAAATCAATTTAGATTTAGATAGTTTAGAAAAATCAATTTTAGAAAAGATTATATCTAAATATGTATTAGCTTATTTTACATATAATGGCTCTTTAGAATATCCGGTTGGCGCATTAACCAGAATGATATTAACAGAGCTAAGTAGTCAAAATTGGATAGACGATAAGTTTAGACAATTTAGTTTAAAAACATATCGAAATTTTATAGAGAACTGGGTGTTGAATATTCTCAACCCAGTTCTTGAATATTATTTTCGATGTTATTCTGTTAACTTTCTTATGGAAAAAAGACTAATGTTTTTTCATAAAGTTAATTACAGAATTGGAAAACATCTTATACTATCGTTTATTAGAAAACAGTAGTATAATTGTAAAATTAAGGAGTGAACATGAAAATCGAAACTATAGATTTAACCCCTTATAAAAAGGGATTAAAAGATAGAATTATCCATGGCGCGAATTTAGAAAGTTACATTATTTCTAATTATAGCACGGATAGACTAAAACAGGCAAATCTATATAACGAAGTTATGGTCCGAGCATTAGACTTTCTTGTAGGAGTTGATGCTAAGAAAGATCCTATCCAACTTTTTGAAATTATTAAAGAGGATGATTTTAACACAAGGTTTATGGAAATAATAGATTGGTTAGAATTTAAACTAACTAAACTATTTGGACCTATATATAAAGAACTTAAAGTTGAAAGAGTGATCGAGACAGATAACGAGTTAAAATTAGAGGTTGGAAAACTCTAGGAGGTAAGTTATGGTAATAAGCGATGTAGTACCTTCAGATTTTGTATCGCTTTATCTTAGGCAATACTATTTATCTTATCAAGGTCTCCCTCGAATGGGAGTAGCTGAAATAGATCTTACTGATGCTTATAATGTTTATGTCGACGAGATAGAGAAACATAATAATTTTCTACATATGCAAAAGAATACTTTACTATTCAGGTTCTTTGTAGACTATTATACAATCTTATGGACACATAAAAGGCTCTTGTGTTATATGGATGGAAGTTATGATGTGTATGGATATAATATTGAAGATATTCAATTAGACCATCTAAATGAATTCATTACATCTAACTCTATTCCATTCGGATACCCTGGATTAACAGCTAGGGAAACATTAGAGCAACTGAGTATCAATGGAGCTATTGATAGAGTCTTAGAAGCTTTAATAAAAGCGTTTAAAGATAACGGAATAACTTGGGATTATTCAACAGGTGAAAATAGCGTTCAGTATCTTCCGATTAAATGGGCTATGGCACGTACAGATCCGGCATCTTTTAAAAGTCTTGATCTAGGAGAATATCGAAGAACATTTAAATATGAAATGTCGATAAGTGTAATAGTAGCTGCTATTCCTATGGACGATCTTATAAGTATAGGACCAGTAGAATTAGAACGTACTATAACTAATTGTCTAGAGCCTTGTACATATGATGAAACTGAGTTAGGAGGACCAGATGAATAAATCAGATCTCATTAGTCTTCCTATAACAGATAACATGATGAGTATATTAGAAGTTATGTCACAAGTTCATCCTACACAAGTAGCAGCCTTTATCGAAGATTTCATTATAGCATCAGCTAGAAGAGCACAGATGGATATGACTCTAGAACAAACTAGAGAAAAACTCAAAATGTTAACAGTTGATCTTTATAAGTTAAGCCAGCAAGTTGTTGAACCTTCAGCATTAGCAGTTTTGTTGCGTGAGACTATGGAAGAGTATGGAGAAATGATAATCGTTAATCATATTCCAATACAGGATATTACTTTTATATATCATGATACTCTAACTATGAATTTCCAAAACAGAGAGGACTATTCAGATGGTACAACCACATAAACGATACGATTTTGTAACACTAGCTCCAACAGAGTTAGGTGGTGTTTACAGAAGCATGAAGGTAGTTGCTATATTAACTGCTAGCCAGGCAATGACATATAGGGATATCTATACATTACACGAAAAGATGAGTAGATATTTAGCACAAGAATATAACATAGAAGATCTAACGTATATTCTATTTGAAGGTGTTAATAAACAAACTGTTCTTATTCCATGGGAATATATCGATAGCGATAGCGTTGTAGAAGTTGAACAGCTTAAATTGGTAATTGAAATACCTAATGCTAATACAACTGATATTTCAATGGTAGCAGATAAGCTAACAGAGCTAGGGTTTAAGAATTGTAAAATAACACATATGAAAATGTAGATAGAGAGGTATTACCTCTCTATCTACACTTATTTTATTTTTGTCCTTTTAACAATCGGTGATTATTCGATAAGGAGAACAATATGGTGGATATGTATGTCTTTAAAAAACCTACCCCTGAATATTTAGTACATATGAACCCTAAAAAAGAATATGCTAGACAAGCTATAACATTCATTTCTAAGATGAAAGGTATCGATAGAGCTACTGCAGCTATGAAGTTAAAAGAATCTCTTAAGAACTATGATCTTAAAGATCCAATAGTTAGGTTTAACCATAGGAATGAAAAAGGCGACGTCTCTGTAGATGAAACAACATTATTAGATTATATTCAAAGTGCACAAGATAATAAAGAAGTTATTGTGCCATCATTTACAACATATGTCCATCCTACTATTAAAAAGTCTTTACACGCAGAGTTTATTAATGTTAACATTAAGGCGAGAAAAGAAGATAAGAAACTTATGTTCTATTATACTCAAACAGGAGATGCTGAGAAAGCAGCGTATTATGATAATATGCAAGCTACCAGAAAGATATTTAATAACTCATTATCTGGTGCATATGCTTCTAAAAGTACAATCTTGTATAATCCATCAGCGCACTACACATTAACATCAACAACACGTTGTGTTGCATCTATAGGTAATGCAGTTACGGAATCAATTGTATCTGGTAATAAGATCTTTAACACGCCTGAAGCAGTTATAAATTACATAACAGCAGTATTAACTAATACTGATTTTGCAGAGCTAGAAAGAGTGTTTAATAAATATAATATTCAAACACCTGATGTTGATGGTGTTATGCAAATGGTAGTTAGATCTACAGAATATTTTTGGAATATTCCAGATAAATTAAAATACATAAGAAGTTATCTAGAAAAGCTAACTCCATTAGAACTAGGCGCAGTTATGTATACTAATGATCTTTATCATTTTAGAAAATATAATCCAGAGTTAACTATTAAATTTTTAGAAGAGATCTCTTTAACTAGAAAAGGGTATACAACTCCTGAAACAGAACTTAATGATATTAATAATGTCCAAGAAGGTATTCAATCCCATATACATAACATCTGTTCAGATCTTATTAAAGGTATGGCAGTTGATTATGAAAAGATGGTAGGAACAGAAACTATGGATATTTTAGCTTCTTCTGCTAAATATATAGCAGAAACGTTAACATCCTATAAAGACCTTATCAGGATATTATTTGTTACAGATACGGCACCTGTTAATATAGCATATATTAAAGAGCTTATGAGAAGATGTATTGTTCTTTCAGATACAGATAGTACATGTGCTACATATGACGAATGGGTTGATTGGTATTATACAAAATCTAATACTGTTACTAATCCTATAGCGATAGCTTCTTCGGTTATGACTATAGCAACTCAAGTTATGGACCATTACATTAAGATCTTATCTGGTAGTATGAATATCGACGTTTCAAGATTTGAGTCTCTTAAAATGAAAAATGAATTCATGTGGAATACATTCGTAACGATGAATGCCAGTAAACACTATTTTGCAGATGTGGCTGTAAAAGAAGGTAACGTTTTTGAAAAACCAAAACTAGAACTTAAGGGAGTGCATCTTATAGCATCTAACGTATCTCAACACTATAGAGATATTGGTCATGGTATGATTAACGATATTAGAGCTACTTTAAGAGAAGGTAAGAAACTTGATATATTTGGTTATGTTAAGTTAGTAGCTGATACAGAAAGAGAGATTATATCTAGAGTTAAAGCAGCTGATACTTCTGTTCTTTCTATAGATAAGATTAAAGATCAGAAAGCTTATAAAGATTCGGATAAACCAGAGTTAACTCCATTCTTTCACCATCTATTATGGGGCGAAGTGTTTGAACCTAAATATGGTCCAGCACCAGATCCAACCTACATGATTGTTAAGGTACCAACTACATTAGATACTCCAGCAAGAATGAAGGAATATATAGATAATCTAGAAGATAAAGAGTTAGCAGATAGATTACGTAAGGCTATGGTTAAATATAATAAAAAATACATAGGAACATTTAGACCACCATTAACTCTTATAGAGGGTAGAGGTCTTCCAGATGAGATCTTTGGTTGTGTTGATTATAAACGTATTGTAAAAGATAACTGTGGTATGATGTATGCGGTTCTAGAGGCAATTGGATTTTATAAACATTCTGATATGTTGATTTCAGAATTAGGGCCTTATTAAGAAAAGGAATAATATGGAAGCATTAAATAGCAATTTTAGATATGTTGGTATAGGTCAAGCTGTTAAAGATAAAGTAGAAGATAGTTTTGACCTAGAGATAACTATGGTCGAGTCTATGCCTTCTTTAGAAGGTGACTATAATGAAAAAGAGAAAATTAACTTAGAGTATACTGATGTTAAAGGTAATACTACTAATGTTAATCTAGATAAAGGTAAATCAGTTACCGCTAAGTGGATAGGGTTATATAACTCTAATAGAATAACTGCACCTGATGTTGTTATTGGAGAGATGGTCCATCTATTTCAACAGGGTGGTAATGATGAATACTTTTGGTCTTCTATTGGTACAAATATGAGGAAGAAAGAAAAGGTTATTTACTATTTCTCTAATAAAGATGCCTCAGCCGTTAATGCAGCTAAAGGCGAAGAGGGATATTACCTTATGGTAGATACCAAAAATAAAGAGTTGGTTTTACATACTTCTAATAATGATGGTGAAGCTTCTGCTTATGATGTTGTTATAAATACTGAAGAGGGTAAAGTAACTTTAGTAGATTTCCAAGGTAACTATTTCGAGCTTATTTCTCCAGAAGGTAAACTTAATATTCGTATTAACCAAGATATAACTATCTCCCATGATAACAATATGAATATTAAAACTGGTAATGATCATACTGAAACTATAGGTGCTAACCGAACAGTAGAAATTTCATCAGAGGATAAAGAATCTATAGGTGGTAATCAGTCTGGTCAAGTGTCTGGTAATAAAACAACTCAAGTAGGCGGTGCTTATAATCTTTCAGCTGGAGGAACATCTAATTGTAAATCTGGCGGTACTATGACTATGTCAGCACCTTTAATACAACTTAACTAATAGGAAATAAAAGCATGGAATCTACAATAATAACTACAGGTTTATTACCTAATCAATCTGGTCTATACCATGCTAAGAACCCTTGGGAAACTCATATCTATAAACACACTGTAGAGACAGCAGAGACTAAGCTTTTTAAAGAGCATATACTTTGGTGGTTAACAGGAGATATACCATTAGATTTATCTATAGATAATAATGGAGTTATTTCTGGTACGGTATTAGTACTTAATAACCAACCATCTTGCCAAGATAACTTAATGCCTAGAGAAAAGATTAAATTAGATGGTTCTAATTGGCAAGCGGTAGGTCGCTATAGGGATGCTACTAAAACTTTTAACTTTACTATACATAGGAAATATTATACTTGGGAAGTAGTTAAGATAGAAGGTAAGGATGGTGCTACGCCACCATTAACTTTAGATGCTTTAAAACTTAATTATAAAGTTGAAACATTTGATCTTTATAAGACAATGTTAGAAACTTTAACTACAGCTGAATGCACATTAACATTTCAAGAAGAAGAGATAGAACAAGATGTCTCTATTATGGCTATACGTAATAATGATATAGATACTAGAGTCTTTTTAGAAGAGTATATTAAATCAGATACTAGTTATGTAGAAGGTATACCTGTTAAACACTCTATCTATAGACATAATAAAAAATATACAATAGAGAATCTTTTAGATTTTCAGAAGGAGTATTAAAGATGCCACCGGCAGTAAGAGGGTCAGGAGCTGATATAGCTTCAGGGCATGGTAGTTTTCCGCCTACTAATACAGATGGTTGTAGTGGAAATGTTACTATTAATAGTATAGGGGCACATAGATTAGGAGATAGTATTATACCTCATGGTTCACCATCTCCTTCTCCAGTTCATAGTAGAGCAGCTGGAGGTTGTAGCCCTAATGTAACTGTTAATGGTTTAGGTTTAGTAAGATTAGGAGATGCTGTCGTTTGTGGCGGTGTCTTAATGACAGGAAGTGGGAACGTAATATGCAATTAGAAAAACATACAGAACGATTAGTTCATATAGCACAAGCACTAGATCCTATGGTTTTAACTAAGTTATTAATGTTAGCTAATGCTATAGAGTTTTGTAAAACCGATCAAGAAGGTAACGCACATATTAAATTTAAAAAGAGCGTCGTAATAGAAGCCGAAGAGCATATCATTAACTATACTAAAGAAGGTATGATAATAGATAAAGCTGGTATGATACATCTTAATCCAGAACCAGTAAACGCTCAAGGCGTACAATCATTAGCGGTATTAGAACAACAACTAGAGCATAAGGAATAACATCCTTATGCTCTAGCATTTTTAATTCTCAAAGTCATTTTACTACAGTTATATATTATAAATATAGAGAGACAGAAGGTAATATTACCTTCTGTCTCTCTTATATCTTAGGGTAGCACACATGTTATCCGGAAAGGAGGAAAATATGGCTACTAATGGTATGTGTATACCTGGCCCAAGGGTCAGGTTGCTTACCGATGAAGTTGAGAATGCAATTTCCAAACTCCGCTCAACCTTATCCGGTAATGATTTATACACATTTGATACGTATGTAAAGAATGTTGTAAATCAAGCATTAGTATTTGCTAAAGAAAAAGTATCCGGTCATTACGATATTAATCGTATGGTGCCAGGATATCAATCTTTAGTTGCTGAAGATTATGGTAAGAGATTATCTAATGTAATTACTCCTATCGTAGCTTCTCAGTTGCCTTTAACAGGCTAATAAAAAGATCTAGAGAGAGCATATGCTCTCTCTAGATCTCTATTAACTTTTTATTTTTATCCAAAATACATCTTAAGTACATTATCTTCTATTTTCTTAAGAAGCGTTGTTGTAGTTCCTATTAAGTTAGGACTATTAACAATACGTGCAGATATACTTAAGTTGCTAAAGACTGCGTCTATCTTTTCTCCAGATTCAGTTGTTAGGTTATAATCAAATACTTCGCCAACTGTACATTTCAACTGGTTACCAACGATACATTTATCACCTGTACCCATAGTCTCTTTAACATCTATGTAAACTTTAAGTTCAATGCTATTAGGTTCTAATAACTTACCTTGGATACTATATCCAGGTCCTACTCTACCTGAATAACCAGTAGCTTTTATAAGTACCTTATCAGAATACTCTATAAGTTGTTTTATAGAATCGCTAGCAGTTTCTGGATCAAAGTTATAGAAGACAATAATCTTACTAACTGTTCCCTTAACTTTAGCTTTAGGAGATGTAACAGCTAATTCACTTAGGATGCTTAATGCTTTTTCATCTAGAGTATTATCTATAGGTATATCACTATTTACAACTGTATATAAAGTTGTATTTGGATCTACCTTAGCGCCTATTTGAACAAGATTAAGAACATTATCTGTTTTCTCTATAACATGTGACTTAACTTTAGTTAATGTTGTTCCTAAGATAGTATGTAATTCGTTACTAATGGCTATTGAGTCATTCCATGTTTGTGGATCTTCAGATAGCATAACATTAACCATAGTTCCTTGTTTATAAAGAACTCTTCTTGGATTAAATACACAAGGTTCGAAGAATAGTCTATCATAAACTAAAGAGTCATCTTTAATAAAGAGATCCCCTTCTTTAAAGTTAGGAACCATCTCATGCGTATAGCAAGACCCGGCTTCTTCTTTAGATGTCCATGAATAAAGTCTATATACCTTTTTACCTTTTGTTTTATATTCAACTGTTAATTCAGATTTAGTAACTTTAATTACTGTACCTTCTTCTTCAGCAGTAACAACAAATTTAGGACCTGCTTTAATAGGTATAATAGTTTCATAACCTGTTAATATTCTAGAAGCAGTCATATTATCAATTGCGATAATGTGCGAGCTCATAATGGCAGAGAAGTTGAGACGCTTCGCATCATCTGTTAAACCAAATGGTGCTAACATTCCAGGAGTACTTAACATGTTCTCCCATTTTAACTCTGCTTCTTTATTATTACCTATTAATCCGTTAATAGATATTAAGTTAGGATTAGCTGTCATATGCGCAGTTACACCTACTGATCCACTATCCTTAGTAGATTCTGAAATGACACCTATTTCAGTTTCATTTAGCTCTCTAGTTCTCTTAACCATACCATCTTTATTTCTACCGCCGTCACCTAGGTAAGTAGTATCTTCTTTTTGTTTAATCATGGCTATTGGGTTAAGATCGTCTAATGTAATTTTACTATTATCTCCCATTATCTTTTGCATAACAGCATATCTATCTAAAACGATTCTAGATTTACTAAAAGCAGATGCATTTTCATAATCTTTATAAGCATAAACTAATGCCTTATAAATCATACCTGCTACTCTCTCATATCCTTTAAGAACCATGTCGTTAATATTATTAGGATGCCTATAGTTATTGTCAACAACCATTTCACAAGCTCTAATAATTAAAGCAGGAAAGTTATTCGGTTCTTTTATCTGTTTAAGGATATTGGCTGTCATAGGGTCGATGTACATTGTTTCTAATATATTAATTTCATTAACATATTTAACAGAGCTACTTAAATTACTATACATACTAAAGTATTTATGCCAGATAATATTATAGTTACTTCGTTTATTAAAATTAGCTAACTCTATATCTTTTAAAAGCTTATTCATAGCTAAAAGACCAGATACTATAAGATCTGATAATCCATTATCTTTATCGACTATCAATGTTTTATCTTTAAACTTAATAGCGTATTGATCTTGTGTTAACTTTCCTTTACTATTAGCTAACGTATATTTAGTATTTAATAGTTTTAATAGATTTTCTAAACCTAAATAGTAGCTTAATATTAAAACAGCTGGTATAGCTTCTTTTAAAATACCTACTCTTACGAACTCAATTGGTATATCAGAAGTATCTATATTTACAACACTATAGAAATCTCCTATTAAATCTAATTTAGAACCTTTAAGTTCGTAAATGTTATTCGTAAAGTCCATAATAAGAAAGTTATTGTTAACTGTACCGACGACTACACCATTATACGTAGTTTCAAGTTTCTCAATATCCGCAATCGTATAACCGTCTAATAATCTATTTCTTTCATGGTGACTAAAGTTAAATTTATAATTACTATAATCAAAGCTTTTAACGAAGGCTGCTATTTGTGCATATAGAATTGGTATATCAGCATCTGGTATTTCAACACCTATAGCAATAACAGAACTACATTTAGGATCATATTTTTTATTAGTATCTGTCTCTTTAGCTCTTAGATTTTTATATACCCATCTACCTATATTACTATCAGCAGCTTCAAAAGCTTTACCTATAAACATCTTACCATAATAAGAAGTAAGTAATGCAGTTGTAGCATCAATTTTTCTTATAGGTAATTCAGCCCTTAGTTTTCTTAAAGAGTAATCAACTCCATTAACTGTAAATACACCATATTCGTCTATATAAGGTATATCGAATTTTAATGTTGTTTTCTTACCAGATAGTGACATGATTTGTATCGTATGTTCTTCAGTGCCACCAGTAATATCGAATACTTCTTTAACATCATAATCTAAGATAATGTTATTTAAGTTTTGTAAAGAGTAAACAACCCTTATAATATCTTTTCTAAATTGTTCTTTAAGATATTGGCGCTCTGCGGTAGCTGCTATATTCTTATTAACAGACTCGTCGAAGATCATAACGTTAGGTGTTATTGTAGCATCTATGTCGTTAATCTCAAAGTTATCAAAACTACTATCTAGAGCTGTTTCAATATCTCCACCATCTTTACCTAACATATATGGATTATTCAGCTGGTTTTGTTTATTAAAAGCTTCTAAGTAACTATCGTACATTGCTTTTGAAATAGCTTTAGTCGCTAATAGATAATCTAGTTCTGATATTACTTTAACCTTAAGATCATCTTTATAATTATACTTCTTAAGATCTTCTATAGAAGCGAATGTTTTATTAGTATTAGCAGTTATTTCAGCATCCATTGCATCAAGTTTTGCAAAGTCTACATCAGATGTTTCTGGTATAAAAGTATCATCGTCTAATGATATTATATCGTCATTGGTCTCTTGGATATAAGCATCTAGAACATCTTTCATAGAGAGTTTATTATCCTTCTCTACCTTCTTAGCCATCTTCATTGCTTTAGCTATAGCAATATCGTTTATTTTATCACCATCTATTTTATTAAAATCTAAAGGTTTACCAGTTACTAATTTAAACATCATAATGTAAATTAAATATCTTATAACAGACGAATTATATTTAGATTTAACATATTCAGATGTTTCTAGGTTAATAGATGTTGCGCCTAATAACATTAAGAAATCGTTAATTGTACTTTCAGTATTTACAACATATTGAGAGCTATTATATTCTTCGATTAACGTAAATAGATAATCTAAATTGATTACTATCATTCTGTTTTCTATAGATAAAATTAATGTTGTTTTATTTAGTTTAGTATTAGCTATCCTATTAAAAATACTATTAGCTTTCGTAGCTGGGGTTAACCATTTCCATAATTCTATTAGGTTAAAATATTTACTATCTAACCTATTAACATTACCAGATGTTAACTTATTAGCAAAGCTATCTAATTCTGACATACTTAATAGTTTATTAGACATTTCTATTAGAATAAATCTATTATAGTCGTTCATAGACTTAAGATCATCTAGCATTCTATTAGCAACATTATTATATTTAAGAAGATTAATATTGGGATCTCCAGCATAACTATAAAGATAGTTAAGAAGACCATAGTTGTAGATAATAAAATCTCCTTTATGTTCAATAACATTAGGAGGTAAGAACTTATATTTTTTCTCTTCTCTGTTCATTATCTTAAAAGCTTCTTTAACATCATTAGTCTCTTTAACACTTCCTTCTACTTTACTTCCAAACTTAATAGGTGTTATTACATTTACTTTATTTGTTCTATTAAGATATGGAACAACTCTAGAAGGAATTTCTATTCCGTCTGATGGTTTAAACCAGTATAGGATACTTCTATCTGGGAATATAAAACTATCTGACTTAATAATTAAAGGCTCTAGAAAATGGATCAACTTGGTGATACCAACTTTTCTATATAAGCTATCAAAATTAGCCATATATTCTCCTTTATTTTCAAGGTCATTTTTTGCTCAGCCATAAGGATTTCCCGGGGGCTTTAGTGATTTACGGCTATTTAGAAAGGGTAAACATGGGATTTTTCGAAGGATTATTTGTTACCGATGTTCGGTATGATAAAATTAAAGAACAATATACTATTGTCGGTATGACTGGGTTTAGAAATGCTTTAAATCGATATGGAGAAAAAAATCTGGATAATATTTTTACATCTATAGGAAGGACTGAAATAATATTTCCAGCTATGTTTGTATACGAAGTTATATCGATGTTTAAAGATACTGTTAAACGCCCTATATATGGAGTTAACATTAAAGCATTAAATAAAATTATAGGTATCTTAGAAACAAGAGTAGAAGAGAATAGAGAATACGATATAGATAATAAGCTTGACTATGATATGATTAAAGAGAAAATGATACATACTCCTTTTGAGTATCAACAGGCATTATTCGATAGTTATGAAAAGTATAAATATAGAACAGGCTATCGTGGGTTAACTATTGGTGCAGCTCCAGGACTTGGTAAAACTAATATTTCACTTACATTTGCAGAAATGCTACATAGTGAAAGGGTTTTAGTAATTTGTCCATTACCTACATTAGAAAAGGTTTGGTTAAAATCTATAGCTATGCCAGGTAAAGATAATCTTTATAAAGACCCTAGTAAAAATAGTACCTGGTCTGTAAAATCACCAGCTGTTTATAATAACGAAAAGTTTATTATTGTCCATTATGAAGGATTAGAACAACTCTATGGTATTTTACCTAAAATAGCAGGACCTAAATTAACAATTATAGTCGATGAATCTCATAACTTTGCGGATACTAAATCTAAACGTACTATATTATTACAAGATATTATAGATCGTTCATTTACTAAAAACCTATTCCTATTATCAGGTACACCTATTAAAAGCTATAGCACTGAGATTATTAATATGGCAAAGTTTATCGATGGTAAACTTAAAGGTGAACTTTATAATAGATTATACTCTGTCTATTCTAACCCTAATAAATTCTTTAAATCTATATTACCAGGTCGATATAACGAAATGACTTATGTTATAGAAAAGAAAGAAACTGTATTAGAACCGGTTATTAAAACATATATTCCAATAACGCTTAAAAATAGTAAAGATTATACTCTTCCTGCTATTAGAGAGCAAATGAGGGAATTTATTAATAGACGGATTGGGGAAATTGAAAAGGCGATGCCTAAAACAGTTGAAACATATGAACTTTGTTTAACTATAGCAGCACAGAATGGTTTTGATAAAAAATCAAAATATTCTATAAGACAATATAGAAATTTAGTAGCTACTATTCAAGAAGCCTATAAGAAAAAACAGCTAGGTTTTATAAGTAATGAGATGGCATTAGCTAATACTATAGAACGTGAGATTAAAAGTTATATACCACCTGAGCTAGGTAAGCAGTGGGATGAAGTTAAAACTATAATAAAATACCCAATGCTTAAAGTACAAGGTGAATGTCTTGGAAAAATCGTTATGGGTGCTAGAATAAAATGTCATGTTGATATAGCTTTAAATCTAGATTATGAAGCTTTACTTAATAGTACTATAAAAGATACAATCATTTTTAGTAACTATATTAATGTCTGTGAAGCAGCTAGAAGTGTATTAGCCAATTTAAAATATGATATGGCATTAGTCTATGGTGAATATGCTAAAAATCTTAATAAAGAGGTTAAAAGGTTTATAGATAATAAGAATGTTAATCCTTTGGTTACAACATATAAATCACTGTCTACTGGCGTACCATTAACAAACGCTAATGTTATAGTTGCTTTAGATTTGCCATTCCGTATGTATATATTCGAGCAAGCTATAAGTAGAGCATGGAGAGTTGGTCAAGATAGTCAAGTTGTTGTCTATATACCATCTTTAGATACTGGTAATGTTCCTAATATTAACCAAAGAAATTTAGATATTATTAGTTTCTTTAACTCTGAGGTTGAAGCACTTACAGGCTATAAATCTTCTATAGATGTCAAAGAGACTGAAGCTATTAATCTGGAGTCTATTAACCAGTTAATAAATTTTGATACAATTTTAAAAGATTATGATACCGAGATATATAGACATAAAGTCTTAAATTGGTAAATAAGGGAGGGCATAAGATATGCCATATGTTGATGATGATCCCACTGCAAACTATACCCCTGGCGATATGGGTGGTAATGTGCAGGTGGATAATAAAAATACTACAAATGGATATAGTGGACATGGATATACTGGGAATTCTGGCCAGACTAATGTGCAAGTTAATAACTATAATAACTATCAATCTACTTCTACTCCTTATACTAATACATATACTGAACAAAGTGTAAATCCGGATTATAGAGATACTGATAATGATAATATATTAGGAGAATTTGTATTTTCAATAGCTCTTATAGCTGTCGCATTCATTGTTCCACATATATTTTTCGGAATTAAGAAACTCTTAAAACGGTTACACTGGTTATCGCCAAGAGTTCTTAAAATGATAGATAGACTAGAAGTTGTTTTCCTTAAAGTAGCGACAAAACTATCTAACAGAGGGGTTGGAAAGGTTTTACATACTAAAGGTCCTTTACAAGGTCATGAGTCTGCGTTTATAGTTAAAGATACTTTAGACGAATCTCTTAAAGAGAAACTTTATGTAGCTCCTGATCTCCCTGGTGAGGAAAGTTATGTTCCACCAACTATAGAAGGCGAAGGGTATGCAAATACAAATGTAGAAGCTAGTATGCAAACTATAAATACTTCTGGTAATTCATCTGTAAAACAAGAAGTAAAAGAAGATTTTAAAGAATTTACAGCAGATGATTTACACTTTAAAACTGAAGTAGACGAAGATGACCCAAGTGATCCACATGCCATAATAAGAAAATATCTTAAGGAGCCAGTATGAATGCGCTACAATATACGTTTAACAATGTTCTAAGAATGAACATTCCAATAGAAATTTTAGAATTAGCATTTCCACAAAAGCAATCTAGGACTCCTATCTCTTTAGAAGAGAGAATGATGACAGATTGTATTAGACCTATCATTATGACAGATATGAACATCCTAGGTGGAGAAATGGCTTTTATAGATATTACACAGTGTAATACAGTAGCTGTTTCAGATTATACCTATAATGAACAACTAGGATCTTTTATTATAGAAGTTCCTAAAACATTAACTAATAATAAAAGTATAGTCGCAGTCTATTCTTTAGTTATGGGAAATTATATTGGAGATATGAATGGTGGTAATGGCGCTATGCCATGTACATCACCATTAGTTGTTGATGGGCAACGACTTCTAAATACTTTTAATGGCACTAATGTTGTTCAAACAGCAAGGATGGAATTGGTAGGTGAAAATAAAGTTTTAATAGAAGCTTATCCACCATATGTAATATATGGTGTCTTAAAAGTTAATTTAAGTAATAATGCAAATTTAGAAAACATTCAACCTAGTTATTATCCGCATGTTGCACAATTGATAACTTTAGGTGTTAAAAGATATATTTATAATACATTAAGAATAAAATTAGATGTTGGTTATATTTATGCAGGACATGAGATACCTAGCTTTAAAGAGATCGTAGATAGTTATGCAGATGCAGAAGAACTGTATAGAGAGTATCTTAAAGTTTGGGGTAAAATAGGAGTACTTAATGATAGTAGAAAGATGGCACAGTACACTTCTACTATGATAGGTATGATGGGATAAACGATAGAGTAGATAACCATATGGTTATCTACTCTATCTATATTTTTATGGTTATGGTTTAGGTTGTAAACCCTTCACTCTGTTCAAGGCTTAGGTTTCTGGTTAGTAGACATAAATCTTTGTAGGATCTTTTCTATTTCAGCTACTTTTACTTTTTGAAGTTTATAAAGCTGTTCCATCTCTTCATATCTCACTCTCCAAGACTTATTATTAGATCTAGCTTGAGCAGACATCATTTTTATATATTTATTATAATCCTCGTCCGACATTAAGACAGTTGGACCACCTGGATGTTCAGTAAGATCTGGTTTAACAGAAATTGTATCATTTACCATAATTGCAATATTTTCATACAGCATTTCTAAATTGATGTCATCTGGCATTAAGCCTAAAGATAAGGTTACTAACCTTTCTGTTGCTGTATGACCTATAATAGCTGGCATTTCTTTAATGCGATCGGCTGGTATATAAAGGTACTGATCTCCATCAGCTGATAATGTTACTATAGGAACATCATTATTAAGATCTTCTATAAAATCTTCTTTAGTTAGTCCTGCTTTAATATAGATAGAGTTTAGAGGGTCTAGTCCATCATCATGTAGTGCTTTAATTTTTCTTATCTCTATAACTTCGTACTCTTTTTTATTTATATTTGTATCATCAGCATAGGGAGGATGAAATATAAATACACCTTTTGTGTTAATAGGAGGAATGATATATGTCATATGTAATCCTTATATTATATTAGTCATCGATCTAGGTTCATTACTTTTTATATAGATTATATGCGTACATATTAATATAAGGATATATCACATGGACGATACAAATATTACAGTATTTGGCGAACGTATAGATGGACCTATACATATGTTGTCATTTCAAGATATTCTACTTACCAGTCTTTTATTGGCAGCGGCAATTATTGGAACCATCTTACTTTTAGCCTTATGTTATGATTATGATACTGATGAATTTTACAATAATGATATTTTAAAACCTGATAAAAAAGATAAAGTAGATGATGATGATTTTAAAATTAAAGTTTTTTAACTTTTTGATTTTATCCTATTAATTTATATATGATAATAAAGCAGCTCGTAATTTATTATCGAGTATTAACCGTGGTCTTCATATCTCGCTTCGTCTTTGATACGGTTAATAAATTCCGTTTTTACATAATGTAATATAGAGACTATAAGGTTGAATCCTTATAGTCTCTATACCTTTTATACCTATTAGCATAGGCTGGTTCTTTGATTAAAACCCCCTATATATAAGGAGATAGAAATGAACGATGTAGTTCAGACTAATGAACAATTAGTTAAGATAGCGAATTTAGCTGTTGAAACAGTCCTATATGCTATGGAAAATGATGAAGGTAATATACTTAAAAAAATTGATATGGACGTTACTATACCAATGTTAATAGACATTGCTACTAATAGAATTAGAGATAACATTAAAGGATAATAATATGTATGGTGTTTATAATAAATTAGTAAATAATGCTAGTATTGAACAACTAGCTAATGATCTAGTAGAAAATGGTAAAACGATTGACTTTAGTGTTGATAAAGGACTATCTATTTTAAATATAGCTCCAGTAGATGGTGAAGGTTCAGATTTTGAAATGGTAGTTACTAAGGTAGCTCAAGCACTTCAGTCTGAAGTAAATCTTTATAAGAATGATTTTAAGGGGCAGTTAGTATCGTTTATCGAACATGCTAAACTTATGTTAAGTTCTGGAGAGCCATCAACTGCTAGTAAATATAATATTATAGAATTTGATCTTCCTGATCTTTTAAAAGAAGCAAAAGAACTTAAACTATTTCAAGATCCTATTAACTTTAACGAAGCTAACGATATAGATTATGAATTACCAATGGTAGAATTAGATATTGTTACACATCCAGATAATGCTGTAAATAGACATATTAAGAATTTATTTACATCTGCAGAGTTAGCTAGACCAGTTAAATATATTAACCTAGCTAATAGCATACTAAATCAGGATGAATGTATTTTCTACGCTGAAGATCTACTTAAAGCTTGGTTAATAGCTACTTATCTTAAAAATGAAAAACTTTCAACTCTATCTATTAATGCTAAACAACTAGATAACATTATTTGGAAGCTTGAGACTTATATATTCCATGCTATAGCAGCATATGATCAATATGTAGGTATGAATAGACTTTACTTAGGAACAGTAAAAGAATCTCCATATGATATTTATGTTCTTAAACCTGTTTATGATAGTTGTGATAATGAAATAGGTTTAGTAGATGCTATTTATGGTTATGCTATAAAAGATAAGAATAGTAAGGTAGCTGGTGATACTCTTAAAGATAGTCTCTTAGCTAATAAACAAGAGTTAATTAAACTTTGGGATACTTATGTTGCTGGTACACAAGTTGAAAACCCTATCTTTAGAAGAAATAGACTTATTGATGTCTATACTAGAAGTTTAGAAGAAGTTCTACGTGAAATGCCAGATGAACTTTTAAATTATTGTTCTTATGGAGATAATATTCCTGTATTAGCAGAAAAAGTAAAAGATAGACTACTTTCTATTAAACTAGATGATAACTTAGAGTGTATAGAAACAGTAGGTATTGAACTAGTTGCTGGTCTTCTATTCGATACTACTAACTATTATAAATTTATAAAACTATGTGAGAAATACTTAGCTGCAGATGAAGATAAAACAGTTGATGATATTATAAGCTTTGTTTTAACCGAACTTGTTGTCGATTTCTTTATGTCTAAGACTAAAGTATTTAAAATACAATAAAAGGCAAAATGATGGCAGATACTTTAGATGTAAGTACTTGGAAACGAAATCCTAAAGAGGTTGCTAAATCTCTTAAGATTGTAGGAGATCAAACTATAGCTACAGATGAAATTAGAATAATCTTCCCAGAAAGATTTACTTCTAAAGGTCTATGTTTACTAGATAAGGTTACCAACCTTATCTCTTACTATTGTATAGTAGATAAGAATAATAACTATGCTATTACGAATGATCCGGTCTTTCAATCTCTTCAACCTGATAAAATTTCTATGGTTAATATAAAAGATCTTCCTGATTCTAATAAGAGCTATATTATGTTAAAATTTAATAAGGATAGCACAGTTATTATAACTAACCAATTAGTACAAGATACTAGTATAATGTATAATATTCTAGACGAATTTTATAATAATGGTAAGATACCTTGGTATATGAATTATGAAGATGCTGCTAATATATTCCTTAACAGTAGTAAATATGCTGGTAGTAATGTAGGTAATGATCCTGTAGGTTTTGAATTGCTTAGTAGTCTTATAAGTAAAGATAAAACAGGATTAAGACCATATAAAGATAGCATAACTAAAAGAGAAGATATTTTTACTCAAAAGGTAGTCTTTACTAAACTAGCTGATATTCAAAGTTTTAAAGATACGGCTAGTAAATTAGTTGGTAATTATTTTAAAGACGGATTAGCATCCGCTCTAGTAGAAAAAGAAGAGACCTCTTCTGATATAAGTAAATTATTAAGGACATAACATGGATTATGAGAATTTTAAAATAGTACTTAATGCTGCTGGTTATAAACCAGAAAATTATAGTGGTATTAAACCTGATGAAAATGGTTATTATACAGTAAGATTAGGTGCTTTTAATGTATTTAATAGTAGTAAAGCTTTTTATACTTTTAAAGGAGTTGAAGCGTTATTTAATAACCCTAACAGTTTCTTCTGGAGAAGATTGAAGAAGGGTTATCTATTAGGAGAAATGGACCATCCTAAGTTTAAACCTGGTATGACTATGCCAGAGTTTATTAACAGAAATGCTGGTTACGATATGAGTAACATAGCATTCCATATAGCAGAAGTTTGGTTCGAGCGTACTAAAGATAGCGTCAATATGATGGGTAACCATGGTAATGTTGTTATCGTTATGGGTAAGATCAAACCTTCTGGTCCTAAAGGTGAATATTTAAAAGAAGCTTTAGAGAATCCTAATAGAAATGTTGCCTTTAGTGTACGTAGTCTTAGTAAAGATGAAGTGGTTAATGGTATTTTAGTTAAACACACTTCTGCTATTTTAACCTGGGACTGGGTTACTGAACCTGGTATCAATAGTGCAAATACTTTTGATATGCTAAATGAAAAGAATATTAATACAGAAAGTATAAGTAACTTATTAACATTAGATATTAAAGAAGCAGATCTAGAAGGTGCAACAAAGATTAATACTGTTAACCAAGAATGCACTAATGAAGATTTAGTAATCTTACGTAATGTATTAAAGAAACAATTCAGTAAGAAACCCGTTAATAGAGTTCTTAACTGGTAACATGTAAAAAACATAGGTATCTGGGTATCTTAACCAGATACCTATGTAATATATTTTTAAGGAGCTAATATGGCTTTTGACGAAAGAGGATATCTCCTCCGAAACTACGTAAGGGTAGAGCAAGCCCAACGTATGACAAATGATATTCAAACTATTGAAACATTTGTACAAACAGATAGAGAGAAAATATTAGACTTAGATTGGGTAAGAACAAGATTTAATATAAGTAATAAAGAATTAAGTACCGAACGTTTAATCAATGGAAGATTTTTTAGTACTGCTAGTTTTAAATATAGTAACACAAGACTAGGTGGTCATTTAGCGTGTAACCCTAAACCACAATGGACGAGATATGCTGATATACGACCTAGGTATAACCCTACTTTAAGTCCTAATAGACCATTTATGGGAATAGGTCCAACTACAGAGGATAGCCAAATGTCTTTAGGTAGATATTATTCCGAAGCTATTGACGATAACGTTAACTTAGTCTTTATGACATTTGGAACTAAGAAGTTCAATGGTCTTATTGACTTCTTTATGTCCGCTATTGACTATGGAGATACAATTGTCGCTAACACAGGTAGAAAGCCTTGGTTATATAATATTGGTACTGCTATAGGTGGATTTACAGTGTTTGCTTGTTTTCCATGGACAACAGCTATCGTATGGGCAGTTAAAGCTCTAGTAGGTTTTCTTAATTTTGATACTGGATTTGATTATTACTATATGCGTCCTACGATGCATACATATTGGAGTACAGTAAGTAACTTAACTACACAGTTAGCAACAGAACTTAAACTTATCTCTCCTATTATAGAAAATAGAACAGTAGACACAATTCAGGATACACTACATGATGCCGGTTTAGGAGCACAATTAGATAAAGACGAATTACAAATGATAGCAGATATGCTTGGTGGACAAATATTTAACAGTAAGACAGGCTACTTAGATATATTTGCTATTATGTCTGGACCACAAGCTGCATACAGAGCATTCCTAAGAAGAAAACAAGAAGAACTAGCTGAAAATGATGGCAGTACTGGTGTACCTATTGCTAATGATTACGGCGCTATTTTAGCTATTCCAGATGGATCTGAGAATATCTACGATGATGTAAAAGATGCTGCTAATGCTTTACAATCAAGTGGTATTGCAACCTTTCAAGACTATTTAGATAAAGCAATAAAAGGTAGTACAGAATGGCAACCAGAACCAGAATCAACTGTTCAAGATGGATCTGGTGGTGATTTAGACGCTAAGATTGCAGAAGCTGCAAATAAAGCTAAAGCAGAAGCTGATGCTTCTAACAATGCTGTACGTTCGTCTACTGATAATGGTTTTGTACATGACTTTACTAAAGCTGATCCTAGTAAGCATGGTGAAAAGGGCTGGATTGATCAATTTCTAGATACTGCAAATAGTGTTATTCACGACGGAGGATTATCGGCTATTTTCCAAGTTGACTATGTAGGTACTCTAACCGAATCGTTCTCTAATGATGTTAGAGATATAGATACTGAAGGTATGATCAAATCTGTAGCATCTGGTGCGCAAGATATGAAATTTAACTTCTCTGGTGGTAATATTGGTGGTCCTATTGATACAGGAGCCATTATGTCTGGTGTAAAAGAGCTTCTTATGGGTGGTGCTAATGGTATCACTATGGGATTAAGCAATGTCTTAGCTACTGTCTTTGGAGATGCTTATATAGATATTCCTAAACGCTGGGGAGATAGTTCTGTTAGTTTCCCTACTGTAACCTATAATACTAAATTAGCTTGTGTGTATGGTAACGATTTTTCTAGAATGCAATCTATTGGTATTCCTCTTTGTATGTTATTAGCAGGAGCTTTACCACTATCTACTGGTAAAAGTTCATATACATCACCATTCTTATGTTCTATAACATCTCAAGGTGTTCAGAATATTAAATTAGGTATGATAACATCTCTTAGTATAACAAGAGGTACTACTAACTTACCGTTTACTAAAACAAGAAAACCATTAGGACTAGATGTAAGTTTTACAGTTACTGATTTTAGTACTTTAGTTACAGCACCTATTACTAAAGGTATTTTCTCAGATCTATTAAAATTTGGTATGGACGATGCATCTCCTATGGGAAGGTATCTATCGACACTAGCGGGTCGCGATATTCAAACTGATAAATATGCTTTAAATAAACTAGGTATGAGACTAGCTAGAGCTAGAGCTAACCTTTATTCAATCGTTAGCCCATCTAGGGTAGGTAGTGTTATTGGTTCGGTTCTTAATGGTCCATTATCATTATTTACAGCACAAGGTAACTTAACAACGTCTCTTCCAGGGGCATCTGTTAGAGCACAATAATATTCGATATAGAGTATAGACGTTATGTCTATACTCTATATCTTCTTTTTAATATTTAAATATAAGCTCTTTACCTTTACCAGGTTTAATAGTTTTATCCACTTGTGTTTCTACTCTTTTAGTTTTACTAAATCCTTCATAGTCAGCATAGGTTAAAGGCTTAGATAATGTTATATTCTCTACGCCTAGAGTAGTTGCAATTTTCTCTAATTCTGTTTCTTTAGTCTGGTCGGCTATAACAGATGGAGTATACTCTTTATTTAAGAACTCTAATGGTTTATCAATTCTAGGTCTTCTACCTTTATAAGTAAATCTTTCGAATATGCTACCATGATCTATACCAAATCGTCTTGCATAAGCTTCTTCAATTCTTCTTCTTGAAGCATAATCATTAACAATACCATCTCCAGTATAGTTATCATAAGTCTCTTCATTATGTTTTAAAGTTCCAGATGACTTACGGATAATATTAAGTTTTTCTATATCGGTATAGCCATGTCTTTTATTATCTTTAATATCAGCATACGTTGTATTAGATGTAACTCTTCTACTATTTCTTGGTAATACTCTATCCAGATCGTTAATATTACTTAAAGCTATTAAATCTTTAGCAGTAGTACCAGATATACCTAGAGAACTAAATCTATTAAAAGCTTCATCTGGATTATCTAATTTTACTTTATTAAAATAATCATTTCGTTTTTTATTAGATTTATAATATCCACGATGTATTCGTCTATCATCTTCGTTACTATAACTAGAATCTAAATTATAGTAATGGTCATAATAGTCATTACCATAAGATCCATGTCTAAAAAGCTGGTTATACGCTTTAGTAACACTCTCTATACCAAACTCTTTAGTAAGTCTGTTATGAGCATTTTTAAGACCTCTAGAATCATGTCTAAAGAATCCTAATAGACCAGCGACTAATCCTGTTTTAGTAATATCAGAAACAGCTACTCCAGTTATATCTCGCATATGGCTAGCATTAGAACCTAAACCAAGAATATCTTTAAGCCATCCTCCTAATACTCCTAATGCGGATTTAATATATTTCATAACTTTCTTAAAGATGCTACTTATAGCATCATAAGGGATACCTAATAAGCCCATAACATATTTTAAAGCGGCTTTAATAGCACCACCTATAGCCGATAATATTTTACCAATGAATTTAGCTACCGATTTAATAACGTTACCTATAGCAGATAATATTTTATTAACAACTGATTTTACTTTGTTAACAAGATTACTAATAGTTTTACCAAGTTCTCCAAATGGTTCTAACATACCTTCTAATTCAGATAGTGGTTTACCAGTACCATCTTTAACAGATTCAAAATTCTTTTTAATAGATAAATCTAATAATTGTGTCGTTACTTTTTTAGTACCTACAGACATATTGTCTCCTTATATCTATATCATCAGCGAACAATAAAAACACTACAGAACGCAATGTGTTCTGTAGTGTCTAAATAGATAGGTAAAAAATGACGACTAATACAAAAAGCATAATATAAAGTTGAGTTAAAGCGTGAGTTTTTGTTATTAGTCATTATAATTGGTATAATACAATAAAAACTAGACTACAGCTAAAGGATAACCCTTAGCTGTAGTCTAGATAGTCTTTCTTGCTAGATGACTAGATTACTGGTTTTAACGGACACGAACTGTTATTGTTATCTAGCAAGAAAGTACGGATATAAAATGAATGTTATCATAAAAATTAATACCATATCCTAATTCTGAATAATTTTGAACCATATATTCTTTATACAGAACGTAAGAGTATTTAGCTTAATAAATATACATCATTACATGGTGATTGCAATCGTATCTTCTAGGGTAAACTGATACAGATGCTTCAGGACCTGCATGTGGTGATTATTTTTAAAATATCGTATATGCATTGAGTTATTGATCATTTCGTTCAAAACTTTATTTTAAACACAGGAGGCTCCACATGGAGAAGACAGGTGCAGAAATCAAATTCGAAAATGCTAAATTCGAATTGATTAAACAAGACGATAGTCGTGGTATTAACAAATACCGCTATACAGATGGAGACATATTTAAAGCTGCTCTTAAAGATGCGGGTATTAAATATGACGAGTACAAAGTTGTAAAGAACTTTGAGAAGAGTTATGCAGAAGCAGCAACTACAGCAATAGCTGATTTTGCTAAAGCAACTCTTAAATCTAAGAAAGAGTTGAAGGGTGTTATCGTAGATACTCCATTTGGTAGAAACGGTAAAATCCAAGCTGCAATTACTAGAGAAGTAACTGGTAAAAATAGTCTTACAGGTAAAGACTATCGTGTTACTGGTCTAAGCATTAAGATTAAGGATAGTACAATTCCTAAATCACATGTAGCATCTCTAAAAGAAGATCTAACAGCAGCTCTTCTAGGCGCTAAGAAATAATCTTTTCTTAGCTAATCCAATTACCATTTAAGCGACAAAAAAGATAGAGAGTAACCATTACGGTTACTCTCTATCCTATATTTTTTATTTTTAAGCGTTAGGATGTGTATCCCACTCAAGATCAGAACCGTTACCTTGGTTACGGTCAGTACTATGTGCAGTATCATTATCCTTAATGCTAGGATCGAATCCAGCAACAGGAAGAGTCATATGCATATCAGGTTGCTCATATAGAGAAACGAGTTTAGGCATAATTGCTCTAGCAAGAGCGTGTACTGCATCAGTATGAATACCGATACCTGCGAAATCAATAGTGATCTCTTCTGTAGACTTAGCTGTTGTAATATCTCTAGAACCTTCGAATGCACCAGCAGACTTAGGGAAGATATTAAATACTAGCCAAGCTTTCTCAACAGTTGTATTGTTGTTAGATGGCTCTATGAACAATACTGTAGCTGTATAGAAATCTGGTGTATACATTTTAATTTCTTCACCAGTTCTTGGGTCTACTAGTTGTGTTGGGTCCTCTAAAAACTTAACAGCTTTAGCTACTTTAGTATGTGGGTCCATGATACCATACTCTATCCAGAAAGAGAAGAATTTGTTAAATGGCCTACCCATTCTCTCTTTGAATGTATAGCTAAGAGAAGTTTGCTCTAGTGTAACGTTTGTTGGTACTTCAAATTGAGCACCAGCACCGCCAACACTTGTACTATCTGTATCAACATTGATAGCACCCTTTAAGCCAGTGATAGATTGTGCTTCTGTTTCAAACACAGCTTTGCACATACCTAACCATCTCTCTCTGTTTGGTAGCCAATCCATAAATTTAGGATGTGTTAACAATACAGGAAGAACGTTCTCTCTTACATATGGAGTAGCAGAAATCCACTCGCCATAATACTTATTAGCTTTCTCATCGTAGAAACCATAGCGAGGGGTAACACCCATCATACCGCCATAGTTAAGATCCAGTGCTGGAGAGACTCCAGCATTCACTTCGGTGCTGTCATAAACAGCTTCTGTAATTCGTGCGCTCATGAGTTATCTCCTTATTTACTTTCTTCGCCTGCTCTATATACTTCTGTAGTATAGATACAAACTGTTTTCATATTATTAGCGTATAGCTTAAAGATCAACTGATAGCTATAGCCACGTGCTTTATCTGCTTCTGTTATTCTACATTCTGGAGTAACGTTAATGATACGTGCGTATTTACCAGCAAGAAGTTGAGTAGCATAGTTTTCTACTTCAGCTTTAAACTCAGACTCAGTAAGGCTGATTACGCCAGTGAAGTTTTTCCATACATCGAAACCAACTTTAGTAACATCGCATAGTGCAAGTATAGTAAAGTAGTTATTAAGTACAGATGTATCATTAGCAAATACTGTTTGTAATGCAGGGAAGAAATAGTTCTCTCTGTCATATCTTTGTGGATAAATAACATTAGCATTCCAAAGTACTGGTCTAATAGTTGTTGGTATAAACTCAGGAACAATATTTTTCATTGTTCTAATAACAGCGTTTTCACCATGGTCGAATAGATACTCACGTTTCCATTTACCATTACCAGCGCCAGCAAATCTTGCTGTTTTAACCATTAGATCATATGTTAATGGATAAACATTACCAGTTTCTTCAACACTTAGTTCACCACTACCAAGTAGGATAATACCTCTAGCTACTGAAGTACCATAATAAGTAGATTCAGGATTTAGCTTCAATCTTGCTTCTAGTGCAGTAGCAACTGCTCTTGCTTTAGAAGTAGGAAGAGGTTTTGTACCTACAGTATGTGTACCTAAGCAAACCATTGTATCTTTTCTAAGTGATATAATGTTAATTAATTCTTTCTTAACATCTAAGCTAAAGCCACTATCCCAAATACAACTTTCGATAGCATAAGCTAATTCTTGTAGTTCACTATCAGGATCAGCATATTTTGCTAACTCTACTTTAATAGCCTCTTCGAAGTGTTCATCATCTGTTGTACCATCTGATCCACCTTGTAGATAGATTGGTTTATTAACAGACATGTTAACCTCTTTAAGGTTATCACGTAGTTTAGGTCTCTCTTCTGATAGTCTTACAGTTTGAAGTTTAATATTCTTACTTGTTTTGCAAGTGAATGGGTTAATCAAACCGAATTGATCATCTAGATCTTCTTTAGCTAGTCCTGTAAAGTCGTACCAATCGATATTCTTAGCATAAAGATTATCAGCTGGGTATAAAGAAGGTTCAAAACTGATTACCTCTTTCTCAGACTCTAGGAATTTCTTAAGAACTAGTTCTAGGTTATTATCATAAAGATATGGATCTACGAATGCAAATGGTTTATAAGGTTTAATAGGATCTTTCTCATTGTAGAACTCTGATTTGAATACGTTTAGTAAGTCTCTTCTTTGCTCTAGAGATGGATCTATTACAGGTGTTGAAGCTAGTAGAACCTCAACCTCATTCTCGCCATATAGAGATCTAAATACGTTACCAGAAACTTTCTCATTTGGTCTAGTATAAATACTAAAGCCATATGGATATTTCTTAGTAGCTGTAGCAAGAACCTTATTGAACTCATTAAGGAAAGGTGAATTGATAGCAAAGCCATAGTTATCGTATGCTTTACCATAATCCTTAGCTCTCCATTCCATAATTGGATACATAGTAGATGTAACCTCTTTAGTAATAGAGACTTTCTTAATTTGTGTTTTCTTCTCTACAATCTCTTCTAGTTTATCTTCCATAATCTCAACTTGTTTAGAGATTTGAATATTGCTAGTAATTGTAGCAGTAAGCTTATCAATCTTATCTTTATAATTAGAAGCGTCAAGTTCTGCAAATGTTTCTGGTTTAGCAACTATTTTCATAGCGTTCCATGGATATTGATCAAATTTACTTTGGTCAAATGCAACATTTGGAGTTTGTAATGCTGCCATAGCATCCATAGCTTTAATCTTAGCAATTACATCAGGATCGTTAAGCTCACCACCTTCAACAGTTGTTGGTGTATAAACACCGCCTGCTTCTGTCCAAGTAGCAATTTGATCTATAAAGATATCACCATATGTTTCATGTGTTTCATCAGTAGCATTAGCTTTATCTTCTAGATCTTGAATAGAAACTATTTTATCCCATTTGATAGTTATTTCGTCAAACTCAATATCGCTATTATTATCTGCTTCTGCAGTTTCTAATTTAGTTCTAATCTTTGGCTTATATTCAACAACTGTTAACTCTTCTCTTGTAGGATTTGGGTTCTCTTCATATACTGTATCAAAAGTACCTGTGCCTACTTTAACAACTCTATATTTTCCTGTTGGTACATCAACTTCTTCAGTCTCGCCATTTGGATCGTCTATAACAGTTGTAACTTCTTGCATCATAACACCTGGTTTAGATGTTAGTAGACCAGCTTGTGTTGGCTCTTCTGCAGAATTATAATCTGTTACAAATTTAACATAATAACCTTTAACTGTTGGCTTAGCATCATCAACAACTGCAACACCACTAACGTCTTTTACAATGTCACCAGTTGATGTTCTCTTATAGTTAGGAATCTCAGCTTCAAGAAGGTCTATATATAGACTTAGGTTTGATCTTGGACCGATATCAGAAGGCAATAGTCTTTGAGCCATAACTTGCTGACCAGCTCCTGTACAACCGATAAAGAACTTAGTAGTGTGTTTAAAGAACTTACTATGTTCGTCAAAGGTTTCAGAACCATATAGATTTAAAGCAGCTGCACCACTGATAATCTGATCCTTCATTGTGCCTTGGGCAGCAAAGAAGTAAAATTTAGGTAAGTGACTTGGACGCTCTGATGGATCTACTGGTATTGGTTTAGCAGACTTATCATTAGCACCTAATGGAGTAAACCTAGGTGTAGCGCCGATTGTAAATAATCCAGCCATTTTACTCTCCTTATCTTAATATTTTATTTTATTAGAAATACTTATACGTAATATAAGTGTCCTGATTACCAGGCCCATTGTTTTTACGTTTAGTAAGAACTACTTCGTTATTCAAAAGTAATATAGAACCATTAGGGAATTCACCTAGAGGTAAAGCTTCTCCAACAAGTTTATATTTATTTTCTCTATAACTTAGAACTACTAAACTAGGATCGGTATCAGTAGCATTCTGTTTAGTCTTATAAATTAAATTATCGCCATTTGGAAGGAATCTACTAGCTGACTCAGTGCGTACGAAACTGAGCGGATCTATAGAAACTGATTTCTCAAATTGCATTTTCATAATCTCGTATTTATAAGTTGTTGATTCATCACCATGCTGCACTAAAAGCCTTTGGTTAGGAAGCCTTAGGAACCACTTAAAGTTTTCGGTACTCTTCTTAGGAGACACTAGTTCTTCAAGTACTTCGCACCTACTAGTTGTTATATCTAACTTATATAGTTTAGTACCATATGGAGGTAGATATGCAAAGGTTGTTTCAGTTAGCTGTGCTAATGAACCAGTTCGAGCGGCAGTGTTTTTGTCACCCTCAGGGTGTTCTATCATGGAGAGCAGATCATATGTATCTGTATGTACATTATGTCGGTATACTAGGAACACTGGCTCTTTATCAGTACCTACCATATCTCTCCAACCATCAATAACTAAAAGGTTATTTTCGGTGTATTTGACAAACGTATAGCTGTTGTTGATACTTAAAAGACTGATACCTTTAAGCACTTCTCCAGTATTGACTAATTTGTCGTTTTCAAATTTAAATTTAAACAGTTGACTACTGTTATTAACAGGCATAGGAATATATCCATCTGGTGTTTCCATTGTATAAGCAGCTTCAGCATAGTCTGCTTCAGTTGTTTTACCTATAAGTTTAAACTTATGGGAATATTTATACGCTGGATCTTCTAGTTCTTTTATAGTAGCACTAGAAGTATATAGATTAACTATATTATGTCCTACACCATTCTTAGTGTCTAGAGCTGTGATGATAACCTGCACCATGCTGTTGTGTCTAAATAAATACCAAGGCAAGCTAAATGTTAGAGATTCTTGCTCTTCAACGTTAGTAACGCTGTATAAAATAGTTTTAGTATCCGGTTTTACTACTTCTATTTTAGAGATATTCATGTTAGCGTTTTTATTTAACCTACGTAACGTTAAATCGTAATTAACGCCAGAAGGTATGTCTTCTGTCCTAGAAACAATTTCATAGTTATATTTTTGTAGATCAACTACAGCAGTTGCAACTTCTGATTCTATACCAACTGTTGACGCATGAATAACATGTATCTTCAGTTTAGTTTTAGAAGTCATAACTGGCGTTTTAGTAATGACTATTTTAGTTTTATTTTCTCTATCTTCTAGAGAAGTAAAAACTACTTGGTCATTACCATCCGCAATGATCCAATGGGTATATTCATGTCCTGACATATTAGCTCTAAAATCAGAAGTACTGATAGTGAACTCTTTAGTATCAGGATCTGTTAATTGTTCTTCATTAACAGTTACCCAAGGTTTCTCTACAATATTGTCTCTATTAAAGATAAGCGCTTCAGATCTGGTTTTATCAAATCTTACTATCTTCGATGGCGTATCATGGTCTAGGTTGGACTCTGTGAAATGACGTCTAGCTTTGATATAATAGTTTCTGTCTGGTATTAACATAGGCTCATAAACGAACTTGTAAATATCCGCAGGAGCATCAATACGTTCAGTATGTACTACATCGGTAAACTTTTCGTCTTTAGCTAATATATAAGTAGTACCTGTTTGAGTAGCAGTACCACCATTAGCTACGAATTTCTCAAGAGTAAAAACGATCATGCTATCACATCTCCTTTCTTTAATATTAAAATCACTAGGAAAATCCTAGGATTCATAAATCCTTTCATACTAGGATATAGGGCAATAATAAAAACTAGATAGTAGGGAAGTATTAACTTCCCTACTATCTATATTATTAAACACTTAACACGATTATCTTTTGTATTACTAGATTAGCGCAAAAGGCAAAACACTAATCTAGTAATCGCTAAAAAAGAGAAATAGCAACACACATATGATTTATATATATGGATAGCCAATTTTATCAGGAGGAACCATATGTGTGTCATATATTATAAGTTTTCCATAGCTTCTGACTCAGTTACTATTTTAACTCCAAGTTGTTTAGCTTTATTCAATTTGCTTGCTCCAGGATCATCACCAACTATTAAAAACTTAGTATCTTTAGTTACAGAGTTCTTAACTTCTATACCTAACTTATTAAGTTTTTCTATCATTGCATCTCTAGAAATACTTAGAGTTCCAGTAATACAACAAACTATATTTCCAACTTCTATTTTCTTAATACTAGGTTGGATAATTTTCATTAGCTCTATGATCATCTCTTTATTCTTATTAATATAACGAGTAAATCCTTCTATAGCTCGTATATCTAATTTACTATTTGCTAAAAGATTACTAGGAGTATTATACCAACTGTTTCCATAACTAGCTAATATCTTACTACCTGTTTCACCAACACCATCTATATTAAGAGCATAGATTAGTTTATGTAATTCTATACCCTTACTAGCTTCTATAGCGTTAACAAGATTATTAGCTTTTAATGTACTAAAACCATCTAGAGTTTGAAGGTCTTCTACTGTTAATTTATATAGATCTTTATACTCTTTTATTAGTCCATTATTATAGAGTTGTTCCACTACCTTATCTCCCAGCCCATTGATGTTTAAAGCTTTCTTACTACCGAAGTGAATCAACTTACCAATATTCTTACTAGGGCAATCTTCGTTAATACAAACTCTATAAGCACCATCTATAAATAACTCTGAGTTACAAGATGGACATTTAGTAATCTCTTTAATAGGTTGTTCTTTACCAGTTCTTCTACCTTTAAAGACATTAGATAGTTTAGGTATAACATCCCCAGATTTGATCATACTTATAGTATCTCCTATTTTTAATTCCATAGCTTTAATATAGTTCATATTGTGTAAAGTAACATTACTTACAATAGAACCAGAAATCTCTATAGGTCTAAGGATACCAACTGGAGTAACTACACCTGATTTACCAACTTGCCATTTTACATCAAGAAGTTCGGTAATAACTTCAACAGCTTTAAACTTAAAAGCTACTATACCTTTTGGATATTTTTCTGTATATCCTAACTCCGAGTAAGCAATGGTACTATTAACTTTAATAACAGCTCCATCAAGTTGATATTTAAGATCATCTCTATGTTCTTCTAAATAAGAACATCTACTCGGTACTTCAGATACGTTAACTAATTGACCATAACTATCATGACTAAACCCATTCTCTTTTAACCAGACCAGTTGGTCATCATAGCTTTTAAAATTAAGAGTATTATAGCCTATTCCCCATGGAACAAAAGTTAACCATCTATCGTCTATGTTTTCATTTTTTACTCTTATAGATCCAGAAGCTAAGTTTCTAGGATTACTAAAAGTTGGTAGATCTTGTTCTATCCTCTTAAGGTTAAGTTCTTCAAATTTGCTCTTAGGGATAACAACCTCGCCACGTATTTCTATTTTAGATTTATTACTAATATACATAGGAATATCTCTTATAGATTTTACATTATAAGTAACATCTTCTCCTTGATAACCATCACCTCTAGTAACAGCTGAAACTAGTTTACCATTTTCATAGGTAATATTAAGGCTGCATCCATCATACTTAGGCATAACATAGTAAGAGGTAATATTTGCTCTTCTTTCTAACCAGCCTTTAACTTCATCTAGAGAGAATAGATCTTCCATACTATACATCTTCTCTAAATGAACTATTTTATTATTACCACTAGTACTACCAACTACTTTAGTTATGCTATCCTGACTAGCCATATGATCAGTTTCATACTCTTTGATTTTCTTAACAAGATTATCGTATTCTAAATCAGTTACTATAGGACTGCCATCGTAATAAGCTTTGCTATATTCTTTAAGTTGTTCATTAAGTTGTTCATATTCAATTTGATTCATAAGGTATCCTTATATTCAATATCATGGTATCCTTTATATTTAAAATTAATATACATATATTACTAATATTTAATTATACATTATTTAAATAGAATAGATTTATATTTATAAGGAGTAAATATGGAAATTAGCAAAACGGTGCTTAATGAAGATTTTATAAGGGCTATGGATATTTATAATAAAGGGTATGATAGCGAAACGTTTAAGATTCTAAATGATAGTGCTATTTCAACCTATGGGTATAATAATGATAGTAACATTGGTAAAAAGGGAACGAAACTTGTTAATGTTATTCCTAGTTCTGTAGATAATGATGTAGTATTTACTATAGAGGTTTTTGAATTAGTAGTAAAGGATCATAAAGCTAAAACAGGAAATAAGGTTAAGAGCTTTGAGATTGTAATACCTGCTGAAGATAATATAGATGTTTTATTAAATATTAAAACATTAGAACACTATATAATAACACCAGATACTTTCTACTACTTAAATCTTTTAAGTAATTTAGATAAAGCATCTAAAGAGCCACGTAGAATCAATAGTCTAGATGATATTGAGAGAATAGGCATGCCTATCGATAGCGATGGCAATGACCCAATAAAATTTTATATTCCAACTAACAACATTTAAACATAAGGAGTACAGCATGTTAAATCCAGATTTTCTTAAAGCAGTTGATGTTTTTAATCAAGGGTATAAACCAGAGACATTTAAAGTCGTTAGTAACAAACCACAAGAGATTTTTTTACTTCCTAATATAGATAAAGAAGCCAAGTCTCAATATTCTTTTGTTATCGTAGAAAGAGCAGATAATCTTAACGATGTTACACTAACAGCAGAGTTTGGAAAAGTAAAATTTGAGGGCGATATAGCTAATGTAAATGGCAGTGTAACTAGATCTGATATTGAAATTAAGAAAGAGTTAAAAGTCATTAAGAGAATAGATTTAAAAATCGTTCTTATAGATATAGTTAATCTTAAGTTCTATAGTTTAACAAAGAAAGCATATCAATACCTTCTTTTCCTTAAAGAACTAAAAGATAGAAATGATAGAGAAGGGAATCAACTTCTTCCAAAGTTTCAAGAAGCTTGGGCTAAACAGCTTAAGACCGAATAATGAGTGATCGAATTTATAAAAGGAGGATACGCAATGTTTGCAATGTTGCCTAAACTATTTATTAGTAATTATAAAACGTGGTTACCAGCTGCTATTATAATTATATTGGTAATATATCATTTTACATATGTTCATATTCTTAAATCTGATATTAAAGACGCTGAAGGTTTAGCCGAGTATAGACGTACTTTAATAAAAGATTATGAATACAATAAGACTCTAGCTGAAATAGAAATAGCTACTCTAAACTCTAATAACAATAACCTTAAGAGTGCTATACAAAATACTAATGAAGCCATTGATAAGCTTAAACTCAATGAGAAACAACTAGTTGATGAAGTTGAAAAATGGAAGAATAAAACACCTGAAGTAGTTGTTAAATATGTTAGGGATGTTATAAAGTCAAAGTCTGACTCTAATGTAACATGTGAAGAGTATAAAAACGCTAATGAATCAATAGCAAGGATAAAATATGAAGATCTCTAAACCGAATAAACAAAAGAAAAATACGATATTTACACCAGAAATGTTTATCAGCGTTATTAGATATTTATCATTAGTTTTTATAACAGTGATATGTACACAAATTCTATATGACTTTTTTAGAATGCCACATTATGATGCAGGCATAATACTAGTTAACATATTCGCTGTTTCTATTATGGTATTAATAGAGATTGCAATTTGGATAGGCGCACCACTGTTTATAATAGGAGGGCAATATGAAGCTTATTGATAAAAAACTTCGTAATGAAGAGTATATCACCTTTAAACCTAAAAACTATAATAAGACTATCGAATATGGTTATCCTGCTGATGATGATAAAGTTAAAGAAGACGATTTTATATTACCAGATCCTCCTATGACATTTGGAAGATTTTGTAGTAATGTATGGTACTATTTTAAAATTGGTATATGCATATTTATCATTGCCGCTATTCTATATTTACTTAATGGATGTTCTAAAGCTCCTGAACCTATAATTAAACCTATTGTCAAAGTAGAGACTCAAGAGGTTAAGGTTCCAGTTATGCCTAAGATTCCAGAGCTGCATTGTAAATTTGATGGTAAAGGATTAGAGCCTACCCGGAATCTATTAGCGTGTCTAATATTCCATAAGAGAGTTCTTGAAGCTCTTAGATCTGGTAAGTTAGATTTAAATGCTACCTCTTTAACAGATGGAATAAATAACTATCTTAAAGAGAAATATCCTAATGATGCAGCCGCTAAAATAGGCGAGCTCGTAGACGATAAAAAATAATTACCGTGAAATAATATAAGGATGCTAGTATTGTTATTGATTTGTACGAGAGAAATTAATAATAATAGAAATGAACATGTATAATAATTCATTCCTTATTATTTCTACATACAGAGAACAGGGATAGAGGCCAGGGGGAAATGAACCTGGTTCTCTATTTTTTATTATTTAGATTTTTATACATGATAATAAAATAATCGTTGTGGGTGTTACGTAGTAGTTACATTATAGTCTCTATCTATATTTTGTAACAACCGTACCAGAGATATATAGGGCACTTTGGAAAGTAACAATGGTGGGTCTATGATAAATAGACGGGCGTCTATAAAAGCACTGCACTATTAGCAGATGGCTAAACGATGTCGGGTAATGATTATTTTTAATCATACGTTATATATGGTTCAAGTACCCAGGGAACGGACCATAGAATGCTGGGTTCAAGTACTCGGGGAACGAACGTAGCAATAACGATACGCACAGGTCTAAGGTTTTGGCCTTAGACCTGTGTTATTTTTTTTTTCTTTACGAAATACCTAATCTCTACTGAATAACACAAGCGAGGTGTAAAATGGATTTTAAAAAAGTTAAGGATATGGCAGATTTGGCTATACGGGCGATTGGGATCTTGAGTAAAAATAACGGGTCTAGTAACTATAATACAGCTATGCCTTTTTATACAAAGGAAGAGATCGAGGCTATATATGCTACTAAAGATCCAGAGATTATTAAGTCATATTTTAAAGAGAGACTTAGACATATGGAAAACTTTAATAACCAAGTTCAATACGAGCAAGAGTCAAAATGGAAAAAAGATTCTGATGCTTATAAAGCAGAACTTATAAAAGAAGGTATCAGAATTGGTACTATGGCGGTTATAGGGTTAGCTGTGGTTTTTGGTGTTAAATATATAGAACACTATTTTGAAAGAAATTAAGAGGGTATAAAAATGAAAAGTAATAAATCAGAATTTGATTATGTAGTAGATGGAGTCTACTGGGGTATAGGTAAACTATGTAAAGCAGTTAAATCAGGCATAACATCTTTAGCAGAGATGGTACCAACAAAAGAGAACAAGAGAAAGATCTTAGCTAAAGAACTTAATCAAGTTAAAGAACTACAAGACCAACATAGAAGAAGTTTAGTTAATGCAGCTGAAGTAATGTATAAAGATAGCGATGATGTAATTGAAACTTCTATAGAAGAGGCTTGTGATACATGTTTTTATAATAAAAATGTATTATTAGATTTGGTTAAATCTTTAAAAGATAATGGATACGAGGGTAAAGTGTTTAATAAAGATATTCAGAGCATTATTACATTTAATGGTTTACCTGTTATAAAGTATAGAGACTTATATATTTTTAAAGATGAATGTGAAAAATTGCTTAAGCAAATAGAAAAGCGAAAAGCTGATACTAAAGCTTATGACGAAGTAGCTATAGAAGTTAGTTGTATAAATGGTATGCTTACTATGGAACCAAAATATCTTCCTTATAAACCATTCCTTAATGTTATAGGAAAAATCGAAAACTTTTTAGCTACTAATCCTGATATCGATGCCGAGAAGTATCAATATATGGTCGATGCTTTAGCGTTCTCTAATCAAGTTATTGAGTACCATAAAGGTCAAATAGAATATGATGCTTTCCAGGAAGCTCGAATGGACTATGAACAGAACTTAAGAGACATTGAATCTAGTTATCAAACTAAGTTGAACAAAGCAATGAAAGAGAATGCAACTCTTAAAGCTAAGATAAAAGAAAACGATGAGCTTCATGATGAAATTGAGGAACTTAATGATCGTATTTCAGAACTAGAGGATGAAAATAGTTCTATAGCAGAACAAAGAGATATGTTTGGTATGTTTGGTATTAAACAATATAGCGATAATCAAGCGCTAAAAGATGCTTTAAATAAATAACTATTGAGACTATAGAGAAGAGATAATACTCTTCTCTATAGTCAGCTTTTTTCTATAAATGAATTTAAGATAAGGAGCACACACATATGGCAGTTAAAGACATTACAGACAACTTTTTTCTAAATACAGCAATAGGTTCTTCGCTTATCGAAGATAGGAAGATTAAACTATTGCATAACATAGAACTAGATGATTCAGTTTATAAATATAATAACGATCGTTTAGTTATGGATATTCCAGCACATGTTGTAGATCATTTCTACTCTTTTTATGTTACCTGTTCTTATGCGTATAAAAATGGTATTAAGAAAGACTATGGTTATCTTAGCCTTAAGTATAATTCTAGTACTAATTCTTATAGAGGGGCAATAACAGATTTCGAATTTAGCAAGTGCAAGGATACCTTAAAAGAGATAACATTTTCTTTTATGGGAGAAGACAAGTTAAAAGAGGATATGCAACCTAGTAACACATATTTTAAAATGCTAAGTTACAGTCTTTAATAAACTAATAAGGAGTGTATATGATACTTAAGAAGTTAGTGCTTCATAAGTTCAAACGCTTTTTTCTATCTGGGGTAGAACATTTTGTATACACTCCGGATAGTAATATAACCATAATAGCTTGGGCTAATGGTATGGGTAAATCTAGTTTACTTTCACAACTTAACCCATTACCAGCTGATCTAAAGAAAGACTATAGAGAAGATGGATATAAACTAATTGAGTATCAAGTTGAGGATATTGAATATGTTATTTCATCTGGTTATGTAGCTAAAGGGAAGCACAGCTTCCTTAAAAATGGAAATGAACTTAATCCTGGTGGAACTAGTGCAGTTCAAAAACAGCTTGTAGAAGAACATTTTAAATTAACTCCTTCTATGTTTAATATATTATTAGGCGTTGATAATTTAACTACGATGTCACCAAGTATTAGAAAACACTGGTTTACCATGTTATCACCGGTTGATTATACTTTTTCTATTAAAGTATGGAATAATCTTAAGATACGTGCTAGGGATATTTTAGGATCTATTAAGATTTTACAAGAAGATCTTATAAAGAAAACAGCTTCTATAATAGATAAAGAAGAGATTAAACTATTAAGATCTCAAGTAGAAGTTCTTGATAAATCAATATTAGATATGTCACAAGCATTAGTAACTACTCAAGATCCTGGAGATAAATATAAAGACACAGAAATACTAGATAATATGTTTTCTAGATATTCTAAATATCAATCTGTTGTTTATGAAACTTCTAAATTAGAAGATATAGATTCTGAATCTGCTAAAACTAAGTTAGGTAAGTTAGAGTCAGATTTAGAAACTATTTCTAAAGAGATTGATAAAAAGTCCAAGGCTATTAAGACTTTAGAAGTTCTTAATTCTAAAGATACATTAGCAGAGTTAAAAGAAGTTATATCTACTAATAAAAAGAATATTGAGCAGTTAGAGAATAATCTACCTAAAAACCTGATTGAAGGTAGCTCAGAATTAATGTCTACTAAATTAATATCTGTTACTGAAGCAGCTAGGAATCTTTTAGACATTATTTTAAACCCAGAGTTTAAAGAAATTGGTTCTAGGAAAGAGCTATTAGAAAATCAAACTAAGTTTGAAGATTTGAAAACCGGATTTAATAATCTTAAAGGAACTTATGTAGGTTTAACTAATTCTATTAAAGAGTTAGAGTCTAATAGTAAGGATATTGATGTTAATTGTCCTAACTGTAATCATAAGTTTCATTATAGTCCTATAGACCAAGTTAATATGTTAAAGAGAAAATTAGAGCCTATAGAAAAAGAGTTAAAAGAACGATATATGGTTCTAAAAGATTTAACAACTATTAACCAGAAGATTACTACAAAAATTGAGTATCTTGATAAACTTATGGCTATATTATCAGAGCCATTATTAAAACCTGTTTTAGAGGATGTGACTACGATCTCCCCAGAAGGTATACTAACGTATCTTAATAAAGCAAGAGTAACTGTAGATTTGTTTATAGAATTGGAAAAGAAGAAAGTCGATCTTAAATCTTTAGAGGATAAACTTAAGATACAAGAAGAGGCTGCTAAAATAGCTCAAGAACTTGGTATTAATTCTATAGCATCATTAGAGAAAGAAATAGAAGATCTTCTTAGTAATAAATCTAAAGTACTTAAATCTATAGAGAATATTAAGCTTTATATTACAACAGATGAAACAGTTAAATCTATTATTAAAGAGATAGAAGAGTTTCAAAATTTTAAAGCTAAAGAGTATAGATACTTAATAGAGACTAAGCGTAATGAATTACTCTTAAAACAAATTGGGGATCTTAAACTTCAACTTTCTACTATACAGAAGAAGATAGCAGACTCAGATACTAATAATAGTATTATAGAGTCTTTACAAAAAACTATTAACGAGAATAAGTCTAAATTAGATGTTCTAACTAAGATGTTAGACGTTTTATCCCCAGATGGTGGTTTAATAGCTAAATCTATTAATAGTTTTCTTAATACTTATCTATCTGAAATGAATAGTATTATTAATTCTGTATGGAGTTATAACATGGAGATACTACCATGCGAAGTAGATGAAGGTAATGATCTTAACTATAAGTTTAAGGTTAAAGTAAATCATGACGAAACTATAGAAGATATTTCTAAACTATCTTCTTCTATGCAAGAGATAGTTAACTTAGCGTTTAAGATCATATTTATTAAGTATTTAGGTCTACAAGGATTTCCACTTATCCTAGATGAGTTTGGAAGAACTATGGACCCTGAACATAGAGTTAATGCTTATGATGTTATTGATAGGGTATTAGCACATAACTTTAACCAAATTATATTAGTCTGTCATTTTGAATCTATGTATAGTAGATTTGCTAATGCAGATTTTCTAGAGCTTAAAGAGTATCCAGATACTCTGACTAACAAATAAGGAGGCTGCTATGTTAGAAAAAGCAGTGGAAGAAGTAAAGATTATACAAGATGATACAGCGTCTACAATAGTTATCGACGATGAGGAATTTCAAAAAGTTGTTAAAGATGAAGGTATACCTAATGGAGTTATATCAACAGATGATTTAACAGACGACGAGATTATGGAACTATTAGAAGATCCTGTAGATAACCCAGAAGCTATTAAAGCTATTAATAATATGGTTAACAATATTGAAGAAGATAAAATTGAAGAAGATAAAGAAGTATCAGAGTAAGAGCATATGCTCTTACTCTGATACTATTTAATCTACTAAATGTTCTGTTCTAAACATGAGATAGAAGAACTCGCGTTCTATATGTTTAGGCGTATTAACTGGTAAAAGATTTTCATAGTTTAATAATTGTCTTATGTAACGTTTAACTTTAGAAGTTAAATCTGTATTAGCTATAATACCATTATGGCCACCTAGTTCTAATAGTGTTATAAAAGATCCCATTCTACTTAATAGAGGTAACCATAATACCTGTCTTGGGTAAAAACTATCTCCTAGTTGTAAAAAGCTAATGGCTGTACCATTAGTTATCATAGGTACATTTTCTAATATTTTATCATATGTATTTTTAGTACCTTGGTATCTCTCTACATATTCTAAATAACCTTTAGCTAATCTTCTACTATAATCGGTTATACTAAATGGTAATCTATTTCTAAATACTGGCTCATATGTTTTATCAGTAACTAATTTACTAAATATATTCCAGCATGTATAATCTAAATAGCTACCTAATATAGATGGTAATAAGAAACATCCTAAATATATTTCTGTACTATAATCTAGATTATTAAATTTTCTATATTCAGTCCAGTATTTATAATGGAAAAGTAGTTGAAATACATCTATCTCGAATATAAAACGTATATCTTTATTATACATCATATCAGGTACATCTATGTCGAAAACTCTATTATCGGTATAGATAACTTTTAATGGTCTAAAGTATTTCCATTCAGTACTGACAGTTGTTAAGTCTAATAGATTCTTCTTAACGTAATATGCTTCTGTACTACCTTTATACATATTGTTAAAATGGAAAACACCAGTATTATACTTACTAGAGAATTGTAATTCTCTAGTTATGCTCTCTGCATATCTATCTACCATTTTAAAATACTCTAGATCGCTAAAACCTTCTGGTGATATAAACTGTTTTAAAAATCTATTTAGAATATGTTCACCTTTAACTACCCAGATCTGTTCTTCTCTAAACTTCAATACTTTATCTACTACACCCCTATAATATTCCCTAATAAATTTTAAATCTTGATTAACTGTTATACCTTGGAATATAGGCGGTAACTTTTTAGTAAATAGTTCTAACATAGTAACTCCCTATCTTGCTATTGAAATCAGCGAACAACAGACTATTAAATTTTTTCTATAAATTTTCTTATATATGATATCTTTTTATATATCTACTTACTTAGGAATTACCCTAAGTAAGTAGATGATGAAAAAGGAGTCATAGTTGGTGTTGATAATATGTAGTCCTATTAATTTTCGATTATATATTATTTATATAGAGCATGAATCTAAAGATAGATTATCTTTTATAATTAAGCATAATATTATCTTATTTATATTGGCGGATATAAGTAAAAATATTATCTTATTATAGAGTTAATAGTATTCTAAGATTGATGTTTCTAACACAAGTTTTTAATTAAAAATTTAACACACAAGGAGAGCAAATGGTTCGCACTGATAATAAATTCAATGTAGAAAACATTGCAACAGAAAATGCAGGAGCTGCACCAAAAGCAGCATATACAAATGGTATTCTAGGTGGTTTGGGTCTTACTAACCTAGCACAACAAGGCGGCATCGCAACTAACCTTGCGGAGCTAAAAGAGAAAGCAGAAGCAGCTCTTAAAGCTATAGGTAGAAGCGAAGTTAAAGTATTCGTTCTTGATAGAGATGTAGAGACTGAACTTGCATATAGCTCAATCGTTTATTATACTGTAGATAAAGCTGAAAAGAAATATAGATATACCATCAACCTTCTAGCTGGTACTGGTAGAAAGTCTTTGACAGCTAAAGAGACATTACGTACAGCTGAACTTGCAAAAACAGATAAAGGCTTTGGAGCAGAAGAGTTGTATACTTATGCTGATGCAATTGACTCTGTATTGCATTCAGTAGCTCGTGATAGAATAGGAAGAGAATCTAAAGAAGATCTTAACGGTTTTCTAGCTATTGCCCTAGATGGTATTATCTTCCCATATCATGTAGATCCACTTAAAATTATCGAGCAAGTGTCACTAACAGCAGCTAATGCTATTGCAACTGATATTAACACAGAGAATCAAAAAGGTCTATCTATTCCAGCACTTAAATCTTTTATTGGTAATAGTAGCTTTAAATATTCTATCGAAACTCATAAAGAGGGTTATATTAAAGATAGATATGATAATCCTGTTAAAGCAGATTTTACAGCAACTATTGAGCTTAAAGATAATAATAAGAATAACCAAATCAGAACAGTTAACAGAGTTTCTCTAGATAAGAAACTAGTTCAAACTTCAGGTTACATCACAGGCTATCCAATATATCGTGGTCCTAGAATGGATGCTCGTGGTCAACAACTACCTGAATGGGAAATAGCCCCACAGATCGTTATTACTAATATCAGATCTTATATAGCAGATGGTGCTTCAGCTACATTAGGTATTATTGCAGGTGCTCTAGTTGGTGCTCAGAAACAATATATCAAAGTTGTTATGGACACTATGACAGAGGATAGAAACCCAGGTCTTTATAACTTGTTAACTCGTGAAGTTAATACAGGAACTAAAGCTCCTAAGTTCGAGCCAATCAATGTTCTTGATCCAGCTTATCAACCAGTTGAAAAAGCTATAGCTATCGATAGACTATTCTCTTATAGTTCTCCTATCATTACTCTTGATGTTACTGCATATAACGAAGCAGCTAACGTTCTTACCCCATTAGTATGGGCACAAGAGTATGCAGAGGCACGTAAAGAGATTGCAGACGCAGCTAATATTCTAACTGGCGGTGCATTTGGTAATATGGAGAAGATTGTATTCTCTAAGACAACTATCCCAGCTGGTACATATGCTTCTAAGAAAGAAGAGAGAGATATTAGAGATCTTGAGTTCGAGAAATTTATCTCTATAACTAAACTAGAAGATACAGTTGCCGCGAATATATTCTTCGGTTCTATAACTCCTAATAACCCAAATGCGTTTAACGAGAAGATAGAACTTCTAGCTAACTATATTCCAGATGCTTCTGTAGATGGTAAAACATCTCGCATCATGCTAGATCCTGATTTCATTAAGCACCTTATTGCTACAGTACAACAATCTGGTCTTATTACTCAAATCGATAATAGCTTCGCTATGCCAACAACTGGCTTCAATACAGCTCAGCTTGGCGCTATGGCTAACTATAGTCTTGACCAAGGCTTTGGTTCAAGTCTACTTTACAACGTTAACCCAACAGTTGGAACTAACGGCGTAATGAACTATAATAGCTATAATATGTATTATGGACAATAAGTTCAAGTGTAAAAAATAACCATGAGAGGTAGGTGTTATACCTACCTCTCTATTTTATAACATAAATTTTTACATAAGGAGAACTTAACATGGCTATAAAACAAAAATTGATTTCATTAGACGAGTATTACCACTCTATCCCAAATGATAAATTTATCCTTAATAACTACTCCATTTTCGACTATAATCATGCTAGAGAATTTTATCGTGCTATGGTCACTGAGTATGAGGGTGATAGCATTAACATTTTACCTAAATGTAAATGCGGTCATCTACATGGTGAATTTTATCAAGGTGTCTATTGTCCAAAATGTGGAACTATGGCAAATGTAATGCAATATGATCCTGTAGTTTGGGCTAAATCATTCTCTAAAGAGCTACCATTCCTTAACCCTACATTCTACTATATGCTTAACAATTTACTTCAAAGGGATATACCTTATCTTACTGGCGTGACTAATACACCTAGAACTAAGAATAATATTTGTATATCTATAGCAAGAAACGTTTTGCATAATGATAGAAGTTATCTTAACTTCATTAGGAATATTAGGAACATACTAACGTTTGTATCTGGTATAACACAGTATAAGCATGATGGTAAAGCTAAGAGAGTATTCCAGCTGTTAGAGATGTGGGATACTAAACAAAACATATTGATGTCAGAATATCTACCGATGATCAATAACGTACTATTTGCAGTTACTAAAACAAGTAAAGGTAAATTTGTAGATACGGGATTTGCAGAGGTATTCGACATAGCATCGATGTGGATGAGAGTAGCGAATGATAATACAGCTGATATAGTAGATTATGATAAAGCTACTGCTAAAGCTGTATGTACATTAGGAGAGATGCCGGAGTTCTATATTAAGGGATATTTGGCTAAGAAAACTGGTGTGCTTAGAAAGCACGTGTATTCTGCGAGGTCATCTTTTACTAGTAGATCGGTAATTGTATCAAGACCAGGGAAACATAAGTATAACGAAGTAGAAGTACCTTGGAGCGCTTTAATTTCAGTATTCAGACCACACGTCTTAAATAAACTTATGGCAACTGGTAAATATAGTTATAGAGAAGCTAGTAAGAAGATTTATACCGCAGCTAAAAAGTTCGACCAAGAGATCGCAGACATTGGAGATGAACTCTTACGAGATGCAAAAGATGGTGAATTTAAGATGATTTTACATCGGAACCCATCGTTGTTGGCTGGGTCAGCACAATGGTTAACCATTAAAAGTTTTAAGAAAGACATTAAGGATAACTGTTTATCTTTCTCGCAGCTCATATGTAAGGCCCCCAACGGTTTGGCTCAGTGTTTTTAATAAATATCAAAGTTAATGAAAAATAATACTGGGTAAAATATGTAAAAAATTGTATTTATAAACCCGCATACTCCAGTGGCTAATATAATTAAACAATACAATTCATTAACATATTTAACAAGCCCGTTAACTAAGCAATTAGTTAATTAGAATCCCTTTAATTGCTGGAAACTCCTTAGAGCTATAGGTACCTAAATGGTGACAATCCTATAGATTGGACAATCAGCAGCGAAGACCTTACTATGTAAGGTAACGTTCACAGACTAGTAAGACCGTAGTTGGTCATACGGCATACATCCTAAGTAGGGTGGAAATGGGGGATATCTTAATAGAGTTAAGATAAAGATATAGCCGGGTCTTATGCGAAAGTATAAGCAGCCTTGACGGACGTATCCTGATGGGCGTATATAGAGTAACGACCTATATAGAACACAAACGGACTATGATGGAGACGAATTAAACGCGATTTATATGTTAGATAATCGCATGCGCGAACTTTACAAAAACTTCGCGCCACATTTCAATATCCCGGGTAAATCCCCATATGAAATATGTGGTAACTTAACATTATTAGGCCCAGCTAATAATATTATGCTGGAATATCTTAAAGCTCAACATGATCACCCTGAAAAGGATACGATCCTACGTGAGCTTATAAACTAATATAGATAGAGTAAGAGACTTAGTTCTCTTACTCTATCTTCTTTTATTATAGAAAGGATTTAAAGTATGTTAATACGAACAACTGTTAACCCTATAACCCTTCTAAAGAAGGGACCATTAGATGTTAATCCTAAATATGATCTCGATACTCTTACGGATCTTGAGCAAGCCATATCTGCTAAAGTAAATAACACCAGCTGGTCTTATATTTATTTACCAGCGGCACTCTATAAGTCTACTATTGATCTTACGGAGTTTCTTGTTATTTACCATATGTTTTACTTAAGTCTTAAACCTTATAGTCAAATTAAAGAAGCGGCTGAACTTAATAAACTAAGGTTATACTATTTTCTAGAAGTTAGTAATTCAGCTTTTGTTATTGACTTAGATTATATAAAAGATGGTCCTGTCTATAGAGCTAATAAGATAACTGTATATGACGAGATGAGTGCAGAAGATGACTATCGATATACTTTTGATCTAAATCTAGATACAGAAAATAAGTTTCATATAGCATCTATCCAAATAGACTTTGAGACTAGAGAGCTTAAACAAAATATAGTACTAAACGATACTTTAAAGGAGAAATAACATGTTAGTTACAACAACTGTAGATGTTAAACATCTTATAGATAGAGGAGTCTTAGTAGTTAATCCTACATTTATTCCTAAAACTAAAGAAGAGTTAATTAACCATCTTAACGACCGAGCTGATGTCTCCGATTGGAAACATATCTATATTCCTTATAATATTGTAGATAATATGTTTAACCTTACGGATTTTACATCTTTTACGTCTTTTAACCTAACAGAGGATCTTGGTTGTGCTAATTTAGATACACTAAGATTGTATTTCCTTAGCGAGGTTACCGACAGTATGTTTATTATAGATTTGTATTACACTTCACATCTAGATGGTGACCTTACGGTCTATGATTTAAATAAAGTCATTGTATATGACGAGCGTAAAGATACCGGGTTAATACATACGTTTAAAATAAATAAATGTATTCAACAGCATATCTATAATCTTAAGTTTAACCCAGAGATAAACGATATGCGTATAGAAACTATATTTACATCTGAAGAAAACAATAGAAGGATAGGATAATGTTACGACCTACACAAGAAGAACTAGAAGTTCTTGAAAAAGAGTATAAAGAAGAGAACAGATGGTTACCAGATGATGACGCTCTAGGTTATTTATTAAGGTGCAAGATTAACGAGCATACTTATAATATTCTTAAAGATAAATTACCAGAGGCGGTAATAGGGATTCTTAAAGATGATAATATATATAAGTATAACGAGATACATTCCATAGGATGTTTATCACATGTTTTTGCTAGCTATGTACAGATTACAGAAGATCGTATTAAAGAGCTTGAAAATAAAATAACTAAGCTTGAAAATATGATTTCACTTAGGTAAATAATTATAAAAGGAGACCTAATATGTTTTTAACATCAACAGTCGAGATTCAATATTACATAGAAAGAAATAATCTCGAAGTTAATCCTAATACGGAGTATAGTACAAGAAAAGACTTTATCGAAAAGGTTAATAGCCGAGATGTAAATGGCGATTGGACTTATATTCATTTCCCAGATGATGGTAACCAACCAATTGTAGATCTAAGCGGATTCATAAGTTTTTGGTCAGCTGATATATCTAAACTATTACCGCATTCTGTAACACCTAATACTACTGAATTAAAACGCTTAAGATTATATTGTTATAGTGCCTATACTGACAGTATGTTTGTTATAGATTTAAACTATGTAATGTCAGATACTGATTACTATCGACTAGATAATGTAATAGTCTACGATGAGTGCCATAAAGAGGAATATTTTAAATATACATTTAAAATAGGTAACGGTGTATATTCAGATAGTATCAACCCAGGCTATATATCATCTGTTAAATTTAACGCAGATAGATTTGAATTAAAAATTGAATTAGCATATGAAGGTGAATAAGGAGTTAAAATGTACATACTAACAGTTAAAAGTATAGAGGAGCTTATAACAACTAAAGCAGTTGTTATAGATCCAGAGTTTAAACCAAAGTCGCATGCTGAGTTATATCAACATCTATTAGAGCATAATAAAGATAGTCTTACTGATAGTATCGTTATACCATGGCAAATCAATAGAGGCTATATCGATCTAACAGAGTTTTTACATATATCTACATTTGCAGCTGAAAGAATACATAGTGTAAATGATAATAAACCATTTACTACATTACGAGCCTATATTGTTTCTGATTATGCAGAGGCTACGTTTATGATAGATTTGGTATATAGCCATACTGTTATAGATAATGAATATTATTGCTATAAATTAGAGAGTGTAATAGTCTATGATGAAAGAAGTGATACTTTCTATAAAGAAGAGTATACTATTAAAGGTTCAACTACGGGATACGCTACGCTTATGCTAGATACTATCAATATGGTAATGGAAGTAACTATGCAAATTGAAAGTAATAGAATAAACAATGCAATAGGGGATCCTAATATCGGAGGTATGCAATGTTAGTAACATCAGCAGTAGATATTGAATATCTTATAGAGAAAGGGGCTATTGAAATAAACCCTACTCACGTTTTTCAAAGCCCAGAAGATTTACGTAATGTTGTCGAGACTAAACAGTTTCAAGACCATAGTTACACATATTTACCAGATACAGTATTTAATAAGTGCCTTAACTTAATGGAGTATATGGAGATATTTGGACATGATACTACTAAACTATTAAAGTATAGTAAAAGTGGTAAAAAAGATTTAGAAACAATAAGAATCTATTGTGAATCTGAATTTTTAGAATACATAAGTGTAGTAGATCTTAAGTATAAATATTTCGATAATGTTTATAAGCTCGTTGAAATAAGGTTGTGGGATGAAATACCTACAACCGAAACTTTTACCTATGATTTTAAAGTAGCTGCTGTTAATAGTCAGGTCCTTGATACAGTTGAATTAAAACTTGATCTTTTTGAAAGAAAACTTATACAGAATACAGCCGTTAAGGGTATGATAAAACTGTATAACTAATCTTTAAGAAGAGAGCATTTAAAAGAAAAGGAGTAAATATGCTAGACTTTTACGTTAACCATCCTATTTTACTATTTGTATTTGTATCTATATTCGCTTTTTTATGGCGATTTGTAAAGGAATAACATGGAAATACATAACGTTAAACTTGATCTCGATAGTGAAAGTGCCGATGGTCTCTCAAAACTATACCGTGATGCCCAAGAGTTTTTATATAGGACCTATATAGGTAAAAGGCTTATTATAACTTATGACGAGCTAAAAGAAACCTTTCCTTTTAATAGCTTATTAGCTAGTAATGACAAGAAAGAAATTCGTAACGAATTGAGAACTAACTTTAAGAGATCATGGCTATATGGTTTAAACGTGTTAAAACCATTTCGTACTTATGATAGCAATAGCCACGTAGATAAGTATAGAAGTCTATACGAACAGATACTTTACTATAGCGAACATAAAGACGATACAGATCTAAAAACATATTCTGTACATGCAGTATCTAAATTGTTAAGAGAGTATATAGAAGAAATGTTTAGTATAGATATGGAAGCTATTAATACTTGTTTTAATAGCGAAATAAAAATACATAATAAGATACCTATAGAAACATTACAGTATATTCTAGAAAATGCTATTGAACAGATAAGAGATCAATTGGGTGTTAAACAACCTAACCATAAACAGGCTATGATTTTAACCGTTGAAAACAGTAGAGTTCTAATAAATACATTAGGTATTATAATACGTAATAAACAGGAGAATGAAAATGGAAAATAAAAAAGAAGTCATATACGATATTAAAGGGTTTGACGATCCTATAAACGGATATGTAGAAGATTTTTCTAAAGAGGCAGAAAGGGCTAATAAGTCAGAGGGGCACCGCATAGACTTCGTTTCTCGAACCAGCTCAATTAGTAGGGGCAAAGATGAGTCTAGTAATCCAGAAGGCAGGTATAGACATTTGCTAAAAGAAGGCGCTATGGGAACAGCGTCTCGTTGTTTAGAGTTCATCCCAGTATATCTAGAGTTTGAAGTCTTTGGTAATAGAGTAGTTGTGCATCTTAAAGATAACCAACAGACTAATATGCCATTAGAAAAGTTTATGAACACCATAGTTAAATATGGTTTCATAGAGCCTATGGATAGAGGGGTATTTCTTTGTAAGACTAACTTAAGAGCTGTTCTTAAAGCTGGTATTCCATATGATCAAGTTCCTTACAATGATGTTTGTAAAGGTTTCAGAGTCTTTAAAATGCAAATACCTATGTTTGTATTTAACCATGTTGTAACACACACTATGTTAAGTAAAGAGTCTAGATCTGATAGAGTTGTTAAGCTAGATAAAGGTAATTATTGGGTTCCTGAGAATCTAGTAGAGCGTATCTATAATACAGACATTGAAGAACGTAGACCTATACTACTTTCAAACAGTGTTAAACAAGCTTACTATAAGCTAAAAGATACTCTAGATGCAACTAGGCACTATAATAGTTTCATACTTGCAATGCTAGACATACCTACTAATGATCTAATGGGTCTGTTAAATGCTTTAGGATATCCAAGAGAAATTTACCAAAGAGCTGTTCTAGAGATGAGATATAAAGAGACTATCTTAGCAGCTTGGGAACATGAAAATACATGGCTTAATTTCCTTAGAGAAAGAGGCGGTAGTGATGATTGGAAAAACTGGGTACAAAAAGAAACTCAACAGGTAGCGTTAACACTTGCTAAGTTCTTCAAATAGACTTAAATTAGAAACACCATTGTTAGCTAGGTATAATTATATATTATTTATATAATAAAGTTGGAAAGGAACAAAAGGTATGAATATAATTAATATTTCAAGAGGTGATTTAAGTACTTTATATCACTCGCCAAGTTTTACTGTTCCTGGTATGGGTAATACACAAACTGATGCTAGTTATGCAGGGGTGTTTAATAATTATATGCAAGAGTTAAACGCGTATTATCAGTCAGATCAGTATTTACAATTAGCACAAGAGCTTACTAACCTTCGCCCTACCGAAAATTTAGACGTCACTATTTATCTTATTAATAGTGACGATATGTCTGTTGGTAAATTGATGCAGCAGTATATTATGGCATCTCCATATGTAGCACGAGCATATGACGAAGGATTAATCGCTGGATATACTAACGGGTTTGCAAAAGACTATCTAATGCCATATGAAGATCGTATAAGATACGGAGAGGTAATGGATGGTATATTAGAAGAAGGCGATGATGATATGATGTATAGTACAGAATATATTTCAGATACTGAAGATAACCATAACTTAGATTTAGAAGATCAAAGCACGGTTATGCGTTCTTGGGACTATATTAGAAATAAAATCATATCTGGAGTTGATCCTACAAGCTAATGCGCTTTAACTATCTAAATGCATATAGGTATATGGAATACCTATATGCTATATTTTATATTACTAGGAGAATTAAGTAAATGGAAATAATATCTATTAAAACATTAGAAGAGCTTCAGAACTTTTTAGCTACTAAACATAATCTATCTATAAAAACATCTGTAGAGGATATTTATAAAATAGGTCTAATAGACCAAGAATACACAGTCTATAGTTTTCAAGACAGTGCGCAACTACGTGTTTCTTATAATATTAAACCTTCAGACTTAAAAGCTAATGCTAGAAAAGTTTTTAACTTTACATGTGGATTAAAGAATATCTCTATAGAGGAAACAACTTATAGAGGCGATTATGAATTAGTCTCGACTATTATAAGGCATGATTATATTCCATTTGATCTCTTAGTACTATTTAAGGGTAGTAGTGTTATCTTATATATTTCATTAGCAACTGATCCTGAACTTCTTACAGTAATAAAAGGCTATGCTAATACTATGATAACACATTACAACGTATAGCAAGGTATGTGATTATGGATAACAAAAAATCGGCGATTTCTGTTTCTATTAATTTAGAAGGTTTGGATCCTTCTGTTAAAAAACAGATAAAAGCGTTATTAGAGGAAAGGGATAAATTTAAGAATAAATATCTTAAATGGAAAACAAGGTATTACGAACTTGATAGATGGCATAAGCAGCTTCAAGAGATGTATAAAGAGAATATGAAAGAGCTTCAAAAACATGTGGGGTATTAACAATGAACAAGAGGGTAATTACTAACATAGTAGGAGTAATATTTATACTACTATGGTTAACACTATCTGGAACTGTTGGTTACAATTTATTCGTAGAGTTTAATAATGTATTAAATCATGATCCTAAGTTACTTATAGTAGCTACGCATTTGATAATCTTAATGGTAGGAACTATAGGATTAATAGTAGCATTCTTGTTGCTAATAGAACTTATCGTTAAAGCATGTAGATGGTTATAAAATATAGTACAGAAGAGACCAACTCTTCTGTACTATATCAATTTTTATTTTAAGTAGCTAATGCCAAAGTGAATAATTTTTGGTTATATATTATACATATAGAAGAGCATTTATAGTTCTTCTATATCCTAGAGAATAAAACAATAAAAACACTAGTAACAGAGTACTTGGGGTGCTCTGTTACTAGTCATATGTTTTATCCTCGGAAAGGAGGTATAAGATGGGCGACTATGATTTAGGGCTGGTTAAAGGACCTTTAACAGAACGTTTCGATTTTCTTTTAGAAGATTGTTATAATCTTTCTAAGGTTACAACCTACCCCAAACAAGCTGGCGTTATTCAATTTCTTCGTAATATCGAAGATGATCTGAATAAGCTTAAGCACCATGGTGATAAAGAACTAATGGACCGCTATAAGGTATCATTAGTTCCGCATCTTGAAAAAGTGCATTATTCTTTTCTGCATTTCCGCTAAAAGGATAACACTTATCCCGGTAGTAATACCGGGCTCCCCTTTTTTACGATAACTATATTGTTATCATATATTGGGATGTGTAATGTAAGTTATTTCTGGTGCCTTAGAGGCTAACTTAAGATTCTGTTTTAGAATTTTTATCTAGATTGGGTCTTTAAATTGGTGACTTAGTCTACCGTATTACCATACTTAAACTAAGGAGAAACAAATGCTAAAAACTTTTTTAGGAACATTGATTCTTGTATCTACAGTATTTGGGTCAATGACCTATAGACAAGAATTAGAAAATCTAAGCCCAGCTCAGTATGCAGTATTACTACATAGCTTAGAGTCTGGTAAAAGCGATGATCTAGGATTAACCCTAGCAGCTATCGCTTGGAAAGAAAGTTCTTTTGGTAAGAACAAGATAAATACGAATGATGGTAGACATGGTTCGTATGGGTCACATCAGGTCTTATTAACATCTGCTGCTGGCTACTTGAAAGCTAACAACTTAGTTAACGTTAGCTTAGATAATAACGTTGCCCAAAAGCGTATACTAATTAATGCTCTTGTAAACAATGAGAGAATCAGTATTCGCTTTGCTTTAGAAGAATTAAAGTACTGGGCCAAACGTCATAATGGCGATTACCGTAAGATGGTAGCATCTTACAATGCTGGTAACTTAGGTATTAAATCGCCAGCTGGTAAAAAGTATGCTGCTGATGTAGCATACCGAGTTAGGGTTCTAAAAGAATTCCTAGCTTCTAACTAATAAAATGTAAGTATGGTAAATGACCTCTCTAGAGCTGTTAATACGGCTCTAGAGAGGTCTTACTTTATTTATTCTTTTTCAATTACTGACTATTTACATTACTAAGGAGCATATAATGGGTACTAAGCAAAGTACAAAGAGAACAAAGCATAGAGCTAAAAAAAGTTATGATCAAAATAAAGAAGTAATAACTTGGGACGTATTAACATCGCTAGCCCAAGGTATTATGGGTACATTAGGTAACTATGAAAGATTAGTGTCTGAGATGGCTAAAACTTATCCAGATAGACTTAATGATTTTAAATGTAAAGAGACTTATGCTGGGTTCTATAAACTACTAGAAGAGCATTTAACACAATTACTTAACCTTATTAAACTTCACTCTCAAGTTGATGAAAATGGAGATATTAAGAAAGATGCAAATGGTGTCTTCTTATATAAGAAAGGTATTTGTAAAACACAAGAGGAGATGTCAGCTGTTACTACATTAATCATGGAGTATATGAACGAGCAGACATTAGTAACTGAATTAGGTTCTAAAGTATTACCAGAGCTAGCTGTTCAATTTCAAGTCTCTAAAGAGATCATGAAGGTAGTAACTGATCTATCAGACTCGGTAACAGCAGCTGAAAATGATGCTATATTAGAACTAGCTAAAGATATGAAGGAGGAACTCCATGGCGAAGAATAAAAAACAAGCTGATACAGAAAATCAGGTAGATGATCTACCTAAGATAGACGATCTACCTACATCCGAAGAACCAGAGGGAACAGAGACTGAAGAAACAGTAAAAGAAGAAACTACGGTATCTAAACCAGAGGCATTAGATGTATTTAAGAAAACACCAAAGACATTAACTGCAACTGAAGCTATTACAGTACCAGAAGGTGAAAAACCTAGAATATTTTTCCCTGGTGTAACTAGCAAAGATTTAACAAATATGTATGTAGCTTATGGTAATATTGAAAATGCGGCTGAATCTAATTTTTCAGAGGATAATTTAAATACATTTAGTATATATAATTATGGTCTACGTTATCATTCAGCTCCGAAACTAAATGGCTTTGTAGATAGAGCCAATAGTTCTGGGTTTACTAATAAGATAGAAGATGAGAATAAGAATATTAATCTTAGAACATTATCGGCAGACGATATTAAAGGTAATAATATTTCGCAATCTCTTTTATTAGCGCAAATAGTTTCTAAACTAGGAGCTGGTGAAAAGACTAATATTCCTCTATGGCATTCAGGATTTAGAGTTGTTATAACTCCTCCTTCTATAGAAAGAATTATTATGCTACATAACAAAATAGCTAAAGATAAAATGGAAGCCGGTAAAGATACATTAGGATTATCATTTAGTAATGATAGTTGTATATTACACCAACACTTCTTAGATATGTTTGTTAGCTTAATAGATGGAACTACATTAGATATTGATTTGGATAATGTAGACATAAGACAGTATATCTCTGTTCTAGATTTAAATATTATCTATCTAGCAGTTCAGACAGCTATTTCAGCATCTGGTATTGATATGTATACTAACTGTGCCAATACTAGTAGATTAACAGAAGATGGTAAACCACTATGTACTTTCAGTATCCATGCTAAAGTTGATCCAGCAAGGTTATTGTGGGTTGATACTAAACGACTAATGAAACCTATGGTAAAACAAATGGGTATTATGTCTAATAATAGAGTTACTGTTGAACAAGTTAAATGGTATCAAGAAGAAGTTCTTAAATACGCTAAGGATAAATTCTATACTATAACAACTGAAGGTGATGAAGAAATCAAAGTTTATTATAAGATACCAAATGTTTTAGAGTTTATTACAGAAGGCTTAGGTTGGGTACTTAATATAACTAACCTAGTTAAAGATTCTTTAACTGGTGATAGTACTGAAACAGAAAAAGAAGATATTATCAATAGTGTTAAATACCTATTAAGATTAGGAACATATAATGCTTATGTAGATTATATTATATTCCGTGGTAATAAACTTACTGATCGTGAATTAATAACTAAGGCATTAACTACCTATGGTAAATCACAAGAGCAGATCGAAAACTTCCTAGAGTTTACTTTAAAATATATAGAAGAGGCTACATTAGCTATTGTTGGTTTTCCAGCTTATGAGTGTCCGAAATGTAAAGAAGCTGGTAGAGAAGCTTTACAAAAAGCGCATCAGACTGAAAGACTAAAAGAGTTGATACCTTTACAAGCTGACACACTTTTTTTCGATTTAGCCGCACAGCAGCTAGCCTAGCAAGCGGCAGAGTTGAGGACCCGGATGTTCGCCCTTGGGGATTTTATCTATTTGAAAATCTATGGAGGGCTGAATCTCCGTATTTTAAGCTAGCTCGGGATATACAGCGATCTAAAAAGAAACTAAATGCATTAGAAGCCCAAATACTTATAACAACTGCTTTTGATTCTACCTATTGTAGAGATAAATACGATGATAAACTTTTACCTATACTAGGTGATATTCTTTATAAAGAAGAATTGACAAGTAATGGTAGTGATCTGACTATTGAATATCTAAGAGTCTATAATGAATCAGGTGTATTAAAATATACTGGTATAACATTTGATAAATATCTTAAGCTAAATCCAGCTGTAGCAGATATAATAACAAGACGTTGTAAATACTTCGCCAGGGAAGAATCTAATGCTATGTTAGAAGCTAATAAAGAAATTTCTAATTTGAAAGAGAATAAACGATGAAAAAACCTAGAAGCAAAATAAAAGCAGTATATACTGATTTAGATAGTCTTTTTGATACTAGAGCTGTATTGATTTTAGGTTTAACTGGTAATGGACGTTACGATATCAATTTTAAACCTAGTAGATATAAACTTAGATTAAGAGATAATTTTGGAACTTTATCTAGTAAAATATTCCATTGGTATTATAGTAGAAGAACTAAAAACCTTTTACCTAAAGCACCCGAAACATCTGTTAACTTAGTTATTTTAGAATATTTTAACGATATTATAGCTCTTGCAAAAAATGATATAGAGACGACAGTCTATCTTAATACATGTCCATATGATTTTACATCTGAAGAACAAGAGATAATATTAGCATCTGTTAATAAACTTTTACCTAAAGTTAATATTATAACTATTAATAGAAAGATAACAGATATTGATAAGAAATGGATGTTAGATAGAATCGGATTAGTTATAAGTTACGATGCTTTAAAATGGCTAAGAAGTGCTACAGAACATGTTTCTGAAAATGAAATGGGAGATCTTATAAACCTTAAAGTCTATGCACCATGTCTATTTGAAGGCTCTATGGATTCTAAAAATGTAAATCAAGAAGCTATTAAAATGATGGCACAATGTTATAAAGCAATTTGCGATTTTGAGTTTTTAGATACTTCAGTTTTTAGCGTACGATAACCGTAGAGGAGAAGGAAATCTTTCCTTCTCCTCTACTATATTTATTTTTATTTCAAAACTTCAGTGACCTCAGGGGTAGTAACCCCTTACATATGATATAAGGAGCCGTAACATGGATACTACACTATCCGATTTGTCTTATGAAATGAATATGGAATTTATGGAGTTTATAGAGAATATCTATAAAGAGAATACTGTTAAAATAGTAGATATATTTCAAGCCTTTGCTGGGCTTAATGAACACTATATTAACCATGATAAATTCTATATTGATAAACTAGAACAAAGATGCCTAGATATTATTTCGACTTCTTTAAATAATGATGATGCAAAGACCGGTATAGAAATTTACATTAAACGTTCTATAGATCACTATCTATCTTTATATGGAATAACTATAAATAGTTCTGAATTAGATATATTCGAATATTCTGATTTTTTAAATGCTTTACTATATCTATATAACGTAGATATACCAACAGCAGAAGAGATGTTATTTACTATAGAAAATGATAATGACAATATAGAGAGGTTTGTAAACTTAGTATCACAGTTTACTACTGTTGGCGAATCTTATGTTTATGACTATGTTAGTGAAATTTCAGATGACTGGTTCGACCATCTATATGTTTTCTATAAAGCTAAAATACATAGAGGGTTAGAAGATGTAAATAATCAAGATGTTTTAAAGGTACAACCACTAATAGAGGTTACTTCTAACTTTATGACAACTTATGCGGTTAAAGATGTTTTATACTTTGGCTATGAACCATTCTATTTTGATTCTTACTTAGATAAACTTTATGCTAATATAGATAGGTATCTAAATGACTATGATAGTATTGCTTTAGAAATAGTAGCTGCTAACTTTTTAAGTACCGATAGACCAATAACAGGTGAAGAAACATTGTTAGAAACTATTAACTTTAAAAGTTTAAAAGGGATAGAATATCACCAAGCTATGAACTATGTAGTACCAAGAGTCTTAGACTATTTAACCTTAATAAAAGGATAAAAAATGATTAATATTAACGAATATTTTCGTTATGCTATTAAACAAGAGCTATTGACAACTTTAAAGTTTTTTTATACAACTATGACCATACCATTACAAAACAGTAATGATTATTATAAGATAGAGAATAAAAAATATTTTGTTAAAATAGATAACAAATTTGAAGAAGTTATGGGTAAGACAACTGATGAACCATTACTATCTATTAAAGATCCTATAACTTTATTTAATGCTGATTTACCTAATATTGCTACTTCGGTCGAAACTACAGTAGGTAAAGCAATTATAAACTATGTATGTTTAGTTTATAACTTCGGTGGTAAGATACCATATGTTAATGATAGCTTAATCGATACTAAAACTTTAGAAAAATTAATATGCGAAGCACTAAAAAAAGATGTTATATCTGTACAAGAGTATATAGGCTTTGTAGATAGTACATCATTACTACAAGCATTGAGCAGAATAACAACTATATCTGCCACTGTTAAAACTATGACACCACCTCCAGGTATTGTAGCATATAAGAAACAGCTTATGGCAGAGTATGATAAAAAATATGGTAAGAACTGGGTAAAGAATATGGTTCTTGTTATAGAGTTCCAAGATGCTTTAAAAGCTAAAGATGCTGAGTATTTAAAAGATGATCCGACTAATGGTATTATCACATCTGGTAAAGTTAAAAACAATGCTAGGGTTAAACAGTTCTTAGCATTTGGTACAGATGCTGGTTTCTCGGAAGATAGCGCAGCGACTCCTTCTTTAGTATTTAATAGTCTACTAGAAGGTTATCCAAAAGATATTGAACAATTAACAACTATTTATAATAGTTCAAGAGCAGGTAGTTTCTCACGTGGTAATGAAACTAAAAATGGCGGTATGGCAGCTAAGAATCTTCTACGCGCTACATCAGCAGTTGTTATATCAAACGATGACTGTGGAAGTAAAATCTATAAAGAGTTACATGTTACTAAAGAGATGGCAGAAAAGCTTAAGGGTCGTTTTATTCAAAATGGTAATAAGATAGAAAAAATTGAAGATGGTAATAAATACTTAGGTAAAACTATATTTATAAGATCCCCACAATATTGTAAGAAAACAGATGGTACCGTATGTGCTGTTTGTGCTGGTGATAACCTTGCGACCTATCGTAAAGGAGCTACCATTTTAGCAACTGATATTTCATCAGCCCTTATGAAAAACAGCTTGAAAAAGATGCACACCTCTGTTAAAAAATTAGTTAAATCAGATCCAATAGCAATGCTACAGTAAAAGGAATTATGATGCTTTATTTTAGATATAAATTAGATACAAATTATTCGGATGTTGACATTAGTGGATTAGATAGTGTTACAATAATTGCATATAGGGACCTTTTATTAACAGTCGATAATAAAAAACCTTTAAATGCATTATTATCACAATTAAGGATTATTTTTGGATCACCAACTGGTAAACTAAAGGATGCTGTTAAATTTAAGTTACTAGATCCAGTTGATATATTTTATAGGATTCCATTTACAGATACTTATATTAATTTAGAATATAATCGAATAACATTAAAATCAACATCATATGCACCTATCCCTATCTTTACTATGCCTATTGCTTTAGATAAAGAGAAATTTGAAATTAAATTAGAGTTAAGACATGAACCAGAGGATACTTTTGATTTATTTATAGGAACGCATAAGCTAATAGATCTTTATAGGTTCGCTAGATATTTTATTCATATTCCAAAAATATTTGCAAATGAAGAGACCAAACCAAGAGTACAGGCCTGGTATAGTAAAATAAGGTTTGTTAATAGAAACAGAATTGAACATCCGATACTAGTTGGTGATAATGTACTATTTGCAGATTATACGTCTAATGATACTGGGCACCGAATAGAACTAGGTATTTCTCCAGAGTATCCAACTGTTCTTATTAAAAAATGTACACCTGCTGAACCTGGTGAGACAGGTAAACTTATTTTAAGTAAATATGCATGGTTGTATAAATATTTAGAATTTTCATATAGTTTGCAATCTGATTTTTGTTTAACAGGGTATATTGCATTTGATAATGAAATAACTAGATATGGAATGATACATTTACCAATATGTACATTTGGTAGAAACCTTGAAGGAAAAGATCCTATCTATATGATAGCATCTGCAGTAGTTGGTGGTAGAACAGAGAAGAAATGTTGCTTATCTGTTGATAAACTTGATAAAAATAAAATATTCTGGGTAGAAGCGGATAGTTTATATGGTCCGGATAGTTCTATTTTAGATTATCAAGACGAGTATATGAGTAAAATTCAAAGGAGTTAAATATATGGAAGATTTTGATTTAGACGAAGCATTAGCTTCGGGTGGTGAAGAGCCTAAAAAAGAGACTAAGAGTAATTATAACAATAATAACTCTAAAGGTCCTAGGCTCTACGAGGATAAAAATATAGTTGCTAAAGACCCATCAAAGCTTAAGTTTAAAACTAGCAACTATAAAACATTTACATATTATGATAATGGTAAGGTAACCGATGAGAAACTTAACCTACTTAAGAAAGTAGCAACAACGTTATTTAATCAGGGTTATACTTATAATTCATCCGATGATACAAGATCTAAAGGTGATGAAGCAATAAGAAGTTTACCTAATGCTAAAGTTAAACTATATAAACTTTGGGCTAAAGCTAAAGGTGCTGAACAAGCATTTCAAATAGCATCAGAAACCCCTAATAGAATAAGTTATGAAGTTGCTTGTGGTATTAAGAAAAACTTCTTAGAGCTATCTGATTTTATTAGATGTATATCAGCAAGAACAGTCCAAACTTTATTAGGTAAAGATTGTGACGAGCCAGTTAGTTTACTTCTAAGTTATACCGAAGATGGCGCAACTTCATTTAGTAAAGGATTTAAAATCCAAAATGCTGGTAACTTAGTATTTCCTATGCAGATAGCTAATAAATGTAATATTAGTATTTGTAATATAGGTTCTGATAAATTTGTAGATGATCTTAAAACCTTTTTAACATCAACAGGTGGTAATACTTCTGGCGTAGAGACTAGTAAACCAGAGGTAAAAGAAGAACCTCAACCTGAAGTTAAAGAAGATGTAAGTGAAACACAATCTGATAAAAATACTGATACTCTAAATGTCTCTGATGATTTAGAAGATATTTGGTAATAGATATATAGGGTAGTCGTATGACTGACCCTACAAATTATACGTATAATAAGGAGACTTAGTATGGCTAAAGAAAAACCAGCTAAAAAAGTAAATGCTACTGAAGTAGAAGTAGACGAGTCGACAGTTGATACTTCTATTCAAGAAGAACCAAAGTCTGCTCCTGAAGAAACAGCTCAACCTGAAGTTGAAACTCCAAAACCAGCTGCAAAAGATAAATATGCAGAGAGCAAAACCAAAGATAGTGAAAAATCATTTGATGTAGTTAAAGCTATCTTATCAGATAGTAACCTTACAGTTGATCGTAAGCTAGAGAAAATCTCAGAAGAGGCTCATGTTAGTTACAAATCTATCATCGAGACTTTTAAAGAGTTTGATACAGCTACACAAGGTGGGGTTTATATTAAGAACCCTAATCAATATGGCCAACAAATAAAAGGTCTATATGATGTATTTAGAAAAGTATTAGAGAATAAAGATACTTATGTCTCTATGCTACAAATTGAAATATTGATGCTACTATTTAGCAAATACCAAGATTCATCTCTAGCAGTAACATCTGTATTTGCTTATGGTGAAGCATTCGGTGGGTCAGAAGCTGAGTATCAAGATTTCGTATACATTATAACAACTCTTGGAATATTCAAAGAGTGCCTAGCTGCTAATAAAGTTACAACTATTCCAAAACTTGTAAACTTTAATAGAGAAGATTTCCTACACGGTAAGAAACTAGAAGAGTATTATCTTAACGTTCTTCTTTAATATAACATAGATAACTAGCTAACATATATGTTAGCTAGTTATCTTTTCTTTTTTATTATTTTCAATTTTATCTTTTTTAAATTTTGTCAAAGTGATTTTTTTACAGTTATATTTTATCTTGGCACATTTCTTGTTGTTACCTCTTTAAAATAGTATCTTATGAATAGAGGAATAAAAATACTACTCATCTTATTCTTTATGAATATTAGTTTTTTACAAGCAAGCGAATGTTACCATTACCATACACCTACAACCTATGAGATAATAAATGAAGGGGGAAAGGCTTATTGGGTAACCATCGTTCGAGATCCTAATGGCATCAGTCTGGTGAGCTATAGTAAGAAATTGCTCCCCAATGTAGGGGAAAAGGCACGCTTTGTAACCATGGATGACCAAATGCGTTATATGGTAATTGTTGATAAAGATTGGTATTACTTTATCAATAATTACGCTTTGGATGAAAAAGAGAAAATGCCTATAAGGGCTTTTTCGGCTAAGGGTGTAGCACATTTTGGACAGCGTACTTTTCGTATAGGAGGACAGTGGTATAGAGTATCATTTGATCCGTATGACAAGCAAAATAAGTTCAAAAAGGAGGTCGTAGAAGGACTGCCTAACGAGGTAACTGTGATTTCCAGTTTTAGGAACAAGTGGTTCTTAGTAAAAGGGGATACAGGGGTATTTCTCTATAAGGAGGAGTTACATAACAGTGTAGATAAGTACCTACAAAAGATAGAGGGCTTAGATCCCAAAACCGTACAATTCAAGGAGAGGAGAGATGTTAATTTTCTCTATGATGAAGACACTTTTTATACAACAGATGATGCCTTTAATCTAAAAGATCATTCTAAGAGTTTTCAAATGCTGAATATAGGGAATCACAAGTTTACAGAGGCTACTTTTGGCAGCTATGGACTATGGGAAGAGCTCTTGGATTTTCACGATGGAAGAATATGGTTTTATTGGTGGCAGGGGATAACTGCCATAAATGGTCAAAAAGTTTATTTCTACCCACATGAGAATTTTGTATATTTGCCACAACTGAATTTGGTAAGAAGGGGAGTTGATGAGTATTTTACCAATTATAAGAGAATAGCATGGAAGCAAAAAGCAGTAGATATGTCTGCAGTGAAGGATATACCCCACCTGAAATATATAGAAGATAAAGGGTATTATTATGATGGCATAGACTACTATCGCATGTACTATGATCCTGAGAGATTGACTGTTATTGCTATGGATCCACTAACTAAAGCAATAATGCAAAACAAAAATTATTGGGCGCCTTATTCCTATCAGCATTCATTGGTGCCTTTTGTGGTTTGGGATCATAAGATTATTCGTTACCAAAGGGACAACAGTGGCAACTATACTGTTATAGGGCAGCTTCCCGCTACCTCTGAAATAAAGGATTTAAAGCTGTGTTTTGCGACCAAGGACCAACTACTGATAGAGGACAAGATAATAGACAATAGTTGTGATTTTGAGACCATGAGCTTTGTCGGCTCTACCGTAGATGTCATTTCACCCTGTGATGGAGGACAAGGACAAATACCTATTGTGATAGAATATAACTATTTCTTCAAAGATAAAAACGCTGTTTATCAGTATCATACAGGAAAGGAAAAATTAGAAAAGTTGTCATATGACCCTAAATCCTTTACCGAAGAAAGTTTATTAAAGCTGCTGAATAAGAAAAAGTAGGATTGCTAAAAACAAGAGGCTTTCTAAACAAAATTTAGAAAACCTCTGGCTCTTTATTCAGGATATTTGCTGGTATCTTAGTAGGTATTAAAGATGGCTTTAATAATAATTTGTTTTTCTGTATCATCTACTTTATAAAATACAAGGTAGGGATATTTTTTCATAGGAACTCCTATAAGGTCTTCTATATTTATGTTGGTGAGGAAAGTGTTTTATAAAGTCCTTAATAGATAAATATTCCTTAAGAAAGTTCTTAGCAATTTTGGGAGGAGCAACACTTAAATAATAAGCGACTGCTTCTCTTAAATCATTTTTAGCTTCAGGTTCTACTTTTATTTTATAAGGAGATTCCATATTCAGAAGCTACTTCATTAATCATAACATCAAAATCATCACATTCCTCGAAAGGAGTATTATGAGCTTCTATTTTGTCAAGAAAAGCCATTAATCTTGGCGTCATTTCAATAGGCTGAGGTATGTCTTCTTCTTGAATGATAGGTACATTTAAAGACTTTATAAAACCTTTTATTGAATTTAGTTTATCTACATCAAAGGCAGCGGATAGAAATCACTACTTCTTGACTACATTCTACATTAGTCAGTTCAAAATGCATGATTGTAGGCTAATAGCTCGCGAAATGAACTTTCTATAGGGGAAGCAATGCCTTATTTGAGTTTGTCGTAGATGTCATCAGTGACAGGTTCCAACCATTCGTTCGATGAGCTATCCTCAACGTGAGTATTGTAAGTCAGGTGCTGCATCCAACTGTCTCTGGCGGCT